ATGAATAGGCGGTCCGTCCTCCAGCCACGCGAGGCCGCAGTCCTCTCCCGCCTCGCCGCCGACGGCTCCATGACGGCGATGGAGATTGGCCACGACTCCGGCCTTTACCCGAACGGCAGGCCGGCCACCTGGGCCGAGCTCGGCCGCCTCCTCGTCCAGCCGCTGCTACGCGCCGGCGCCGTCACCAAGGCCGGCCGCAAACCCCTTCGCTTCGAAATCACGGAACGCGGCCGGATCGCGATCGCGCTCTTCAAGGCCATCGCCAACAGAAAGGCATCGACATGACGACCTCACATGAAGGGAGACTAGCTTGACCCGCTCAGGTGTTCTTCTGGCTGGGCTGATCCTCGCCCATTCCTGGTACCCGCCCGAGTGCTGCAGCGACGGCGACTGCCGGGCGGTTCCCTGCGAGCAGATCTCCACAGATCCGCGCGCGCCTGGCCAGATCGTCTATGGCGACCATGCCGCCGGCAAGGAGGAGATCCGCCAGAGTCCCGACGGCCAGTGCCATGTGTGCGCGCGGCCGTCGTCCTGGAAAATGTTCTGTGTGTGGATGCCGAAGGATCTAACGTCATGACCAATACGACTGCCCCTACCCACCGACCCGTGTCCGACGAGCGCGCGTTCGAGCTCGCACGCCGCCTCAAGGATCATCTCACGGCCGAAGAGGCCGCCATCGCGATCATGGAGTACGCGACGGACGCCATCGAGCAGGAACGCGCCCATCGCAGGGCCGCATGGGCTGACGATGACGACAGGCCGCTGCCGACCTATGGCCAGATCCCGTGGAAACAACTCGGCCGCGACGTCGTGGACGCGATGTACGCCAAGCGCAGAGACTATGAATTTGACGAGACCTATTACCCTGGCCACCAGATGGTGCCCCAGATCAACTTCAATTCCCTCGCCCGCATCGTCGACAAATATCGCTACTACGGACAACCGCCCGCTTCGCGGCTGGAAGGAGGCCGCTACGAGTTCCCATACTCAAGGACGTTCCAGGCGATCGCCGCAGCGACGTCGTTGTATGCCGGTGGCATCGGCATCAACGTGTCGGTGGAGAAGTTTCAGGCGGCATTCAACAATCATCCCGGAGGAAAGCCCCTTCCGCACGAACAGGGCTCAGAGCCAAGCTGCCCGTTCTGCGGCCGCGATCCATTCCACCGTGTGGACAACGGCGTTGCCATGGAAGCCGTCGCTGTGACCTGCTGCGAGCTTGGCGACGCCTATTTCCGCGGCGCGCGCCCTCCGCTCGAGGAAGTCACCCTGGGTTGGGAAGAGTTCGTTCAGATCGGCCAGCGGCTATCCTCGCGACCGGAGACGCAGGGCGGCGACGTCGAGGTCGACGTTGACCGCCTTCGCAAAGCCATGACCGAGGCCTGCGACCTGCTGGCTGAGCGGACCCCCGGTAGCCCGGCCCGATCGCCGGGACACAACGCGCGTCTGCTTCTGGAGCGGGCGCTGAAGACCATCCCCGCGCCGGCCGCAGAACAGACGCCTGCGGCGCGTTGGCGCGAGGACGGCGAGCCCGATCCGCACGGCGACCGATACGACTGCGAGCGAGCACAGCTGGCCGGCGGCGACATGACCGATGACGAGGTGGCCAACGCGGTCTTCCTCAATTCAAGCATTCACAATCTGACAGTCGCTAAGGACCGGATCCGCTGGCTGTCCCGCCGGCTCGAGTCCGCGGGCAGGAACGCTCCTATCATGGCTGCGCTGGCGAGGCGGCTTTGCCAGCTCTTCGACAGCGGCGGAGAGAGCCAGCGAACCGCCCGAGCGCGCCACGCGTCAGTTCTGTTCCGCATGCTCGATCAAGACGAGCCGCGCTATCGGGACGAACAGCGCAAATGCGACGCGGACCCGGTTGGCTATCTCGAGGCAGCCGAGCGCAGGGACCGTTGATGAACTTCGCGCCGGTCAGCACCCTCGCCGATCTTGAGACGCTCGAGCACGAGCAGATCCGCGAGGGCTATAGATCGGCCGAGCGCGGAGATCCCGAACCGGGACCGAACCGCGGCCGCGCCTTTTGGCATGGATGGAGAAACGCGATGATAGATCTGGGGGAGTTGCCCGGCGACGATGCGTCCAGGTCTTTGGCCCGCGAATATGCGGCCGCTCAGCGGCAGCGGGCGACGGAGGGGAAATGAACTTGATCGAAAAAGCCCGCGAATTCGCGCGGGAGAAACACGCACCACAAAAACGGAACTACACCGGCGAACCGTATTTCGTTCACCTCGAGGAAGTCGCCGGCATCGTGGAGCGCGCTGGACTGTCCGAGACGGCGATCGCCGCGGCATGGTTGCACGATGTCGTCGAGGACACCGATGTCACCCTGCCCGAAGTCTGCGCCAAATTTGGCTCCGGCGTCGCGTTGATGGTGTTCGACCTCACCAACACTCCGCCCATGGCGGGCATGAACAGCGAGCGCCGGAAGCGGGCTGACCGTCTCCGACTCGAGCTCGCCGGCCCTGAGACCCAGGGCATCAAGTGCGCGGACTTCATCAGCAACACCTCGACGATCGTGAAGCACAATCCGGGCTTCGCGAAGAAGTATTTGCCGGAGAAGAGAGCCACGCTCGAGATCCTGACGAAGGCGCCGGCGCCGCTGCTCGACCAGGCGTGGCAATCGCTGATCGAGGCCGAGCGGCAGTTGGAGGCGACAAATGCCGCACGATGAGGATTACGATTACGGCTATGACGACGACTACGATTCCGAGCGCGACTGTGAGCATGAGCACTACGAGATCGACGTCTGCACCGGTCGGGCACAGTGCGATTATTGCTCGAAGTCCTGGCATCTGTCGGCGGAAGAGATTGATGCCGAACTGGATCGCCAAGCCAGCTATCAAGAGGAATGCGAACGCGAAGAACGTCGCCGGCGCAGACGAGAGTTCTGGCGGAAGCTGACACTGCCGGTCCGATGGCGGGTCTTCCGGCTGCTTGAGCGGATCTGGCCGCGCAAATCCCTGTCCGTGCTGACCGATGACGAGATTCCTTTTTGACAGGCAGCAACCATGACCAACCCGCAGCAGATGATCACCATGGACGAGCTCGAGGCCGGCAAGATCGAGCAGATGTGGCTGGAGGCGGTCGTCGAAAAACTCGGCCTCAAGGGAAAGCCCGGGTCGGAGATCACTCAGGAGCGCGTGAAGGACACCAACGTCACCACGCTCTGGCACAAGAACCAGCCGATCGCGATCGCTGTCCGGCAGCGGAACGACTGGAATTGGACCGCGCTGACGATGGTGGAGATCCAGCCGATGAAGGCCGAATTGGCAGGAGCGGTAGGAATCGAACCCACGTAACCGGTGTTGGAAGCCGGTGCCTTACCACTAGACGACACTCCCATGGAGAACTTGATGACCGCCGACGAGACCTTCGATGCACTGGAAAAGCACTTCGGCACCACCGTTCATGGCTGGCCTTGCATCCCGCGGACTCGCGCCAGGTGGTGGCAGTTCCGGGCGCGTCGCGAAGACAAGCTGGTCGATAGCGCCCTCGCCGCGATCGGCCGCGGTCCCTTCACGCCGGAGATGAGCCGCGTGTTCTGGGAGCAGGTCCGGTACGGCCAGGACATCTGCGAGGACGCCGGCGGATACGACTGGCGCTGCTGGTGCGCGGCACTCGGCCTGCCGTTCCGGCGACCGACCTTCACGTACAGCGGCTACGTCGCGCCCGGAGAGGATCCAAAGATCGGCGCCGCATATCGAGACGTCTTCACGGCACTCGGTGCCGGCGAAGGTATTTGATGGTCCTGACTGGGTGAATCGAACACCGCGTCTCCCGGTCCACGGCCGAGCGTCCTACCATTGAACGAAGTCAGGAGAATTGAAGATGGCAACAGACGAACAGAAGACCGCATCCAAGCACGTCATGGATGCTGTGACGGCGCTCAACAACGCGCTAACCGATGCCGGCGCGCTGGGCATCTTCGTCGAGCTCAGACAGTACGGCACAATCGGCGGGCGGAACGGCGGCTATCTCGTCGAGAAGATCGAGATTCGGGAAACGGTGCTACCGGCATGAGATATCCCGTTCGCTGCTGCTGCGAGCCGACGAAGCTCTACGGTCACATCGAACTACCCGGTCCAGCCCGCCGCTCCGGCGACGCGTTCGTGGTAGAGCGCGCCGAACGCCTGCCGCGGCCGCGGTCCATACGCGAAATCCTCGACGGTCAGCCCAGCATGATGCCGGGCCTCCGCAGGCATCGCATGGAGTTGAAGCGCGTCGTCGGCCCCGGCCTGGATGAAATCGCGGTCTTTTCTGACGACAGGCCGATTGAGTTCTGGCGCAACATCGTCGGGTTTGAAGAATTGGTCCCGGCGGACAGATTCGAACTGCCGACCAACGCCGTATGAAAGCGCTGCACTACCGCCGTGCTACACCGGGATGAGAATGGCAGGCGCGGCAGGAGTCGAACCTGCGGATGTCGGAATCAAAATCCGGTGCCTTAACCAGCTTGGCTACGCGCCCATGGGTGGTCCTGCCAACGGGAGTCGAACCCGCGAAGTCCGGCTTTGAAAGAGCCGTACCCTTTCCACCAGGCGATGGCAGGCCATTTGCCGCCCACATCCTGCGCGAGTAGGATGGCAGTTGCCGGAACGCTGTTACCGCGGCGCCCGGCGCTTGAGTGGAGGGCCCCCGAGGAGATCACTCTCTCCTCGGGGTTTTCGTCTCAGAATTGGTGCGGGCGGTCGGGATCGAACCGAACACCTCCTGTTTGGAAGACAGGCACGCAGCCCACTACGCCACGCCCGCGTTGAAATTGGCGGAGAGCCGAGATCCCGCCTCCCATGGCCGTAGCCACCAACCGGTTAGCAACCGGCGCCGGGCACTCGCCCGATTGACTCTCCAAGATGGCGATCGCCGCCGGACTCGAACCGGCAACCTCCGGGATAGGAGCCGGGTGCTCTGTCCTGTTGAGCTAGGCGACCCTGGTGGACCAATTGCGCTGTTGATTTTCGTCAGAAATAGCAGTCATTTCGCTGCCCGGCGATTTTGCCGAGATTGTTGGAGTCCGTTTATGAAGGTTAAAATTAAGCGATTTGACGTGGAGATGGAGATCAAGAACAGCGGCATCGAGCTTGAAATCCGGTCACCCGATGGCGAGAAGCAACTGGGTGATATGCAGGTTACCAAGACGGGTTTGGAATGGCATAACGGCAAAGCGTCGAGCGGCCCCAAGAAGACATGGCAGCAAGTGATCGCGTGGATGAATGACGAATGATTGACGAGAGGCGGCGGTTTTCCCAACCGTCGCCTCGTCGGCATTGGCGCGCTCGGCAGGACTCGAACCCGCATGCGGCGGAGTAGAAATCCGCTGGCCGTCCAGTTGGCCCACGAGCGCTCTGCAAAAGATCTGAAAATTAATCCTCCGTTTTGGCGTTGGAGTTCCAGGGCGGACTCGAACCGCCGTGCACGGTTTTGCAGACCGGCCGATAACCCCTCTCGGCACTGGAACGAATTGGCAGGGGATGACGGATTCGAACCGCCGATACCGCGTTCAGAGCGCGGCGCTTTAGGCCAGGCTAAGCTAATCCCCGTCAACCTATGGTCAAGGCGGTCGGACTCGAACCGACGACATCCGGTACCCAAAACCGGCGGGTTAGCCGCTACCCTACGCCCTGATGATTTGGTGCCCACGGCAGGAGTTGAACCTGCATGCTCCAGTTACGGTTCTTGTGCTTCGTAGGCACAGCCGGTTACGTGGGCGAACTGGTGCAGCCAACAGGACTCGAACCCGTGTCGACCGGTTGAGAACCGGGCATCCTGGCCACTAGACGATGACTGCGTGAATTGGCTCCCCGACCAGGACTCGAACCTGGATGGACCCGGATTAAGCCGCGATCGGCTCTGCCGGCATCACTCTCGGATTCGACCCCTTCGGGATCGGAAGGCCGCGCGCGATATACGGGTCGACCCAGAATTTGGCCTCATCGAAGCTGCTTTGGGATGGGCAATCACGCAAACCAGCGTGCACTTCGCGGTGACAGTTGGCACAGAGCAAGATGCATTTCTTCAACTCGGCGACCAACACCTGCAACGAGCGGGGTGCGGCCCTGAACTGGCTGAACGAGAATTCCTTCTTGCTGGGATCAAGGTGGTGAATTTCCAGCGCTTCCTGGCAACGGTCGTAGCCGCACGTTTGGCATTTTCCACCCAAGGAGTCGCGCATTCGCATGGCTGTCCGGATGCGGTAGCGCTTCACCTTTTCCGTATTTGGCGCACCCATTTTCTTTGGCTCCCAAGGCACGACTCGAACGTGCAAGTCCTTCGACGTCGGATTAACAATCCGGTGCGTTTACCATTCCGCCACTTGGGAAAACTGGATTCGGAGAGGCCATCCACCGGCAAGTGGTTGGCCCGTAAGGGATCGGGAAATACCGTCGGAGTTATCCCTCGAGCGGCATTTTGGACGATGGACGGAACCGCACGCCCCGTGGTTGTATGCCGGCGCTGGGAGTACCATCCATGGAATTGAAATTTGCGTGGCTCGCGCTGGCGCTGGCCCTGGCGGGCTGCGCCGGCAGCAGTAGCGCTGACCGAGTGTTGCAGGCCTACGGGAATGTTCGCGTCGACGCCGCCTCACCTGGCCTGCCCTACGATTACGTCGTCTCGATCAACAACGTGAAGGACATCGGGTACGATCCCGACAATCCCGAGACCCGGAACAGCACCGCGCTACGCTTCATGAGCGCCCAGTGTCCATCCGCGCGGGTTGTCGGCGAGACCGTCATGACCACCGGATCCTATCCGCTCGGCGGCGCCGCCCGCACCTATGCGGTGCAGGTGAAGTGCAAAGCATAGTGGTGGAGAGCGTCGGTACCGCCCCGACCGAGCCGATGGTGCAAACATCAGCTGCGCCCTTGCGCGCTCCCCAATTTTACAACGATGTCCGTGGTGCGGGGGCATCCCAGACGGCGAGCTACCCCCGGTGGACAGCGGGAGGATTCCGTATTTTGGAATCGAAAAGGCCTGTGAAACCTGGGTGTAAGTTTTTCGAGAACATCGCCGGGGTTGCAGAACCTGCTGGAACTTCCGTAAGGGATGAAGGGGGCGGAAAGCTGGACATAGGGGATTTCTTTGCCCGAATTTTTCGAGATCGATTTTATTCCGGTTCATAGGCGGGACAGCGGCGATGCGATTTCAATGCGCTATCAGAACGGCGCAACCTGGGAGGTCCATGCCGTCGACGGCGGCTTCGACACCACGACGCCAATAGTCGCAGCCCATATCAGGAACAACTACGGCACGGATTTCATCAACCGGGTGGTGGTGACCCACCCGGACCAGGACCACGCCGAGGGGCTCGCAGGCATCCTCGAAGACTTCCGCGTCGGCGAACTCTGGATGCTGATGCCCTGGGATTATGCGGGAGAGCTGTTGCCGCACTTTGCGCGGTATAACAACGTCGCCCGTCTGCAGGAGCGTCTGCGTGAGGACTATCCGTACATCGCAAAGCTCGAAGAGATCGCGCGCCGCAAGCACATCCCGATCTACGCACCCTTCCAAGGAGCGCAGATCGGCGCGTTCACTGTCTTGGCACCGACACCGGATCGCTACCTGCGCATGGTGATCGAGTCGGAAAAGACGCCGCAGCGATCGATTCGCTCCAAATCCGTCCTTGCGACAATTACAGAGGCGGCCCGCTCGGTCGTGTCGATGATTAAGGCCGGCTGGGGCTCCGAGAATTTCTCGTCTGAGCCGACGAGCGTGGAAAACGAGATGAGCGTAGTGCAATACGCCTACCTGTGCGGCGAGCGCATCCTGCTCACCGGCGATGCCGGGCGCGACGGGATGAAGGAGTCCGCCGACTATCTCGAAAGCCGCGGCGTCTCTCTGCCTGGCATAGATCGTTTCCAGGTGCCACACCACGGCGGCCGTCGCAACATATCGACCGAACTCCTGGATCGCTGGGTCGGCCAGCGCCTCCCGCAAATGGTGAAGGAAGGCGATGAGCTGTTCACGGCTATGATTTCATCGGCCAAGGAAGATCCAGACCATCCCCGAAATGCCGTGCTGCGCGCGCTGTATCATCGAGGTGCCCGCATCGCGACCACAGAAGACGGACATTTTCGAACACAGAAGAACGCGCCCGAGCGCGCTGGCTGGGTCGCCGCGAAGCGACCGGCTTATCCCAGCGAGCAGGAAAGCTGATGCTCAAGAACCTCGACACATACACCTTGAAGGCGCGCTACTATCCCGCGCTCCTTGCTACCATTCCGGGATTAGCCGCGCTCGCGATACTGATTTCCTGGAGCAAATTTGGCCTCACGACGATTGTCGGATCGGCAGCTATTCCAGTGCTCGTGTTTGCGGCCGCTGACATCGCGCGCCGTCTCGGAAAGCGCATTGAGCAACGGATTTACAATGAGGTCGGCGGCAAACCCTCCGTGACGATGCTTCGATACTCTGACAACACGTTCGATGCCGGCTCGAAAGCCCAATACCGAGCTCTCCTAGAGTCCAAGGTAAATCAGCCTGCGCCGACAGAGGAGCAGGAACGCGAAAACATAATGGCAGGTGATGCCTTCTATGAGCGAGGCGGAGCTTGGCTTCGCGAGAACACTCGCGACGTTAAAAAATTCTCGCTTTTGTTCGCCGAAAACATCACTTATGGATTTCGACGAAATCTTTTCGGACTCAAGTGGCCTGCCTTACTTTTGAATCTAGGGCTCGTCCTGCTATCAGCCTTCTTTCTTTACAAGAAGATCCCACTCGATACCGACGACGATACAACGCTTCGACTTCTCGTCGTCTTTGCGCTGGCGATCATTCATTCGGTCTATATGGCTTTCGGTGTCAGCAAGCAGAGCGTGGTCGATGCTTCGCGCATCTACGCTCGACAACTCATCCTGTCATGCGAGATCTTTATCGCGAAAGCGAGCAAACTCACATCCAAGACCGCGAAGAAAAAGTGAGGATATTTGGTGCCCGGAACAGGAGTTGAACCTGTATCTTCGCGTTTTCAGCGCGCCGCATAGACCAGCTTTGCTATCCGGGCAAGTTTGCGAAATTGCGCAAATGCGCAAGTTGATGGCGCGGGCACCGGGAGTCGAACCCGGGCTTCGAGAGTGGCACTCTCGACGACTACCGTAGTCATTTGCCCGCTTGAATTGGTGCGCAGAGACGGAGTTGAACCGCCACAGGTTTAACCGGCGCGTTTACAGCGCGTTGGGCTCGCCACATGCCACAGTGTCTGCGCGTGATGGATCTGCTGCCGGGCCGAAGCCGATGCCGACTGTCCCTTCCCAGAGCCTCCGAACTTAATCCGAGGTTGCGGGCCTAGCGCGCGGGCGCGACACCCGGCAGCAGAATTGGTTGCGGGGGCACGATTTGAACGTGCGGCCTCCAGGTTATGAGCCTAGCGAGCTACCGGGCTGCTCCACCCCGCGATAATCGTGCAAAGGCTACAAACTCCTCTGCGGCGCCGGCGTACATCCGGCCAAGGCGCGATCGTTAGCCCGACGACTAAATTCAGTTCGTGGCCTAACTGAGTCAAAATTGGCGGAGAGCCGAGGAGTCGAACCCCCATCCCGAAGGAGCGACGGTTTTCAAGACCGCTGGCAGACCATCCCGCCTGGACTCTCCAATTTCGTAGACCTATCCGCTGGCGCGGCAGGCGCGGCCGTTTCAAATCTCCCAGTGAAGGGCGCGGGCCCCGCGCTTTTCGGTCATCTGGCTTCCCCTGCTGGACTCGAACCAGCGGCCTCGGCCTTCGGACGGCCGCGCTCTCACTCCACTGAGCTAAGGGGAAATGCAAAACGAAAGCCGCCCGGATCGCTCCGGACGGCCTCGGAAAGAATTCGCAGAAACTGCGAAAATTTCAGTTGACCCGATTCGCAGAAACTGCGAATCTAAAGGGGTCAGGTAAACCCGCCTGACGACTAGGAGAAGGAAGAATGAAGGTCACCTTCATCATCCGCCTCCGGTTCTGGAAGTGGACACTAGCACTGTCCGTTTCCCGGTAACCGGGTTCCGGAGGGGGTCCAATCCCCTCCGGTTCCTTGGTTGAATATAGCCGTTTCATAGGAGGGCTTCAACATGGCCATCGAGAAGATCGCCACTGGCGCCGACATCGAGGCGCTGCGAAAGGCCCTTGGCTTCAACCAGGCTGAAATGGCCGACCGGATGGGGCTTGGCTCCAGGGCATATTTCACCATCGAGAAAAGCCCGGAAGCGGTCAATGACCGACATATCATGTTGGCCGAGCACGTCGCGCTGACCGTTGCAGTGGAGCGCGGCGACCGAAGTCTGGTCCCGAGCAACGTCGCCGATCTGGCGGACCGTTTCGCCAAGATCCGGAAGAAGTAACCCGGCGGCCTAACCCGCCGCCGGTCTTTTCAACGCTCACGCCGTCTGGTTGTATTGGGGCGCGGTCATCCCGCCTCTTTTTGACAACACTGAATTTCTTCCTGGGCAATTTCCGGGACAAAGCCGTTTTGAAGTTGACCATTTCAGGAGACGCATATGGCGCTGGTCGCCTGCAGCGAATGTGGCCAATCGATCAGCGATCAGGCTACGGCGTGCCCGCACTGTGGTATGCCGCAATCGACACCTGCGCCACCGGACCTCGCTCCGCCAAACCCGGCGAAGCCCGGAGGTAAACCGTCTACGCGCGAGAAGTTCGTTGTGGGTGTCGCGCTCCTAATTGGAGCAGCCATCTTCATGACACCAAAGAGCGACACCGGTTCTGGCTCGGCGGCACGGTCAGCCGCGCCACCGGCAAAGGCGGATTGTGGTGACGATCTGGCTTGCCTCTTTAACCAGGTTCGCTTCGAGGCGGGCCGCGTGTGTCGGGACGATATCGAACGCCGTGCAAAGTACAGCTTCGAATGGACGAACTGGACGATTGACGGAATCTTCAATCAATACGGTTGGCTCGACAAGCAGGCTCGAACAGTCATTCTCGCTGGCGACGAACTCAAATTCCAGAACGGTTTCGGTGCGTGGTCAATCATGAACTATCGTTGCGACTACGATCCAGCAAAAAAACAGTTGCTGGCCGTGCGCGTCGGCGAAGGACGATTGCCAAGAATCGAACCCAAGAAGTAGCCGACGGCGGGTACCGCCGCCGGCCCCTTCATCTCTCGAGCTCGACGTCCCAGTACAGGAAGTCCTGCCAGGACTCGTGCAGGAAGTTCGGCGGGAAAAGCCGCTGTGCCGCCAGCAGGTCGTGCTGGTTCGGCTCGAACGGCGCCCGCAACGGCTTCAGGTGGAAGCGGTCCTTCCGCGTGTTGCAAGGACTGCACGCCGCCACGATGTTCGTCCACGACGTCTGACCACCGTCAGCGCGAGGCAGAACGTGATCGAACGTGAGCTCCCCGCGCAGGTGCTGCTCGCCGCAGTATTGGCAGCGGAAGCGATCGCGGAGGAAGACGTTGAACCGCGTGAAGGCCACCCGGGCCGGCGGCTTCACGTACTCGCGCAGCGCGATCACCGAGGGCAGGCGCATCACCGTCGACGGGCTGCGGATGACCTGGTCGTACTCCGCGACGACGGCGTGAGATCCCTTCACCACGGCCTTAACGGCGTCTTCCCAATTGAATAGCGACAGCGGGAAATAGGACAGCGGCTGGAAGTCGGCATTGAGTACCAGCGCCGGATTTGCGGCAAACATCGTCGGCTCCCTTGGCTGGAACTATGGTTGAATTGCGGCTGCGGGTTGGCTAGTTAGGATCGGTTCTTCTCTGGGTTGCGATTCCAAAACCAGCTATTTGCGGTGAATTTCAATGAAATCGGGTACTTTCGGCCTTTTGTTGACCTGTATTGCCTGTCCCGCCTTGGCCGATCCGCTACCCAACCCAGCAATGAACTGGACAGGCTTTTACCTCGGCGCCCACGGTGGCTACGGCGTCGCGTCCTCGATCTACAACGAGCGCGAGGGCGGCTTCGGCGGCGGTCAGGTAGGCTACAACTTCCAATACGAGCACCTGGTGCTCGGCATTGAGGGCGATGGCTTTGCTGGTCGGATAAGCCAAAGCACGAATACCGGCTACGCCATCTCCAACACGATCAACGGCGGCTTCAGCGTCCGCGGCCGCGCAGGTATCGCTGTTGATCAGCTTCTCCTTTACGGCACGGGCGGCGTCGCCTTCGTCAAGAACCAGTTTTACTGGACCAATCTGTCCAACCCCGGCATCGGTCGCCCGTTGGTCGGCACTCCGATGCAGGATGCTCAGTGGCACGACGGCTGGACTGTTGGAGCCGGCCTCGAGTACGCGTTCGATCGCAACTGGTCGGCGCAGGTCCAGTACACTTACGCGCGCTTTTCGGCTCACGACTATCTGTACCTCAACAGCAACATCAACCACTACGGCTTCGACCTGTCGACGGCCCGAGCTGGCGTGAACTACCGCTTCTAGGTTGGTAGGCGCAGCCGGATTCGAACCGACGACCAAACCGTTATGAGCGGCCGGCTCTACCACTGAGCTATGCGCCCGTTGATGGTCGGCGTGGCAGGATTTGAACCTACGGCCCCCTGCTCCCGAAGCAGGTGCGCTACCAGGCTGCGCCACACGCCGGATGAACTTTCCGATGAAATCGGACGATAGGAATGGCGCCCCTGACGAGGATCGAACTCGCCGAAACCCGATCGACAGTCGGGCCCCTTCTCCAGCTGGGTCCAGGAGCAATTTGCATTTTTTGCAAAGATGGTGCGCTCGGCCGGGGTCGAACCGGCACGGTTTCCCGGCGCCCTCTCAAGACGCTGCGTCTACCGAATTCCGCCACAAGCGCATATAAAGCCCCATGCCCGAGAACGTCCGCTGCGACCATTGCGAAGAAGAATTCACGCCGGAAGAACTGGTCGTAGTGGCACCACCGGCCGGCGACGGCGAGTTGGCCTGCAAGCGGTGTATCGAAATCATGCTGAGGCGAGCGATCGCGAAGTTGCCTCGCGAGAACTGATCTTGGTGAACGAGGCAGGATTCGAACCTGCGCGGGGCTCAAGGCCCGTGCGGTTAAGAGCCGCGTGCCGTCGACCGCTTGGCTACTCGTCCATGGAGAATCCGGGTGGTTTCGAACCACTTGCGCACGGGTTAAAAGGCCGCTCCATCTCCAGTCAGGTTTAACGCTCCGGATCCATCGTTGCGATGGTTGCGGCGGCCAGCCGCTCCGGTTTGATGTGGCGCGCCGTGACGGCGTCGCTCTTCGCCTTTGCGCGCGCGAGCGCAGCCTGGCTCTCGGCCGACAGCACATGCACGCCGGCGGGCAGCTTCTCGGTCATGTCGGCCTCCTCGTTGTTGGTGCACGCTGCTGGAATCGAACCAACTGCCACTCGCTTATCAGGCGAGGCCCTCACCGGTCGGACTAACGTGCGTTGAAATGGTGCGTCTGGATGGAATTGAACCACCGGCATCGACCGTGTCAGGATCGCGCTCTACCACTGAGCTACGGACGCGAATTGGTGCGCGCTGACCGGCTCGAACGGCCGACATCCTGCGTGTAAAACAGGCGCTCACCCGCTGAGCTAAGCGCGCGGTTGTGGTGCCCCAGGCCGGATTCGAACCGGCAATGAAGCTGCTTTTGAGGCAGCGGCGTCTACCACGTTCCGCCACCGGGGCAATGGAATGACCATGGAATTGCAATGGTGCGGACGGAGGGGATCGAACCCACACTCCGAAGAACCGGTTCCTGAGACCGGCGCGTCTACCACTTCCGCCACGTCCGCGCTAACTTATCTCGAGCTAGGGGGCTCTCACGATGCACAAAATTCTAACGGCAGCAGTGGCTTTTACGGCCATCGCCGGGATCTCGCATGCGGAAGATAGGCAGACCCAAATGTTCACGGATCCTGACATGAACGCATGCTGGTTCGGGGAAGCCCCCGGTTGCGAATCCTGGGCGCGCGCGGAGAGCTATGCCACTATGGCGCTCATTTGCCGACAGATCGGCAAAGCCGATCGTTGCATGCCAGCCGAACAGGTTTTTGACATTACCTTGGTGGCCGGTGCAGCGATCGCTCTCGCCAAATCGAGCGCAGCAGGCAATCCGCTCCAGGACGATCGATTTTGGCTTGTGACGACCATATTGCGCGCCGCGAGCCGCGCTCGCGCAGCCCAATCAAATGCCGCTATTGAAGGCTTGCGAGCCGCGATTGCGGCCGTACCTGAGAAGCTCCGGTGGGACGGCTTCCGCGAGACGCTGAAGGACAAGGGCTTGTAGAAGGCCTTGAGGTTTGACCGTCTGGTGCTTCCAGCAGGCCTCGAACCTGCGTTGCCGCCTTACCAAAGCGGTGTCCTCCCGACTGAACGATGGAAGCGGATTGGTGCCCGCAGCATGGGATCGAACCTGCGACCTCTCGCCTACAATGCGAGCGCTGCTACCGCTGAGCTATACGGGCGGATCTGCTGGCCCCTCACCCGAACTCTGCGCCTGCAAGCGCAATGCGCGGAGCGAGGGAGCAGGACGGGAACAGTTTGCAGGCCGTGACCGTCAATCCTTGGTGCCGGCGGCCAGATTTGAACTGGCGACCTTCGCGTTACGAGTGCGCTGCGCTACCGCTGCGCCACGCCGGCGAGAGAGAAATTCACAAACGGCCAGGACGAGCCTGGCCAAAGAGAAAAACATCGCTGCCTGAAACCACCGTTTGCCGCTCCACTGAAGGAGACCGGTACCGGTCAGCGAGATCGCCTTATGTCCTTGCGGGGGCGATCGTCCCGTATTCCAAATTCACGTCATGCAGCCGTCGGCGCGCCGCGACGATGCGGCTGCGAGCGGTTTAGGTAATCGAGATAGATCCTGCGGGCCTGGGCCTCGGTGACCTTGCGGCGGGCCACGACGGTCCGCACGAAGGCGAGCGCGACCGGCGAGGAGAAAATCCTCTGCTCGGCACGGTTCTCGAGTCCTGTGGTGGTCTTGGTCCGGGACATCGCCCTTCTCCGCCTGGTGTGGCGGAGGACGATTCCTGCCGCCGGTTACGCTCTTGCTGGTGTGGGTAGCCCGGACTGTCCGAGCAGATAATTCGAACCTTGCTTCGTCACGCGCATGCACGCCCAATCGCTCGACCGGGTAAACGGTCGTTCGATGGCGGCGGCGACGATATGTGCAGCTATGCGCAACACGGGCTTCGGTCCTAAGAGCGCGGGCAAATCATTTGCCGGCGGTTTCGATGGGGCAGCGGTATGCGCAGAACTTCGCGAATCCGTCAAGGCCTCCACTCCGCACAATCGTTGAGCGAGGCCTCCGTTCCGTGCCGCCACGGGCAGTATGCCGCTCTAGCTAACTGCCTCAAGATATGGACGATTTGACTCCGGCGGAGCGCGCGGCATTCACTGCGGCATCATGACCGAAAAAATTTCTTCAGATGCCGCCAAATTGACGCGCCGACCGATGGAAGAGCGCACCGGATGGCACGTCTACTACGCCGATGTTTGCATCGGATGGATCGCCGCCCGAGCCGGCGTCCCCCGCGAGTCCGACCAGTGGGCATGGTACTGCGGCTTCTATCCGGGGGCTGCGCAGCACACCGAGCGTGACGGCACCGGGGTCGATTTCGAGCAGGCGCGAGCCCGCTTCGAGGGCGCCTGGGGAAATCTCGCTGAGATCCTGACCGAGGCCAATCTGCAGGAATGGCGCGATCAGCGCGACTGGACCGAGCGGAAATATGCGATGTGGGCGCGTGGCGAAAAGCTGCCTTCTCAACGGCCGTCATCGTTGATGCGCTGTCCCTGCGGGGCGACCTTTGATAGCCAGCAGCCCGACGAGAGCTACTCGCACCGCCAACACATCTATGCCGCGCAGAAGCGGGATGGGATTTCTCGATGAGAATGAAGGGCGATCGCCCCTATTCCGACGCCGAGAAGGCCGCCCGCAGGATCATGGAGCACGCCCGCGCGTTCGAGCCGATCCAGGATGGCCGGATCTACATCGAGAAGATCAACCGACCGATGATCGACGACGACCAGGCCACGCCGGCTGAATATTGGGCCGGGCTCCAATATGCGATCGGCCAAGGCTGGCTCGAGTACCACGAGAGCGGAACGTTTGTGAGGATGAAGCAGGCAGGGAAAGACCTGTTCGCATAAAAAACACCAGCGCCCTACCCCGACGCTGGTGTTGTAGGTCCGCATGCGTTGTAGCTGCCGCTGCGTGAAGCCAGCTTCCAAAAATTACCGCCTGCACGGCAATCGGCCAATGGTCTAACGGAACTATTGGAACAATTTGCACGGACGAGTTCCGACTCGCAAAACCCACCTCGATACCTATCTCCTGGGCATGCCAAAACCCCTGTTTCAGCCCTGCGTGCCGGTCGCCGCCAAGGCCGTCCCCACCGGGCCGGACTGGCTGCACGAGGTCAAATATGACGGCTACCGCGGCCGCGTCGAGCGCGACGGCAACGTGGTGCGGGTAAGATCGAAGTCCGGGCTAGACTGGACGTGGCGCTTCCCGTGGATCGTCGAGAGCGCGCTGCAACTGCAGGCCCAGCGCTTCGCGATCGACGGCGAGATCTGCGTGCTCGATGTCCGCGGCGTCTCCGACTTCGACGCCCTGCACTCCAACCGACACAACGAGGAGGCCCAGCTCTACGCCTTCGACCTGGTCGCACTCGACGGCGACGATCTGCGCGAGCTGCCGCTATTCGAACGAAAGGGTCGGCTTGCAAAGCTGCTGGCGCGCCGGCCGCAGGGCATCTTCGCCGCACCCTTCGAGGCCGGCGAGATCGGCCCGGACCTATTTCGCGCAGCCTGCGACATGGGGCTCGAGGGCCTCGTCTCGAAGCACCGGAACCGGAGCTACCGTCCGAAAACCTGCAGCTGGATCAAGGTCAAGAACCGGAAGCACCCCGCATTCAGCCGGGTGAAGGACGCCCTGTCGTGAAGTTTTCAGCCGGCGGCTGAATGCACGATGAGAGAACCGACGAAAAAGGCGAGCGCGAGCAAGCTTCCGGCGACGAGCAAAATCATCGCGGTCGGAAACAGTGATCTGCGCTGCGGCGTGGAAATCACGATGTCGGTCATTTAACCAGATGTAGTATCCGCCGACACCGGATCATATCCGGACTGATACGGATAGACCCTAGAAACGCAAAAAAAGCCCGGCCATCCCCATCGGGACAGCCGGGCAAGGTGGCGTTTGGGTAGTTGGATGGGCGGCCACGGATTGCTCCGCGACAGCCCTTGGTTACCGTCGCAACTTGGAGGGCAACGACGGGTCCGTCACGGCGCGGGCATGCGCCGGATATCTATTGAGAGATGGGCACGACGATGAAGCAGAGCGCGACGATCAAGAGCCCGATGAATGCGACACCGAGAGCCGTGTTCGTCTGGTTGACCGACTGGGCGCGCTTCGCCATGAAAAACCCGGCAAGCGCAGCGACGACGCCGGCGCCGGCAGCAATCGGCACGACCCAATCCATCGCGGCCGCCTACGGGATGAGAGAAAGCGTCGTAGCGATCGCGGCCGCAACGATGGTGGTGAAGATCCAGACCTCGCGGCCCCAGCGGTCAGGCGCAAACACCCGAATGACGCAGGCGACGCCGAGGATTTGAACAAGCGCTGTAACGAGAAGCACCGGGCTGTGCAGCATGGAGTCAGCGTCCATGCCGCCGTTATCGAGATGGCGCCAATACCAGATCCATATCCGGGAAGCCGCCTCGGGCGCGAACGCGACGAGCAGCGAAATTGCGGCCTGAAGCCGGACGCGCCTCACACCGTTCTCCATGATCTCGCGTACCATGTAGACGCCGAACATAACGCAGGCGAAAATCAACAGAAACGCCAACGTGCCATTGGCGCTCTCGAGGAGTTTCAGCATTTCAAATTCCTTGCCTCTTGCCGAATGACCGCATGTCGTGAACGAGTTGCGCAATCTCGTCGTGCCGTGGCGATGCCTGCGCGGACTCGCTCGACGAACGCGAAAGACTTACTGCTTCACGAAGCCTGCTCTGCGCATTGGTGATCTCGCGATCAGCAGTGTCGAGGCGGCGCATCGTGGCTTCGTGATCGTGCAATGCATTTTCGGCTGAAGCTTTGTCGATCTCCTCGTCATCAAACGCCTTGATGATGCGGAGATGGCGCAAAAATTGTCGGAAGAGGCTCATCGCTGCCTCCGCAAAAGGGCCCCATCAATTTTCGAAGCGATGCTGTCGATCTTCACTTTTGTTTCGGTGGCGGCTGTCGCCGCGGCGGAGCTGCTGTCTCGCGCCAGCGTGACCATACCCGTTAGGACTCGAACGGCATCCGCCTGTGAGGCAAACGTGCCGATCAGGTCTTTCAGCTTTTCGATGTTGTTGCCGTGGTAGAACTCGATCCGCTGGTTCACCATCTCGAACGCCGTGGCCTGCACCTTGATGGCCTCGGCGAGCGCCTCGGTGACACGATTCCGCTCCTCGGTCGACTCCGCGACCTTGGTCAGGGCCGCGTTGTTTGCCTCGACGAGCTTGCTGAAACGCGCGAGCTCTTCCTTCCGCTCGACATGGAGACGGTTGTTCGCTTTGAACAGCACCACGATTGCTCCAGCCAGGACGGAGATGGTTGCCAGCAGCACCGCAATCACGGCGCCGGCCGGCCCCCACCCGGCAAGGGTTTGGGCAACGATTTCAGGCGTGCCGGCGGCTCCCATCACCGCTTGCCCGCCTTCTTCTGTCGCGAGCAAGCCCGGGCGACGTCGCGGTCACCGATCGCTTGGACTGCGACCGCGGCGAGCGCGCTGCTCGGCGCCGCCCGCATCTCGGCGGCTACCTGTTTTTGGAAGTCCTGCGACCAGGTGCGGACCGGCGGGCAGACAACCGCCGGCGCGGTATCGGGCATAGTGCAGGTAAGCTGGACCGCGATGAAGGCCCAGCCGGTGCAGGTGAACGTCATGCCGAGCCCTCCTCGAGGCGCTTGATGGCGTCGTCGACCGACTTCGGGGCATTGGCTTGTGCCTCGAGCTCGGCCTGCTGAGCGTCAATGGTGGCGTTCTGCTGCTGGACGGTCGCCTGCGCCGCGCCGAGATCCTTGGCGTTCTGGTCGGCACGCTGCCGCGCCAAGTAATCGTTTAGCGAGTTCCCGAAGGCGTTGAAGAACGCCTCCAGGAGCGGCTGCAGGACCGTTAGAACAGCGGCGACGGTCGTTCCGCTGAACATGGCGATCGCCTTACGTTTTGGGGACGCTGGTCACGGCGGCGTTGACGTCCGGGACGGCTTCCGGCGCCAGGTTCAGCCGCGCGATGATCTTCTGTGCGATCTGCTCCGGGGTGCCGATGAACTGGGCCAGCCAGTCGGAACCGTGATCCAGCACGTACTGGAGAGCGGCCGCGACGACCTGGTTGTGCACGTCCGCGGTCAGGGCTTTGTCCTTCGTCGCGCCCTGCACCATGTTGATGCCGTAGTTGATGCCCTTCTGGAGCAGCTGGTCGGCACGGACCGACACCAGGATAGCGTAGACCTGCGCCGGCAGCTTCCGCAGCAGCCACGTCACGAAAGCGAAGATCATGGTGCCGATCGCAGTGGCCCACTGAGACACCGTGGCACCGTACGCCCAGGTGACCTTCGTGGTGTCGCTGGTCGCCTGCGCGACCGTCTCCGGTGCCGCGGCGTCGGCTGCGAACGCGACGTCGATCGCGAGCGAGACGCCGACCAGCACGGCCAATCCGAGAGCGAACGGGCGGACGCGACGCGGCAGCGCAACGGCAGCCAGCGCCAGGCCGATCAGGCCGGCGATCAGCATGCCCGTCGGATCAAAGGACGGGCCTGCGGCGACGAAGAACGATTTGCCACCCGCCAGCGCCAGGCTCGGCGCGAGCAGAAGGGGCACGGCAAAAGCCGCGCTGTAGAAGCGGTTCATATTTCACCTTTTCGGTTGTGGAAATGCGCGATTTCCGTCGCGCGGCGTTCTTCAAGATGCCCGGCGATAGGTGCCGAACACGAAGTCCCAGATCGGCGTGGTGACGCCGAAATTACCCTTCCCGCCCCGGTGATGACCGGAGTGGTGATCGTTCATGAAAGCGATGTATCGCGACAGCTTCGCCTTCGGTCCGTGATGGTGGAACCGGACGTGGATGGCGCAGTACGCCAGGTAACCGATCATCACGCCGGCCACAAAGACCGCCGCGCGATCCTCACCCGCAACCGCGCAGGCCAGCAGCCAGACCGCGGCGAACGCCGAGAACGTGCCGAGGCTCGAGATGCCGATCATGTCGCGAGGGAGTCGATGGTGCATGTCATGCATCGGCGCGAAGCGATTGTTGCCGTGGAAGATCGCGCGATGGATCCAGTATTCCGCGAGCGTCCACGCCGCCACGCCGGCGCCCACCCATCCGGCGATCGCCGAGAGGCTGATGCGGCCGAGGACCGCGAAGGCGATCAACGTGCAGATCGCCCATGGCACCAGCAGGAAGTCGAGGAAATACTGAAACGGCGACAGGTCGAAGGCCGGATCGAGCCCGGCGTGACGGTTCTCGTCCATGGCCGTCACGCCTCGTTGGTGGATACGCGGCCGTTGCTGAGGACGACCGGGAGATGGCTGAAGCCGATCTGGCTTGCCGGCGGCGGCGGAACGTCCTTCGGCCACCAGAAACCCTGGTTAAGCCGCGAAGCGGCAAAGGGCTCGATGTTGACGGCATCAGACTGGTTGCCGCCAAGCCCCATCACGTTGCCGTGCTGATCTTTGCCGACAACGACCGTGATGTGACCGCCTCCGGTCCGCTTCATCGGAGCAAAGGCGCCGACCGCCGGCCCGGCCAGTTTCACGGACGGCCACTTACCGGCGAAGTCTAGAGCCCAAAGCGTCTTGGTGCCCTTGAGGCCCACCTTGGTCAGGATGTGATTGGCGAAGAGCGCGCACCACGGGATCGAATCGTGGGTGTATTCGGCCGCGATATCGCCGCCTTCATCCTTGGCCCAATCGATGATGACGGGGTTGTCCTTCGAACCCGCGCCCTCCTTCGTTCCGATCAGCTTGATGCCGGCTTCAAGCCACAGCGGCCGGCTGATTTCCGCTGCCGGCGCCGGTGCCGGTGCCTTTCCGGTCATAGCAGCGTCAAGGGCCGCTCCCGTCAACGGCCCCACCTCACCATCGACGTTCAACCCGGCGCGCTTCTGGAACGTCTCGACTGCTGTATCGGTCGCCGGACCGAACCAGCCGGTCCCCTTCAAATCATATCCGATGGACTTCAGAGCAAGTTGAACCTGCTTCACGGCGTCACCCGTTGCGCCCATGCGCAAGGGCGTCGCCGCCACGAGGGCCGCGATCGTCATCCCGTTCTCCTGTTGGGTATCAAAAAGCCGCCCGAAGGCGGCGCGTTAGATCAAAGCTTCGAGGCGTTGATCCAGAGTTCGTCCATTTGGGCGGACGTCCATTGAAGAGCCGTGCCGAGCTTGAGAGTCGTGGGGTGATTCCGGTTGAACGAGGTGGCCCCGGATATCAGCATCTCCGCGTCGAATTGCTCCTCGGTAGGCAGGAGGTTGAGCACCTGCTGCAGCGCAGCCGGGATATCACCTGTCTTGACCGCGGCGAGCGCCTCGGCGTTCGTGATGACGCCCTGAATGGCGAGGCGCTGGAAAAACTGGCGATCCGAGATCGTCTCCGGCACCATCGTCGGATTGAGAAATGCAACGACGGACGGATCATCGTCGTCGATCGGATCGAGGACACGGTCGGGCTGCTCGCACCGAAACCATGAGACGATCTCACCAGCGTTGTTTCGCTCCACAAATCCCATATCGATCAGCCCTCCAATGGATCAAACCAGCCGCGCGTAAAGCAGCGATATGACGTCCCGGCTGCGGACGATCGCGCGCAGATTTGCGCGGACGTGTCCGTCCAGACCCTCAAATCGGACGCATTGCCAGAGGTCGCAGTCGAGGCTTCCAGACCGTTGGCACCAACGCTATAGCTTGGCGGGTTGTCAGTGATGCCGGTCTCGTGCGTCCACCAGGTGGTGTTTTGCGTAGCGTTCCAGGCGATGACATTGAGCAAAGCCTGCACCCTGACGCCAGTTGGACAGCTGGCGAGAGCGAACGTTTGTAACGTCGTTCCGATCGTCGTGGTTACATCCAGCGCCGAGCCCGGCCAGAAAAACTCCCTGCCCCGCTGCAAAATCTGCGAGAAATTTACACCACTGTTGAACCACACGGCACCGATGCGACGGAACAATGTGTATCCGGCCGGCATCGTCGGCGCAGTTGCACTCTTGGACATCAGCACATCGACAACCGACGTCGTCGGATTTTTGATTATGAAGACATGGTAGAAGCCGTTTGCAAGCGCCCCGGTATCAAGGCAACCATTGTTGTTGCCAGCCGCCCATGCCGAACTTGACTTAGTCAGTGCAGCACTGAGAACGATCATATCGGTCCCGCTTCGATCGCAAGCGACACCGGCGCTGACGCTGAACGTCGAAACACCGCCCGGCGACGTGATCTTCAATCCTGAGAGATGGCCGAGCAGCAAGCCGGGGACACCGAGATTGACGAGCGCAACAGGCTTATTCGTCAGATCAGACAGATTGGCGGTCGACGACAAGTCGCCAGCGCCCGGCTGACCGACGCGGCTGAAATTCCAATCGTTGAACGTGCCGGCGCCGGCAAATTTATCCCTGTACATGAGGAGAGCGCCGGTCGATGGATCGTAAGTGCAGACCCCCTCTTGCCAGTTGCCGATGTTGGCATTGGACGATGCGCGAAGGCGAACGCCATTTTGATAAGACAGATCAGGTTGCGTCGTAAACCCGATGGTGCCGGCGCCGATCGTCACCGAAGTCGTGCTTGTTCCTTCTTTGAGGCTTTGAGCAATCAGCTTCCACTTGCCAGCCGCAAGATCGGTCGCGAACACTCCGGAGTTATGCGGAACGATGCACTGATACGTATTGCCATTCGGCCCTGTCACGATCGACGCGGGCGCTGCTGCAACAAACGCTATGCCCGTCGCCCAGGCTACCGGGACGGCCCAGGGCACTGAGCCGGTATCGCCCTTGTCGCCTTTCGCCGCCAGCACCTGCCAGTAAGTTGGGTCCGGCGCTGGATGCCCAGATCCCGGCGTTTGGTTGATCCAGACATAGGACGTACCCGCTGTCGTCTGGACGTCGCCGACCGAATAGGCCGCGGCATTGTCGTATGCGCCGCGGAAGCTGAAACCCTTGTAGACCCCCAGATAGGACCAGGCGCCACCGGTATGAACCCACATCTTTCCGGTGGTAGGCTGCAGCGCGTACTGCCCGTCCGTACCGAGCGAGGGATCGGGCGCCGCGAGCGACGCGTCGACGAACCAAAAGAAGCCCGACGTGTTCAGCGCCGCCACGAGCGCGGAAACATCCGCCATAGCTTGCGCACCGGCGATGCGCTGGGACGATACCTTCCAGACAACATACGCAACGGCTGCCTGCGCGCCGCCACCCCACGGGGGAATGACGAGATGCGTGGGATCCGTAACGTCAGTGATGATCGTTTGGAAATTCCCGATCTGGAGAATGTCGCCGGGCCGCACGTTGGTGCTGGACCAGATCGTTCCGACTCCGGACACAGTGGTATCGCCGGCCGCAACGGAAACCGTCCCGGTCGAGTAACTGGCAAGCGCCGTCATCTCGAGAACCTCTCGATTGAAGCTTCTTTGTGTTTGCGGGGGGCAGAGCCGCTATGGCTCCGCGCAGGCTACGGCAGCAGGGCCAGCCGCTGATCCTCGTAGTGCGCCGGAACGCCATTGTCGGCGAGGATCCTGTTCAGCTCTTCCAGGGTCTGCGCATTGCGCACGGCGACGATCAGGCCCCTGCGCCTGTTTTCCTTGGCCATGAGATCGTCAGGCTTGGCGAGGATGATGGCCGCGAGCTGCTGCGCGGTTTTGCCCTCGATCCTGGCAGCCTCTTCAAATTCTGCGGTCGGCGCCGCACCGTTCTGCACAGACAGCGCCAGCATGTGCTTGCGGGAGTGCGCCACGTCATGCCCGTCAACCATCAGGAACGTGTTGATCCGGCGCTCCGCTCGCTTCTTTTCCTGGACGAGCGGCGAGATGCTAATTTTCATCGCGCGATCACCTCGAAGGCGCCGACCTTGTACGGCTGCGCGGCAACAATGGTTACCCGGAACGTGCCGGCCTGGTCGATCGCGAACTCGATCGCACCATCCGTGACGTCCTCCTGGTGGACCAGCCTGTTCTCAAACCAGACATAGACCGTGAAATTTTCCGGCCGGACCGTCAGATGCAGCACATCGATGCCGTCCGCCTTGATCGGCCGGATTTCGCCGCTGATGACAACCTCCGGCTTGGGCCGAATTTCCGGCGGATCGGTCGACAGGTCGACATAGGCCTCTTTGATGTCGACCGGTCCATCGTAGAGGATGTGGTCAATGCCGGCCTCCGCGAACGACTTGGAGATCTCGTCCATCGGCCTTGCAGCCTCGAGAATGACCTGAGTAATGACGCCGTTCGCGTCGTGCCTGATGAGCGTCTTTGTCCTGTTCAGCGCCTTCGGCTCCTCGACAGTGATCGGCTGCGAGCCGACCGTCAGACCCTCACCGTCGGCCCCGGCCGGGACGAAGCCGGGAACAGCCCACGCACTATCGAGCGTTACGCCCGTCATCCTGCGATCCTCCTGAACAGCGAAAAATAGAGCCGCCCGACTTGGTTGCCGAACTTGAACCGGAACTGGATCGCCGACGACGTCACCGCGGCGTAGATCCAAAAGTCAGTGCCTCCGCCGCGGTAGGCTTCGCACTGTAGATATTGCGCGCCGGGATTGAGGATGATGCTGGGGTCGCAGTAACCCAGCATGAACGGAACCTCCGGCAACGTCTCGCCGAAATTCAGCTGCGCCACGCTGTCGTTGCCGCTGTCGAGGGTGCCGCTCAAATAGAACTGATGGCCCGACCAGCGGGAGTCGAACACGGTCTGGTCGAGGTTTGCGAGGGACGCTTCGATGCCCGGCTTGCTGACCACGAGCTTGGCGTCTGCCCCTCCCTGCATCAGGACGCGCTGGGTCACCCGAGGCTCCGGTTGAAGACCATGTAGTCGACGTAAATGCCGTACGACTCGGAGATCAGATTGTTGAAGTTCATCGTGTTGTTGTGGATCTGGAAACCGTTCTGGATCTCGTAATAGACCGTGCCGCCGATCGTGATGTCCCTCGGGACCGCCATGTCGAGGCGATACGGGTAGGAGACGACGCCATTGTCGATATACGTCCGAAAGGAGACGTATGGATTTTGCGGCAGGGACGCCGGGTACGGGATAGACACGTTCCCACTGAGAGGCGGCAGGTAGATGCTGCCCGACATGATGACCTGCTCGTTCTTGACGTCCGATTTGAGCAGGAACTGAGCTGCCGCCGTGGCCGCGACGACGTCGACGCCAGGCACGGAGAGCCAGACGCCGTACTGCCCGAGGTTGGGATGCAGCCCCATCAGGAAGCGCTGGGCCACTTACCAGACCTTCCACGCGAGGTAGAACAGGTTGTATGCGATCCCATGCAACCGGGAGTACCTCGCGAACACCAGGCCCGAGTCATCCGGCGTGAACCCGTCTCGCGCACATAGCACGGCGAAGGGAGAGCGCTGGATGGCGGTCGAGCTGTTGGCATCCCTCATCACGAGCGTCTGGCCGTATCCCGCGACACCCGAGCTGAGACTGTAAGGGACGATGTCGACGGCCGGCGGCGTTGGGTACGTGCCCGAATAGAATACCTTGGCGCCGCTCAGAAACGTGTAGGCCGGAATGAGGCCGACCTCGAGCGGCCTGCCCTGGTTCAACCGGCTGTCGAGCGACAGGTACTTGTAATCGACGGCCGGCGGAAACTGCGCGTCGTACCCCGGCTTGGATACCGTGACCCTGGTTGGATCGATATAGATCCGGACGGCCACACGGTCACTCCGAGATGACGAGGGTGCCGGCCGTCAGGTTGAAGACCGTCTTGCCATCTGAGCTCTGGATGATGCCGGCAGTTACGGTCCCGATGTTGGCCGAGATCGCGCTCAACACGCCGACGTTCATCATGCGTGCCGTGAGGACGCCATCAAGGAACAAGTTCGCCGTGATGCCAATCGAAGGAACTCCGCTGATCGTGCCCACGGTGAAGACCGCTTTCGGCGCGCCGCCATTGTAGCCTGGCAGTTGGATCTGGAACTTGTCGGCGACGACGGTGAAGGCTGAGACCCCCGAACCGCCGTTGACCAACTGTATTCCGGAGATGTAGCCGTTCACGTTGAGCGTGAGGGACCATGCCGCGGCGGCGTATCCGCCCAGCTGCGCGATCGCGGTCGATTGTTCCGTGATCGACGCGTTGACGTCGCCGAACTCAGCCGTAACGGACGTGCTGAGATCCGCGACGGCTTGCTGGGCGTCGACGGCGACGGTCTGCACCGTGGCGATTTGAGCAAATGCAGCGCCCACACGGGCCGAAATTTCGGACTTGATCGACTTTTTGTCGAGCCAGTTGCGCGCGTCCTGGTTCGCAACGGCCGCCGTGGTCGCCTGCAGGACGGCGTTGATCTCGTCGTTGTTCTGATCCGTGACGTCGGCGACCTGTTTTTTCAGCGCCGCGTTGAACGACTCGAGCGTGACCATGCCGGGCGCCAGCTTGACCGTGGGAGCATCGAGATCGACGGTCGAATAGGCGCCGCGCATTGTCGCATTGACGGCCTGCACTCGCAGCGTCGCGCCCGCCAGGCTGACGATGATGTCGAACTGGTTCTCAGCGCCCTCGTAGACCTGCGTCCAGCTCTTGCCGCCGTCATATGTGATGCCGGCAACGTAGTAGACTGCACCTTCCGTCGGGAACCAACTGGCGAACAGCCTCGGCTCGGCGGTACCTTGGCTGATGTAGGCATTCAGACCGTAGACCAGCGGAACCTTGGCATTTGACGGATATTGCGGGCTCGGCAGGATCGGCGGGGTGCCGAGATCGGTCGCATGGACCCGCTCGTCGTCAACGACGAGGCTGAGCGAGCAGGTATCGCCATTCGGCGTGCCGTTCAGGACGAGGCAGAGCTTCGAGGCACTCTCGCCGGTGCCCAGTTCGAAGGACGCCGGCTCGCCACCATCCTCACGCGCCAAAACCGCGGCCAATGTGGTCGACTGCGCCGCCTGGGCCGCCGCCAGGCTGGTTGGGTCGAGATTCGCGATCGACGCATTGGCGCCCTTGCCGCAGGCGATGGGGCCGAAGAACTTGCCGTTCGGCATGCGCAGCCGGATGTAGAACGGTCCGCTATCCCATGTCGGCGCCGGGTCAAGCGTTAGGGCATTGCCGGCGACGCCGACCACCGCGCCACCGTATCCGTAGTCCTGCGGCAGTTCGGACTGCAGCCGGATAACGGAGCCGAGGGTAATCGCCCTGCCCTCGTACTCGACGCCGATCGTGACGTTCTCTCGACGGTAGAAGGACTGCAGATAGGTGAAGGCACACTCGCGGAAGGCCTGCAACCGGTTGACGATGCCGTCAATTCGGATGGTCGTGGCGTTGAGCGAGGTGAAAGTGTCGCTGTTCGGCGGGTACTGGACCTGCGCGGCCTGCCAGGTGTTCTCGTCGACATACTCGAGAATGACCGCATCCGGGTCTTCCTCGCCGAGCATCGTGAGGTCGATCGCGGTCGAGTCCCGCACGATCTCCCGATCGGTCAGCAACATCGTCGGGACGTCACGCCATTCGTCGCGAACGATGGAGACGGTATCCCCGAGCCAAAAGTGCTTTGCTCTAGCGACAGCGAGGATCTTGTCGAAGGCATCGGGTACCGCGACGGCGGCGTCGAAGCGGAAATCGAACGTGTCGCCGCGGCTGGTGCACCCCGCTGCAAAGTTCACGACGGCGTTGAAATCGACCTTCGAGATGCCGAGGCCGGATCCGTATTGGGTGTTGCTGACGCTGTCAAAGAAGGCCCAGCCGGGATTGCGCGTCGCTTGCTGTACGAAAGCTGCCCCATTCCAAACCGGGAGAACCCGGGTGGCCAGCACGCCGAACTTATAGGAGCCCTGCGTGGACTGCGACGCCTTGATCCGGATCGCGATCGTTGAGACGTCCGGGAACGAGTTGTTGCCCTTCAGGAACGAGCGGAGACCGGCCCAGATGACGGAATTGGAGCCGCCGGTGCCGGCGAGCTCGGCATCCTCGCGCCTGAAGCGGACCAGGTATCGACCCGGGAAGACGTCGACCTTCACGCTGTTGCGGACTGGCGCCTGCGACGCGTACTGAAACGACGTCGAGAACAGCGTCACGAACGGCCCGGTCTGGGTGCCTGCATCATCGCAGGTGGCGTATTCAGCCGTCAGCCCGACGTTTGAATAGCCGATCGAATTGTCCTTGCCGCTGACGGTGAAGCAGCCGGCCGGGAACGCGAAGTCGACCGCGATGGACTGCGAGAGTGTGCCGGCGGGATTGGCGACGAACGGGCCGACCCATGCGCCAGGCGTCCTGGCCGACGGCGGCAACGGCGCGCCCATGGCATCGTACTGACCGCCGGACGAGCCCGCCCCCGACGGCAGCTGTTGGCCGGTGACCTCGGCCGACTGGTCGACGTTGGTCGGGAACAACGTGACGGTCGCACCCGGCGCATAGAACGCGACCTGCGCGCCGGCGAACGCCGCCGAGACCCCATTGACCGGATCCCAGAAGATCGTGTCGTCGACGTAGATCTTCTCGTAGGACATGCTGCCCATCGAGACCGAGAGCAGCAGGTTGAGATATTGGTCGTTGCCAACGAACTCGGCCCAGGGCGTCGCGGCGAAGTCCGGGAAGGCCTTCATGCGGCCATACCAAACCGGCAGCGGCTGCCCCAGCTTGGCAACGTTGCCCTGTGCCGTTACCGAATAGATCTGGTCCGGCGTAGCGTTCGGCGAGTTGGTCGCGCCGGCCTTCGGAAGGATCAGGGCGTTGACGAGGAGCGTGCCGCCGATAGCGAGGCCCGCACCGAGCGCCGTCGCGCCGAAGCTGCCGGCGGCGAGACCGAACAGGCCGACGGGCGCCCAAAGCGCGAATGCCGACACCGCCACGAGGGCGACGATACCGATGATCTGCTTGACCGAATTGCCGCCCTGCCCGCCACCGCGGGGGAAGCTCATGAAGCGGACGCGATCGTCAGGACCGATCCGGCGCCGGCGCCATTCCTTCCGCAGCACCGCCTCGCCGTTGATCTCGAGGATCGTCGGCAGTCCCTTCGCGAACTGCCAGCCATAGGCGCGATCGCGCCATGCCCAATTGGTCCGGCGCAGGAAGGACGTCACGGTTTCGCGCGGCCGCGGCTGAGCGCGCGCGACCTCGAGGCCCGGCATCACGAGATGCAGAGCGGGATGGCGGGGCGCGCGCTCACGCCGACGGCGGTCACGCGGCCGCGGCGCCGGAGAGCGAGGCGCCGGAGCGGGTTTCAACGATCCATGCATGTCAGTTCGGCTCGAAAAACGTCAGCTTCTTCCAGCCCATTTGACGCAGGGCCAGAACGGTTTCGCAGGCAACCCCCTGCTTCTCGTCGCAGTGGATGACCCGCTGCTCGGACTTCAACCAGACGCCGATATGCGCCGGCACCCGCAGGTGGGCCATCAGGACGAGCGCGCCATCCGCGGCGACGACAAGGCCGCCGGGCCCCTCTGGCACTTCTCGCCACAAGCCTCGCTCGGGATGCCCCTCGAAGGACTCCAGCACCCAGCGCTTCGAGAAGTCGTTGGGTACCGGGATGCGGGGGAGATCGCGCCCGAACAGTTCCTTCTCGACGTGGCAGGCGAAGTCCCAGCAGTTTCGCGCCTGCCATGCCCACGGTTCGCCGATAAGCGGCGCCAGAAATTCGGAACGGTTCATTAAGGCAGCAAGCTCGGGAATTGGACGTAGTCGTAGTTCTTCGTGAGGCGCGGAAACCGCTTGTTCTGCAGGTTCTTCACCATCACGGTGCCGGTGATCGAGGTACCGACCACCTTGACGTTGCGGAGCTCGAACTCGACCGCGCCATAGGACGGCTGCGTCAAGTCCGAGGCGAGATATTCCCGGTACAGAACCGAGATGTACTCGCGGTACCCCAAGGCGGCCCGGATCTTGGGCAGCAACTCGCGATTGACGTTGTCGATCTTGATGTCGGTCTGCGGCGGCTGCCCCTGCCGCTGCTCCGGATACTTCGACTCGAACGGGCACGCGATGAACGTCACCGTTTCGCCGGGATTGCGCGGGGCCGACAACTCGATCCCGAAGGTCATGTCGTCACCGACGTTGGCGACGACGCGCGCCGCGACATCGAACGACGACTGCCAGATTTCGAGCGTGTGATAGACCCGCGCGCTAGGCGGGCAAGACGCGTAGGCCTCGAGGAGCGCTTCGTTGTGTGTCGCCATCAGAGATTAAACACCATCAGGGTCATCGTCGCCGCGACGTGGCTCGTTCCCACCGGCACGTAGGTTGGCTTGCCGCCCTTCGCGAACTTGCAGGTCTTGCTGGTGTAGGAAGACCCGAGCCAGACGTTGGCGGTGAACCTGCCGGACCCGTTACCGAGCGTGTCCCTCACCCAAGCGACAAACGTGTCGTACTCTGCCAGCGTGAGATTGATCGTCTGCACCACGGTCCCGACGTTGTCGCCGGGCCGCGGGCGTTCTCGCGTATTCCCGCCTTCCATGTCGGTCGCGATCGGGTCCAGGAACCGCTTCTGGATTTGGAATCCACTTTTTTGCGGCCGGCTGTTGACCCCGGGCCAAGACGGAAGGGCCATCGCTTAGCTCCCGAAACCGCGTTGACGTGACGTCATGGCCTGAGAGATCGGGCCATTGCGGGAAGCGTCGTCGACCATGAGACCGGTGACGGCGTTTTTGAACATGATATCGACCTGCGTGCCGTTATTTGTCCGGCTGACGCTGGTCTGCGGATCGGATCCAGACGGCGCGTTGTAGATGTTCACCGTTACAGCACCGCCGCCGGCACTGTTGTCGTTTGCAGCACCCAAGCCGCCGGCGGAGACGCCGAGGCGCCCGTCGCGGCCGCGGCGCAGCGGCATGACGGCCTCCTCGCCGGCCTCGCCCATGAGACCGGTGCCACCATTCGCCATAGGGAACAGAGTCGGCCGTGTCACGACGCCACCGAGCCGGAACGGGATGATGTTGCCGCCGGCGAAGACGTTGCCGCGGGCGCTCGGCGCTACGGGGCCAAACAGGTTGCTGCCGGCGGTGCCAGGCGAGCCGAAGGTGACGCCGGCGGACCCGAGGAGCGACCCGAAATCAGCGCCGCCACCCAGACCACCGAACGAGCTCTGCAGGCTCCGCATCAACGGCCCGACGACGAGCAGCTTGATGATCATTTCCTCGATCGCTCGGATCACCAGCTTCGAGGTGTCGGAGAACGCCTGGCCGAAGCTCTTGGACCCGTCGATCGCATCGGTGATTCCGGTCACGAGGTCGCTCGAGATCGTCGAAGAACTCTGGCTGATTGCCGCGTTTGTGCGGAGCGCTTGGGCCTCGACCGAGGCTAGCGCGGTCGCGACGTCCGGATAAACGGACTTCAACTGCTGCGCGATTTGAACGTCGTCGGGCGACAGCAGCGCGGTCTGGCGACCGAACCTAATGTCGTTCTGGATCTGCTTGAGCGCATTGGCCTGTGCCGCTGCACCGAGCGCCTTGGCCTGCGCTTCGATCGCGGCCTTGTCTTGGTCGGTCAGTTCTTTGTGGTTGCGGACGGCGTCGGTGAGAGCCGTCATCCGGGCCACGTACTCGGCCGCAGCACCCGCGGACATGCCGATCGTCGCGGTCTGGATCTTGGTCGCATCGGCCTGGGCCTTGATCTGCAGCGAGCCGTCGGCCTGCGCGCGGGCAAGGTCCAACTGATCCTTGATCTGCTTTGCCGTCAGGCCGGCGCCGGCTTCCTGTGCCCGCTGGAGCTCGAGCGTCTTCTGCCTGACGCTGTCAAGCACGCCGGCCGACTGACCGAGCGCGGACATGCGCGCCGATTGGACGCTGGAGGCAATATCCAACTGCAGGGCCGCCGTCGCCCGGCCGGTGTCCGTCGGTGATGCACCAATCTGGGCCGACTTGGCGCGGATCTGCTCAAGTCCGGCAGCCAGCCGTTCCGCCGGGCTTGCCGCGGCGCCGAGGAACTCGACGAGGGCGTTCTTCGGCAGGGCCGCCAGCGCAGCACTGGTCGCCGTGATCGAGCGCTGCAGTTGGTCCATCGACTGACCAACCTTGGCCAGCTTCTGGTCGACGTCCGGCGCCGCGGCGAGGTCTTGAAGCAGCTTCAGTTGGTTCTGGAGATCCTGCGTCTGGCCGATGATCGGCAGCGCGGTCCGAATGGCCTGCTGCTGGGCCAGCGACTGCTGCGCATTGCGCGCTTCCTCGACAGCGGTCTTCTGGCGCTGGAGCGCGGCGGTAACCTTGTCGATCTGCGCTTGGGCGGCAGCGACGGCAGCGGGGTCAGCGATGGCCCCCAGCATCCCGGTCTCCGGATTGACCGTCCGCCCGCCTGTCTTCTGCAGAAATTCGAGATTGCGCTGGGCCGCCTGCAACTGGGCGTCGAGCGTCTGCGCCGGATTCAAGACGTTGTAGATGCTCTTGCCAATCGAGTCCCAAGCGTTCGAAACGGTGTTGCCAAGCGCCGTCCATGCAGTCCGCGTCGTCGAGACGGTATTAGCGACGTCCAGCAGGCTTGATTTCACGCCCGCCGCGAGCACCACCTGCGCGGCGTAGGTCTTGTTCTGAGCGACAAGGTTCGTGATGTTTTGCTTCGTCGCGGCATCCAGGAAGCCGAGGCGCTGATTGAGATCTTCCGCGCCCTTCACCGGGTCGGCGAAGGCCTGCGCCAGCATCTTTGCCGCTTCCGTAGCGTCGACGCCGAAGATAGTCGAGATGTCCTTGCCCATCTGTACGATCGGCAGGATGTTGTCGTTGGCGATTTTGCCGGTCTCGGCCAGCGTCGCCGCAAATGATCGCGCCTCGGCGACCGAAAGCCCCGACCGGGATGAACCGGCGTCCGCGATCGAGTTGATGCTGCCAGGAGTGGCGCCGCTCGCGCGGCCGGATCCAAGGACCGACCGGTTCACCTCCTGCTGCTTGTTCTGAAATGAGATCAGGGCTGCCACGCCAAGCCCGATTGCGCCGGCGATGCCGCCCCACACCAGACGGCCAACGCTGAGCAGGCTCAGAAACTTCGACCCAATCACGCTCGCGAAATCCAAAATGCTGGCCTTCGACGACTGGAAGATCTGGAAGACCTGCCCGCCCTGCTGCGCCAGGATCATGAAAGGCGACTGACCGAGCGCGAGGCCGGTGACGACGTCGTTCAGCTGATAGGACAGGTTGACGAGTTCGCCGGACGCGACACGGCCTGTGGTGCTGGCGTTCTTCAGCTGCTGTTGCACGTCGGTCAGCCGCTTCGCCAGCATGACCTGGGCCTGCTCATACTCGCCGGTCGAGATGTAACCGTCGGCGAGCAGCTTCTTGTATGTGACCATCTCGGCGCCGAGCCGCTGGAATTCCGTCTCGAGCGGCGCGATCTTCGAGCGCAGTTGCTCAGCCGCCGCGGTCATCTTCTGCTCGGCCGCGATTGCCTCGTCGAATTCCGCAGCCATGGCGGCGCCGGCGGCGTCGATCTCCATGAAAGCAGCGGCTGACGCCCTCGCCGATTTGGTGACCTGGTCGTAGCCGAACGCCTGCGCGATCGATTGCTGGGTGCTGGCAGCGAGATGCGCGGCTCGTGCCTGCTCGATCTGGTCGAGGCGCGCGACCTCTGCGGCAAGGGCTTCATAGGTCGCGCCCTGCGAGGTCGCCGAAGCGCCGCCACCACCCAGAGCCTCAGTTAGGCTGCGCTGGAAATTCGCACCGGCCTGCTCGGCACGCATCCGGGCGATGTCGTCCAACTGTCGCAGATTGGCATCGAAGACGCTGGCGGAGTCCTTCGCAGACTTCGCTGCACCGGCGATCATCAGCCGGTCGAGATCCGCGCCGAATGCCGCACCGGTTTCCTGCGCCTTGGCCCGAGCGACCCCCTCGAGCCCGCCGTACTGCGCCAGGAAGGCGTCCGCACTATCCTTGGCCGACTTCGAATCGCCGCCGATGCCGAACGTGGCATTGATATCGGCTTGTGACTTCTGCGCCGTCGCCAATTGCTCGATCGCTGTCGCGGCACGGGTCGCGACCTCGGCATGGATCGAATATTCGTCGTTCAGCTGCCTGACGGCCGAGGTGATGGAGACCAAACCCTTCTCGGCTAGCGACGTGGCATCGGCGGTGAGCCCAAACTTCCGATAGGCCGCATCCAGGAGCAGGTTGGCCCGGTCGAGACCCATGCCACGGTCAACGGCGTTGCCAATCCGGCGGATAATCGCCTCGAACTGCGCACCGGCGCCGTAGCCATCCAGCAAGGCCTTGCTGACAGAGGCCATGCCGCCCGGGATCCGAGCCAGCGCCGCATCCTGCTGCGCCAAGGCCGCGTTCAGGGCCTTGTCGCTCGCGATCATGCGATTGTCGGCGTCGACCTTCTGCTGGGCGCCACGGACATAGCCCGTGGCGTCGTAGTCAGAGGTGACTCGGAGAGACGACAGAGCTACTCCCGCCATGATATCCCCCCTCCGTCATCCGCTTGCGGTTGTCTTCCGCCTCCCTCTCCTTCCGTGCTTCACGCGCGACGTGCTCGAGGTATTCCTCGTCCAAGCCGCCGACGAGCGCCAAGAACGTCTCGAACTCGACGCCACAGATACCGTAGCGCCGCGCATAAGCATCGATTGAGAGGAAGGTGATGGGCGACTCTCCGCCCATGGCGCCGTATTGGCGATCGAACCGAAGCGCGTGCCAGGCTCGCCAGTACGTTTCGGCCCAGAATGGAAGCGAAGCTTCATCCGGGCGCTCGGCCTGCGCCGCAAACTCTGCGGCGTCAGGGTCTTCTTCGGCGAGCTCGGCGAGCCAATCGTCCGTGCCCTTCTGCTCGAGCTCGTAGCGAAGGGCCGCCCTCAGTTTTTTACTTTGGCCGCGACGAACTCGGCCTCATCACGACCGACCCGCATTGCGGCGGCATAGATCGAGCCTCGGATATAGCGGTACTCCGGATCGGTCAGGATCTCGGTCGCCTTCTCCTTCGAGAACAAGATGTCCTGCTCGTCATCATCGACCAAGCCGTCCCAGCCGAGAAGCAAGTGCTCCACGGCAAGTTCGCCATAGGCGTCGGCGAGGATCTCATCCGGAACGCTGTCACCGTGCTTGCGGGCCAGCTTGGCGGCGATCGCATCGCGAGCGATCCTGAACGGTGCGTAGTTCGTCGACCGGACGAACCACTTGATTGCACCGCCGGCGTCAATATCAAGAGCCGGTATCCAGTCGCCTTCGCGCTCCTTCTGGCTGTCGGCCCTCATTGAGGACAGTTTCAACTTACGCACGGTCTTTTCGGGGGTTTCAGTCATGGTTTGGTGTCACCTTGGAGAAACAAGGGAACCTGGCTGGCGCCAGGGGTGAGACCGCACTTCACGAGGACACCAATCCTCTACCGGCATCAACCGGTCCTGAAGGCGGAGAAAGATGGAGATAGGGTGAGCGAAATGTCCGGCGCGATCGGCGCAGCCGCAACACTTCGTTATTGAAGCTGCGGAGGCGTCGGAGGCGCCGACGGAGTGTTCCGATACGAGTTATACTGCGACAGCGTCACCGAGAAGGCGATGCCGCCCGGATTGTTCGGACCCGTGATCAGCAGCCGCGCATCAGTCACTGACGACGTGATGGCGAAATTGAACTGGGCTCGCCCGGCGGTGGCCGGCAACGGCTGGATCGTACTGATGGGCGAGGTGCCCGATATGACAGTCCAAACGCAAGGATTTCCAGCGGTGCAGCCTGTCTCTGCCGATATATCGGCGGAAGCCCAATAGGTGTCGCCACTGTTCAACGTTCCGATCGGGACGCCGCCGCCTAGCGGATAGGCGGAAGCCGAGATCGTTATCGACCCGGCGCTATTCCATACCGCACTGCCACCGAACGCCGGATCGCCGACGAAGCCGGATGCATTGGTCGGGAAGGTCGTCTCGAGCACGGTGTTGAGCGTCGGAAACGGATAGCTGGTTGTCGCCTCTACAGTGCAGCGATTGATCTGCAGGAGATTGTCGAGGAATTCAGAAAATACCCAAGACCCGGCATATGTCGCCAGCTGCGGATCGTGCACGGTCTGACTGCCGAGCACGGCGCCGGTCGCCGCGTTGCGCATTACCATGGAGGCGTTTGTGCCCCCATCGTAATTCAGCTCACTCTGGTATTGAACGCCTGACACCAGTGTGTAGTTGGCGGAAACCCACCACGCGGGCAGAGTGAAGTTTGCGCCATTCACGCCGAGACGCAGGAGGAAGAACGTTGCGTCACTCTCGCCGTGCAGATAGGGCAGCGTTCCGGTGGTGTCGTTGGTGAACGCATAGGTTGGCGGCGTGTTCACCGTGCCGGATGGATAATTCCACAGGCACGACATCCGACGCGGCACTTGCCCGAACTTCTGAAATGCGTACAGGACTTGGCTCCCGACCGGCAGCGTCATCCGGCCGCCGCCCGCGATGCCGTTCGCCGCGCCAGTGCCGCTGGCCTGATACGCCGGCCCCTTCGGCGGGATGCGACCATTCAGCGATGTCGTCTTGCCTGTGTAGTCGTCATAGCCGAGATATTTCGAGAACGGAGCCGGCTTGCCGAGCAGCGATGTCTGCCGGCTTTGATCGAAGGCGTGAGCTTCGGTCACATGTTGCAGGAAATTGATGAAGACTGCGATGAAGGCGATCAGCGCGAGGATCGGAACAGTCCAACTCAACCACCGGGGGATGGGACGGTTATGCATCAGTTGAGCCCCACCGTCGCGATACCGACGCGCAGCACCTCCCCGCTTACCGGCACATACGGGTTGGTCACCTCAACCATGCCGATGATGTTCTGCGTGCCCGACGTACATTGCGCCTGATACGGTGCCCCGGACAGGCTCACGCCGCTGTTGGAGCCGGACGATTGATTGCTGCCGAGCGTGAACGGGGTGCCGTTGAAACTACCTGTCAGGTTGGCGAAGTCGGCTGACGTGATGTTGAAGGCCGCATTGTCGTTCACATTCGTGCCAGGCGTCGCCGAGAACAACCACAACACGCCACTCAGCTTCAGCGTCGGGTTGGCGCTCGACCAGATGTCGGTACGCGTGATCAGAACCTGGCCACCGTTCACGCGGCAGACACCGCTGAGCGTGAAGAAGTTCGTCGCGCCCGAGGTCGCATTATTCCAGCCGGTGTTGACCGTGTATGTGGTCGTGTTGGCTGGCCGGGTAATCGAGGCCGTCGCGTATGCCGCGAACCCGGCGCCGATAGCGTTGCCCGACGCATCAACGTTCTGGGTCTTCTGGGTACCGTTTGTCTGGTTCGCCGCGGTGGCTGCTCCAGATGGTAGGTTGACGGTCAGCGTTCCGGCCAGGAGCGCGCGGACCGCCTCGAGCTTGACTCCCTGATAGCGGTTGATCGCCATCAGGCTGGCTGCGCTGGAGCCGTCCCAGGTCGAATTGGCCTGCGCGCCGATGGAGGTATCGATGTTGCCGACAGACGTGTTGCCGGTTGCCTGGTTTGCTGCGGTTGCGGCTCCGTTCAACGTGCCAAGATTGAAAGTCGGCGTCGATGCAAAGCCGGGCAGCAGGACGCCCGTTCCGAACTGAAACGAGAGCGGATTGGCCGCCGTACCAACCGCGGTGCCGGCACTATCCGTCAAGTAATGCGGGACGATGCACACCACGCTCGTGCAGTCGCCGCTGCTCTTGAATGTGAGCGTCGCGCCATCCTTATTTTTGCTGGTGAAGTCAGCACAAGCGGGACCGACCAGTGCAGCAATCAGGGCAAGAGCGAGCGATATCCTGCGCATAGCGGCTCCTTAGAAAAGGGCTGAAAAAATCGAGGTCTGGCAGCTGTCAGAGAAGTCGATCTGGCCCTGACCGGTGCAGCCGACCGGCTGGACACCTCCGGACTGCTTCTTCATAACGGCGCGGCCCATCTTCCCGACGCTGACGCCATACTTGCCGACACCGAGAGCCTGCACGTCGGTGCCCAAAAAGGCGGAGGCGAGCAGAGCGGCCACCGCAAACGCGGCGATAGCGCGCTTCATGGATTGGCCACGATCGAGATGATCTGGCCGGCCTTCACTCCGAAATATTCCGGGGCATCCGGTCCCAGCGGAGTGTTCGCAGTCGTTGCAGCGGTCGATCCCGCGGGACCAATGGACACCGCGCACCTGGTGTCGCAATTGACGCGGATATAGGTCGTCCCGACTGAGAACGCCGCCGACTCGGCATGACCGCCCGAGAAGTCAATCAGAGGCTGCTCCACCGCAGGAGGCATCGCCGCAATCTGCAATCGAACGTTCATTGCGGCTGCGCCGGCCTCGGTAAACTCGGCGATATGTGCCTTCGCCGCGAATGCCGGGCTTCCGCCCAGCAAAACGGTAGCCGCGATCAGCGCCATGACCCTGTTCATGTCGTTTAGCCTCGTTTTCGCGATGTGGGAGAGCGGCGGATCAGGCGCTTATTCGACATACTCGAGCCGATCGAGGAGTACGTGCGCATTGGTCACGACGTCCTGCGAGGCCTGGTAATCGAAGTCCGCCATGACGTCCGTATTCTTGGCAGTGGCCTGCGGGTTGCCGCCGCCGCGGTACACGGCGCGCGGCACCTGGAAGATCAGGGCTTGGCCGTTCTTCGAGATGCGCGAATTGATCGGCCGCGGCGTGCCGTTGTAGAAGGCCTGCACCTCGGTCGCGCTGCCGAAGTACGTCGTGACCTTGCCGGTCACGGTGCACTCACCGTCGTTGATCGCCACCGGAGCGTCGGAGTCGACAGCGTCCAGCGTCCGGAGGTTGTTGTTGATCTGGATCGAGAAGCCCTTCGCCCAGTTCGGCGCGCCCAACTGCAGCTGGTTGACGCCCAGGCGCCCCACGTTGGCGTTTGCGGCCATGACGACGCCCGTGGTGACGGGATCCGGGCTGGCGTCCAAAGGCACCGTCCCGATGCTGCCGCCGAGACCCGTGAACGTTGCCTGCCACTTCAACTTGTCGCCGCTCTGCATGTCGACATTGAAGGTGTTGGCCTGCATGCCGATGTTCACGATGTAGGACGGCACCGGCTGGCCGAGGAAGCCGCGCTCGATCGTCACGGAGTTCGGCAGGACGCCGTTCTTGATCTGGTCGCCAAAGAAGGCCCAGATCGTCTTGCCCGTGCCGGCATCGGCTGCCCAGCCCGACGGCAGATTGTCCAGCGTCAGCTTCTGAGCCGCGATCGCGGTGACGCGCGCATATGCGGCCGCTCGCGCCTTCGCCCCGGCAGTGACCAGGAACGCAAACTGGGTGATATCGGCACCGCCGCCGACCTTGATCCACTGACCGACGACAAGCCCGAGGGTGGTGAAGTCGAGCGCGGTCGAACCGAGACCGTCAACCAAGGCCGTGATGTCGCCCGCAACGCCGGCAAAGCCAACGACCTTCAACTTGGCGGTGCCGGGAGGTGCTGCTTCCGCCACCAGGCCGGCCGCGCCGACGATTGTGGTTCCGGTTGAGGCAGACGCTCGGAAGACCTGGTTGTTGGCTGCCTGGCCGAAGCCGCTCGCGCGCACCAGCATGCCCACCTTCACCGCGGCGCCGCCCGACGCCACGGCATAGGTCGAGGCGGTCGTGCCAGCATCGGTGATGATGCTGTCGGCGACGCCATCGTTGAAGAACTGCGGGGTGTTCACCCAGACGCTCTCGAAGGCCGACATCAGGATCTCGGACAGCGGCGAGCCGTCGTCCGGATACGAGATTTCACCGTTCAGCCCGCCCGACGATGCCTGGTTCGTCTTGATTGGGTCACCGAGCATGCGGTCGTCTCGGATTTCCTCCGAGTCCACATACGTCGGACCATACTGGAGCGACTCGCCGGTCATTCTGACCTTGCGCATGCGAGGCGTCGTCGGGGTTACTCCCGGCGTGGTCTCCCGAACGAGCGTTACTTGCGTGCGGTTGGCTGAGGTCACGGCTTTCTCCCAAAGAAAAAGGCGCCAGAGGCGCCTTGCGTGAGGTCAGGAATTGTGGGTGATGACTATTTTTCGGACGTCGGCGGAGCTGCCTTCGGGAGCGGCTCGGGCTTGTCCGGCGCGACGAACACGGGCGCCGACGGCGGGCCTGGCAGCGGCGCAGGCTTGTCGCCCTGCTCCTTGATGAAGCCGCGCGACTTCAGCGTCTCGATGGTGTGCGGCTCGATATGATCGTCCGAGCGGACAACGTTGCTGCGGTCGTCATCGGGCTTGAAGCGGCGGTTCACGGTGTTGAACGGCTTCACGACGTCATAGTCCATTGCTGTCTCCTATTCGGCCTCGGTCAGGCGCCATTCAATGCTGACGGACATCAGGTAATAGTTCGCGTTCTCGGCTCCGGGATCACCGGCGCCCATGTCGGCGTCCAAGAACTCGAGGCGATCATTGAGCATCGTCTTGCCGCGGAACATGTTCGCGAGTCCCTTGGCGATCCGGCGAGCGTCGCGCGATCCAATGCCGCGAGGCGTGAAGACGTGGAACCAGAGCGTTCCTTCCTCATCCCAGCGATTGCCGCCGGGATCGACACCGCCGCCGATCGATTGTTGCCCGTACAACTGGCTGTTCAGGATGACCAGAACCCAACTCTTGATCTCTCCACTCGGAGAACTGTCTCCCTCGTTCTCGTAAACGAGCGGCGCGACGCTGAAATCCCAGTCGCCCGCTACCAACTGGTTATTGGTGACATCGACGTAACCAAGATAGCCGCGGATCGCGTCGAACACCTCGTCGTACGGTTGATCCACCATCACTCGACCTTCATCGTCATGACCAGCGCCGGGTATGTCATCTGCGCACCGGCCGCGGTGTCAGCCCTGAGCCTCGTTCTGGCGAACGGGCGATAGCCGCGCCGGAACTTCCCCTTCAGGATGTAGCCGCCAGGCAGCGTAATCATCGTCCGCTTGGCCGTGACGAAGTTGCCGAACCGCGCCATGACCATCTTCCGAACGTCTTCGATAATGCCCGGCGGCACCGACATCCGCATGTGACCGACGTCGATCTTGCGGCTGTAAGGCCGATTGTTCGTCAATATGACGGTCGAGTTGATCGAGATGGTGTCGAAGTTCGCTACCACGCCGCCAGGCGTCATGATGAACCACGACTTCTTGTAGTCGCCGGACTTCTCCGGTGATCTATCGACCGCGGCTTGCAGCGCGAGCTCGATAATTTCCTGCCACCACCTGAAGACGTAGAGAATCGGCCCCGGCGGCTCGACCGTGTCTTCGTCGGCTTCGGGACGACCGTTGACGTACTTGTCGTAGCGCTCGGACCCGACGCCTTCCTGGATGGCCTTCGACAGTTCGGAGCGAGCGAAGGCCGCCAGTTCCCTTGCGATGTTCTCCGGCGCGATCCCGGCGGTTGCCAACTGGAGATCGCGCGCGAACGTCGAGATCCTGGCCATCGCTAACCGTCTACCATCATCTTGACGCGGACAATCTCGCCATTTACGGCGATAGCGTCGCTCGCCTTCACCGTCTTCGGCTTGCCTTTGATGACTACGACATCGCCGATCACCGGAATGCCGGGGTCAACATCGAACGGCGGGGCCGGCCGTGGTGGCGCATGCTGCGGCCAGCCCGCAGCCCTGATTTGCGTCATCGAGATGATGACGACCGACGGCTCTTTATAGATACCCTTTGTGAGTTCCTCAGCGTTGAGGCGATAGCTTCGGACGTGCGCACGGACTGGGACCTCGTCCTTGTTCGCGCCGATATTGCGGCGAAGGACGATGTCCTCGCCCTCGGCCTGCAACGATGCATCGAGGTCGTCGATGTGGTCGCTCATGGCCTACACCGACCGGGAGCGGTAAGGAGCCAGCTTGGCCTGGATGTCCGGCGGCAGGCCACCGCCCTGCGCGAGACCGCCTACCCAATATTCCCTGGCGTCGATGTCCTGGACATCCAGCGATTTTAGCAGCGGATCGCGAGTCCGTGCGGCCCGCATGCCCTTGACGATGTCGACGACGGCGGACTCGATGTCGTATGGCAACGTTCGGGCAGCGCCCTGGTCTGGCAGCAGCCATCCTGCGGTAAACCTGACCTCGATCTTGACCCGACAGCGCCAGAAGCACTCCTGATAGAAACCGAGGCCCCGCAATCTGGTCAGGACGCCGTTCCGCCCCTCGAGCTCATACTGCTCGGCGGTGAGATCGACATCATTCTCTTTGATGTAGGCGATCGCGGTCACCGGCCTGCGAGCCAGGACCAGCTTGGTCAGACCGCGATGCTGGTCCCGGAGTAGGAAGGTCTGGATCAGTTCCTCCGACGCCAGCGTGCGCGTGCCGTCATCGGCCATTGTCACCCTAAGATGGGAGCACACCATCGCGCTGGCGCGCGCGATGGCTTCGTCGATATAGGCATCTTCGGCCGTGCCGCTGATTTTCAGGTCGGATTTGATCGTATCCCGGAGGGTCAGCGCAGTCAGCGCTGCCGGGACCGCCCGAACGATGGTGCTCAGCATCTACGCCTCACCAGCACAGCCGATCCAGATATCAGCCGGCCTTGGAAGCGCCGGCGCCAGCGTCCGTGCCGGCAGCACTGCCACCGGCGCCGTCCTGCGCGCCGCCGGCGGCCGCCTGACCTCCGGTGCCCTCCGACTGCCCCTCCGAATGACCATCGGTGGTATCGCCGGTCTGACCAGCAGCCGAAGTCTCGGGGTTCGCGCGGCGATCGACTTCCGCCTGGACGATCGTGCGAGCCTCATCGGTGCCTGCCACTGGTTTGCCGAAGATCTTCTCGGCCAGCGCCTTCAGCGCGAACCATTTCAGCTTCGACCAGTTCTCCGGGATCTCGACCTGGCCATCGACCACGATGACTTTCCCCCCACCATCACCAGCGCCGGCGGCGTCAGCCCCTTCGCTGCCCTCCGGGACTGCCAGCCCATATTTCAGCGCGGTCTCGGCGAGATCACCATCGATCACATCGCCTTCGACGAAATTGGTTGGATCGGTCTCGCCGTCCCTGACACCCGGAAAGGGCGTAATGACTACTGCGCTCATGGCAGATCTCCCTTAGTTTGGAACACACGACCCCAGGTCGCGGCGCCGTTTGGACGACGGCGCCGCACCGGATCGCGAGAGCCTCTCAGGTTACGCAAGTGGCGAGACGCGGGCCCGCGAGCGGATGACTGCCATCGACTGCAGCATGCCCGTGGTCGCGCCAGCCGTGACGATCGAGCCACGGACATAGCGCTTGCTGCCGACATAACCGACGCGCTGAACAGCGTTCTGGCCGGCAGCGCTCGTAACCGGGGCGAAACCGCCCTGGATGTCGGAGGCAGCAGCGGCGACGTAGTTTGTGCCATCGTCGCTGTGCTGGATCGACGGGGTATGCGAGCCATCGGTCCAGGCGCCGGCTTCGAATGCGAACATCACGCTCTCGTAGCCCTGGAGGTCGACGGTTGCGCCGTTCGCGGTGCCGTTCACACGGGCCGCCGGCGCAAGGGTCTGAGCAACGTCAACGTTGCTCCGGAGATCACGCTTCATAGCGCTGGTCCCTTCTGAAGGTTGAGGAAATGGTGGAGCAGTGCCGCGGCCCGGCGAGCGCCGAGCCGCGCTAATGAACGATGCTCGAAGCGCGCTTACGCGAACTTCAGGAGCTTGATCGCCTCGAAGTTCTGGACACCACCGCCGACGCGCTTAGTCGTGTAGAACAGCACGTAGGGCTTGGCGGTGTACGGGTCGCGCAGGACGCGGATGCCGATCCGATCGATGATCAGATAGCCGCGCTTGAAGTCGCCATAGGCGACCGAGAGCGAGTTGGCACCCATGTCCGGCATGTCCGGCATCTCGACCGCCGGCCGTCCGAGAATCTCCTCAATGAAGCCCTCCTGGCGGAGGACCATGTTGAGAAGATAGTTGCCCTGGCCATCCTTCAGCTTCCGGATCGCACCGAGCGTGCCGCGGTTCGCGATGAACGTCGAATTGATGCGGTACGGGCTCTTCACCGAATGCAGGAGGTCGACCAGGCAGTCCGCCGGGTTGGTGGCCGCGAAGGCGCCGGCTGCACCGGTGGTCACAAAGCCGATCTTGCCCCAGGCATAGGCGGCATTCGCAACAGTCTGATAACCGCCAATGATACCGTTCGGCTTGTTCTGGCCGTCGCCGACCACGAAGGCGTTGCCCTCCTGACGAGCGAACTCCAGTTGCACCTCGCCGGCGATCCAGGCGCCGATGTCGACGAAGGCATCGTCGAGAAGGCTCTGGGAAGCTGCCGGCATGGCGTACATTTCCATGACCGGGAACTTCAGTTCGCTCAAATTCGAGCCCGCGGTCTGCGGACGGGAATCGACTTCGCCGACCCAGCCCGACGCCGTACCGTGCTGGTTGACCAGCTTGCGGTACTCCGAGGTGCCAATCGTGCGGACCGTGGCAAGATCGCGCATCGGCGAGATCTGCTGCACAACCTCGTCGATCGTCTGCTCGATCTCCGGCAGAACGGTGTAGCCACCATCCGGATCGGAGCCGATCGACATCGCGGCCTTGACCTCGAGGTCGCGAAGCGCCGAAGCGCCACCCTGGAGGGCGTTCTCACCACGGCGGAAGTACGTGGCGAACGCCTTAGCGTACTCCGGCAGGTTCGGGTTCGAGACGCGCGGATCCTTGGAGGCCTTGGCGCCACCACCGCCGAGAGCGGTCAGGGAAGCCTGCTTCTCGTTGAGCTTCTCGATGTCCGCCAGCACCTTCTTGATGAGGGCGTCGGCATCCTTGTTCGCCTGGACAAGCTCATCGACCGAGGCGTTGATCTTGTTGACCTTCTCGTCGGTTACGGCGTCCGCCTTGTTCTTCAGGGCGGCATCGTTCTCCGTCTTGAAGGTGGCGAAGGTCGCCTGGAGCTGTTCGTAGCTGGTCTTCTGGGCAGCCTTGAACTGGTCCAGATTGGTGGTGAGCTGCTGCACGAGCTCAGCAACGTTCGCACCGTCAGCACGGATACCGCCGAGCATGAGGGCACGAGGCGCAGCCGACTGCAGCGCGCGCGGATTAACGTGGCGCATAGCCAATTCCTTCAGATTTTGAGGGGTTTCAGGACTTCAGGGACTGATTCAGGCCAGCGAGGGCCGCGATCAGGTCAGCGTCACCAGCGCCAGGCGTGGTGGTGGTGACGTCAGCGCCAGGCTTGACGTCGGTTTGACCAGCGGTCGCCGCAGGCGAGCCGCTCTTCAAATCTCGGATGAGCGAACGGAACGTGCCGCGGGACATGCCTTCATGTCCGGCATCGTTCTTCGTCAGGATCTTCTCGATTTCGCGCACCGCCGGCGTGCCTTCCTGGCTCGCCGCGCTCACGATCATGTTGCGGGCCTGCGCCGCCGGGACATGGCCACGGCGGACCAACGCAGCCTCGATGTGGAGAGCCGCAATCTTCGACTTCGAGCTCGCCGCCGCGGCCTTGTCTTCCTTGATCTTGTCCTGCGACAGGATCGTATCGGCGAACCCCTCGTCGATCGCCTGCTTCGCGCCGATGAACGTCTCGTCGTCCATGTAGTTCTGGACGTGGGCGGTCTTCATGTCGGTGCGGGCGACGTAGATGTCGCACAGCGCCTGATCGAAAGGCTCGAGATAGTCAGCGACGTCGCGCATGTCGTTGCGGTTGCCGATCGCCATGACCCAGCAGTTGTGGATCATGATGAAGGCGCCCTGCCCGATCTGGATCTCGTCGCCGGCCATGGCGATCACCGATGCGGCGCTCGCGGCCAGCGCCATGACCTTCACGGTCACTTTGCCCGGATACTGGTTGAACAGATTGTAGATCGAGATGCCTTCGAACATATCGCCGCCGGGCGAATTGATCTGCACCTCGACCGGTTGGCCGCCGAAGCTTTTCAGCTGGTCCGAGATCCACTTATCGGTGATGCCGCCACCGGTCCAAAAGTCGTAACCGATGACGTCGAAGATCTCGATGACGTTCTTCTCGTCAGCGGCCGCGGCGCGAATGCCGGGATTCCAGCGCGAGAAGCAGTCCGGGCTCGCCGGCGCCGAACTCGCGAGATCGGACCGCGGCTGCACCTCAATCCGAGGCGGGCGGTTCGCGACCGTGATCGCGCCGGCGCTCGGGCCCTTTCCGGCGTCGGCCTGGCTCGAGTCGCTGTCGCCGTTGATCTCATCGAGCAGCGCGCCGGCAGCGTCATAGATGGCCTTGTCCTTCTGCGCGCTCGAACGTGACCGGATCGACACCAGCGCGCTTTTGTAGATCTTGCCACCCTTCGCGAAGGGATACTTCCAGTGGTCCTTGGTGTCGAAGCTCTCGGTCGTGTCGACGCCGAGATGGTTCTTGCCATAGGTCGCCCAATCCGTGCCGGCATCACCGAGCAACGCATTGCCGTCGTCGGCAGTGAATGACCACGCCGAGTCCCGATCGATGTTGTCGCCGGCGATGAGTTCGCGCGCGTAGGCGCGGCCGGCGCGATTGAGATCAGCCATGTGCCCTCTCGATTACTTTGATGTCGGAGCGTTCGGATCGTGCGCGGCCAAGTCGTTGGTCGCTTTGTTCGCATCCTGCATGTTCACGGCCTGCAGGTAGGTATCGCCGCCTTCGATCGGATTCTCGTCTTCCATCTCGCGGACGTCGTTCGCCGACCACCAGCCCCATTGACGGCCGACGGCGTACGACAGCATCCGCGTCTTGATGTCAGCCCGCATCAGGCCCGCTGGATTGATCCGGACGTAGAGATTCGGATCGTCGGCCGGCTGCAGGTCGCGCTTGATCGCGTCTTGCCACATCGTGAACCAGTCCTGGAGCGTGTAGGCGACGAACCCGATGCCCATCGACTCGATGCCGGAGCCCCACGACGTTTGCTTTGTCGTCAGACCGACCATGAACGGCGGCACGCCGAAGAACATGCAGATCTCAGTCGCCGTGATCTCCCGGTTCTCGATGAACTGCATATCCTCGTTGCTGAGGTCGACCTTCTCCCATTTCAACCCGCCCTCGAGGATGAGGGTTTTGTGCGCGTTCTCTGCTCCGCGGTACTCGTCGAGGTTGGCCTTCAGGCGATCCTTTTCCGGATCGTCCATCTCACCCTCGGTTGACAGCACCGTCCCAACCGAGGTGCCGTTCTTGTACATCTTAGCCAAGCGTTTCTCGGACTGGATCGAGATGCCGAGCGTCTCACGGGCGAAACCGAGTACCGACAAGCCGTTGATGCCGTCGAGCGACATGCCACGGAGATGCAGCATGTCTTCCTGGGCGATGGTGACCTGACCACCGTCGGGGCGCGTATAGGTGTATGTCAGCGTGAAGTCGGAATTCTGCCTCACTTGCATGGCGCCGGTCAGCGGGATCAGCCACTTGATCTTGCCGATGGCACCACGAACGATCAGCGCGTAGCCGTTACCGCGCATCAACACCATCATCTGCATGAGGCGCTTGAACTCGCTCGGCGTCTGCCAAGGGTTCGGCTTCGTCTTCAGGACGTTCCAAATCACGGCGTCCTCGGCGTCGACCCGGTTCTTCCCGACACGCCGCTTGATGTCCATTGGCAGCGTCGCCATAGCGCCGCAGATGATGGCCGAACACCGATATGCGGTGGCAACCTTCAGCGCGCTATGCGGCGTGACCGGCGCGCCGGCCTCGCTTTCATAGCCGCGGCCGCGCAGCCATTCCGACACCCGAGGGTCGTCGAGGTCGAGCATCTCCGACACCTCGACGGATGCATTGATCCGCGGCTCGCGCCGCTGCTCGACTGGAACGCCGCCGCCAGATCTGAAGAAATCGAGAAATCCCATTCAGACCCCTCAAAGGACCGTTGCCCTCGGCTTTGCGCGGCCATGAGCCTTCGGGTTGGTCGCCATCAGATAGGCGGAGTTGAACATTGCGATCGCGGGATCGATCTTGGAGTCGCCGGCGGTCTGCTTCGTCGCGCGGATCGCCGTTGCCGTCGGCTCGATCTTCAGGTTGCTGACGCACCAATCCATCATCGGGCTCGGAGCGTGCCGAAGCTTCCCGGAAACCAGCATGCGTTCGCAGGTCTTGATGCTGTTCATCATGCCGAAGCCCTGGGGGGCGCCGATGAGCAGCTTGTTGTCGACCGTGATATCGACGTCCTTGTCCGCCAAGGCATCGACGAATTCGCCGAGACCAGCCGGGTCGACCGCGACACCGCCGAGAAGGCGCCGGTCCTTCACCAACTTGATGATGCGGACGATCTTCGAGATGTCCTGCAACGAGTCATCGACGATGGTGAGATCGCCCTCCTTCTCAAACTGAAGCAGGCGCGGTGCGATCGACTGCCTGAGTTCGAGCACGCCGCGGTGGCACCAGGCATGAACCCAGAGCAACCAGTCGCGGGTTTCGCGGTGCCGCCCCAGGAGGCTGAGGCCGAACAAGTCGTCGAGACCGCCGCCATCGATACCAGGGACGATGACGTCGCAAACCTTGAACAGGTACCGCAGAGTGATCCGGTCGTCGTCACGCTTCTGCCAGTGCGCGGCACCTGCCCAGCGGTTCGCCCGGAGGTTCATGCCGATCTCGACGTTGAGATGCTTGGCCAGGAAGGTCCGGAGCGCGTCCTCGCTGCCGCGCTGGGCCTTGATTAGTTCGCCGAGCAGCCATTCCGTGCTGACTGACTTGTCGAGGTTCGGGTTGGTGATCCGCCAGTTCTTCGGATCGAGATAGCCTTTCGCGGCGAGGATGGCAGCCGGGAATTCGTACAGCACGCCGAGGCTGGTCGGATCCACGATCTTTCCGTCGCGGACGTCGCGGAAGTAATCCAGCTTCTCCTTGAACACGCCGGTCGGCGGAGCATCCGACTGGGTCGTCAGGAAGATGACGAACCCCTCGGGCCTCGAGACCAGGCCGCCGAGCGCTTCCTGGAACATCGAAGCGGCGTGAGCGCGCTTGCCGAAGATCCAGAGCTCGTCGACGAGCACGAAGGCCGCCTTCTTGCCGCCGACAACGTCGGTGTCGGCGGCGACGACCTTCAGGACCGCGTCTGTCGTCAGATGTGTGATCTGCCGATAGTTGTCCTGGACGTGCAGCAGATCCTTCAGCTTGGGGTGCAGCCTGACCATGGCCGCCGCCGGCACAAACGAGTTGTTGGCGATCTCGATCGTCGGCGCCAGGATGAGCAGTTCGGCGCCGTGCCGCCAGTTCCGCACCAGCGCGGTAACCATGATGCCGGCTGCGATCGTCGACTTGGTGTTCTTCTTGCTGATCAGCAGCAAGAACTCGCGGATCAACCGCTTCGCCTGCCCGTGATCATAGGCGCCGAAGATCGCCCGGACGAAATCGAACACCCATGGCTCGCAGGCCTCGCCGAAGGTCGGCTGCCGCGGCAGATCGTAGATCCGGAGCGACTTGAACACCTCGAGCGCGGCGTCCGCTTCGTCCGGGAACAGCGGCTCGAACGGCACCAGGCTCTCGCCTGCGACAATCCTCCGTTCCCAATCGATGCACGCTGTGGACCAAGCCAGCGTCATTGCGATCGCGACGACCTGTGGCGCCGCCGAAGCTCTTTGTGCAGGCCGGTGACGAGAGGCTCAGCGCGCCGCTGGCCGCACCGGGACAGGATGGCGACCGCTCTATCGAGCGTGCAGAACGGCAGGCGACGCATGATCCGCATGGCGACGACGCGCCGACCGGGGCGCTCGTGATACGACTGCCGCCCGTACACGCCGGCTACTCATTGACCGCGGTGTTGTCGATCACCAGGCCGATCTTTGGCGGCTCAGGCGGCTGAAACGCTCCCGACGCCGCAACTCGTTCTGCCGCGGCCTTGCGCTCGGCCTTCTTGCCGACCTTCTCCGGCGCAGGTGGTGCAGCCGGCACTTCGCCGCCCGCCCTGCCCAGATCCGCGATCGCCTGCGCGGCCGCCGACACCCGAGTCATCTCCTCGAGCTTCTTGATGCAGGTGGCGTTGCCCTTCTTCGCCTGCTTGAACAGGAGCCCGACCACCTCGGCCCGCTTCTTGGCCACGCCGGTCGCGATCTCGTCAGGGAAGGACTTTGCCAACGTCGGCGTCGAGATCCCGAGCACCCGAGCGCATTCGTCCTGGGACATTCCGCACGCGATCCACTCTTCGACCTTCGTGCGCTGCGCTTTCGTCGGTTTGAACGCCGGCCGACCTCGGGCCATGCCGAAACTCCAATTTCTTTGCCGTTCTTGGCGTTCCGGACAAATTTTCCGGCCAGCCAAAAAAAATTGCGCGAATGAGCCCCCGTGCGGTCCGTGCCCCCGCCGGTTCCCAGACTTTCCGACCCCATACCCCTTGGCCGAGCATGGCCGGCCGGCTTGCGGCGGGTTGGCGTGTCGTTAGCGCTGGCGTGCGATAGGCCGAGGCGCGTAGCCTGGCCGATTAGTGTCAACCCTGCAGGCTACATGCTGGCGCCGCTGGCGCCGCGCCGCGCGCGCGGTAGCCTTCCGCGCTTCTGTCTCGAATAGCTGGCGCTAGTGGCGTTGCGCGGTTGACGTCGCGGCCTTGCATCGATCCGCCGAGGCCGAGGCCAGAAATGCAAAACCCGCCGAGGCTTCCCGCGGCGGGTTGGCTGCAGTGACACTGCGCCGAATGCCTGTTCTGAATCATAACTGGAGTCGGACTGTCAAACCCGGTTCCGCTACTCGGCGGTGCATGACGGCGCCGCGCGGCCTCGGCCTCTCCCTCTTCTGTGATAGCTATTGCTTACGGACTGTTGAAACTCACGGAATAGGGAAACCCAATGACTGCAGCAAAGGCGGATAAGACGGCGCCGAGGCAAGCCGGCAAAGGCCGCGCCTATGCCTCGGCCGGCGCCGCAATGCGAATCAGCGCGGCCGAATTCATGGCTTGGCAGGAAGAGCTACGCCTATCCAATGGCGCCGCAGCTGCAGCGCTATTCATCTCGCCCAATACCGTTACAGCGGTGCGCGCGGAAGGCGGTAGCGCTGAACTGGCGCTGAAGTGTCGCGCCATCGCCGCCGGCCTTTCGCCAGCGCTACCCATGCAAGAGGCCTTTCGCCTCGGCCGAATTGCCGCGATCCTGCAGGAATAGAGCCGCAATTCCCTCTAGTGTGAGTCCGGCCGGGCTAAAGGCTATCTTTTTTCACAGAACAGCGAATTAGGGGATTGACACGCGCCGCGCTTTATAGGCATGTGCGGTTTGTGAGGCGCGATTGTGCGCAAATCTAAAGGCCGCGAAATGAACGCTTTCATTTCCTCTTGCATCGCAAATCCGGCTTTGGCCGGTTTCCTCTTTGCTGCGATCTATTCCCTTTGCTGGGCTGGCCTAGCTCCCTTCCTGTATGCGCCGGCAAAGCCTCGGCGCCTCATGATCCGGCGCCGCGCGCGCCGTTCCAGTTCGCCGCGCCGCTAACCCGGCAAGGCTCAACCCGCGCAATCGTGCGCAAATCGAAAAGGTAAGACAGTGACAAACTCAACCGTGAAAAGCCTCTTGCACCATGCGGCCGCGGCGATCCGGGTTGGAAACCTCACACTCGCATTGCGGCTTGTGTCCAATGCCGAATGCCTGGCCTCGGCGGACGAAACCATTTCCGCGGTGCGCCTCGGCCATATTCGCACCGCGCGGCTTGCGCTCGCAATCGCGAACTGAGGAGCGCGCGACAATGGCAACCGCCACAATCAAAAAGCGCGATCATGTCACCTATGTTTGCAGCGCTGGTGTCACCGTTACCGCCATCGTTCGCACCGCGCACCGCGACGGTACCGCTACGGTTGAGGCCCGGCATATGCTGGACTCGGCCGGCAATATCCGCGGTTGCTATCTCGGTTACCGCTACCGTTTCGACGCCAGCGATCTAACCCGGGTTGAGGCATAACGCACATGGCAAAGCCTGATGATTTGACCGTGTACGCCTCGGCCGGATATGCCGCGCCGGATTCCACAAATCCGCACCTCTGGAGTAGCGCAACACACATTGCCTATTGCCTCGGCCAATGGTTTCACGCAACCGGCCGGCCGGCGCCGCGCGCGGTCCGCATGTCCCGCGGCCTTTCGATCCGCGCAAACGATATGCTGATACGCTGGGATGCTAAAACCGGCGCATGCGAGCGTATCAACTAACGCGATTTGCAGCCTATGCCGTGCACGTCACGGCATAACCGGCAAACCGCCGAAACCGCGCAATTGTGCGCAAACTGAAAAGGAAACCGCTATGAAGTATCGCAAGCATGACTCCGACCGCCGGCCGATGGACAAGCGGACTCGGCGCGCCGCGGTGCGCAACGGAAAGCGCTCGTTTCTGAATTCGTGCCTCTGAGGGATACGCCAATGCGATGGACGTTTGACCAATGGTTGACGGCATGCGGCGCGGAAATGTCGCTCCAGTTTAATTGGACGCTGGAGCATTCCGGGTTGCGCGGTTTCGATTGGAGCGCGGCCTATGGCCGAGGCCTCACGGTCCGCGCGGCTTGTGACGCGGCTTACGATCATGTGCAGGAAACTGCACTAGACGGCGCCGTCTATTTCAATTGCTGCACTGGCAACACGGCGCCGGATTGGTCCGCCTTCCGTTCGCTCGAAATTGGCGGATGCAAAATGGTGAGCAATTCCGCTGGCGAAAGCTACGTGCACGGGAATCAGGCGCCGGACGATTCCGCTTTTTGGACTGTCTACGCTCGCGAGCATGACGGTTGCGCGCTGGCGATTACCGATTGCGGAATCCTCACGGAAACCCACGCGATAGCGGAAACGCTTTCCCGGCTTTCCGGCCTTCCCCTGATTTGACGTTGCGACACTGCGCAGCATGTCTGCGCAGCACGGAACGCCAAAGCGGACCAACGCGCGATTGTGCGCAAACTTGAAAAGGACAACGGCCAATGCCTTGGAAACTGGAACTGCAGGAAACCCGGCGCGGTTGCCAAATGCTGGAAACGACACCGCGCTATGACGTTCTCTTGAACGGCGCGCGAACCGGCCAGCTGTATTTCAACACGCGCGGTTATGTCGGATATCTGCCGACGCCGGCCGGCGGAAAGATCGATATCGGAGAGAAGGGAATCACGGCGTTTCGTCGCGAGGTTTCCGCGCTCAACCGGGAAGCTAGGAACCTGGCCGGCTAACCCGCGCGATTGTGCGCAAATTGAAAGGACAGACTACAATGGCACGATATGGCGGCGATCCGCGATGGATCATTACCAAATATCCGACCAATGACCGCAACGGCCGTTTCATCCCGGTAGGAACGCGCGCGTTCTACTATCCCGCTTCCAAACGCATGTTGACCGGCGCCGAGGCGGAACAGGCAAGCCGTGACTTTGAGGCCGCGCGCTTTGACGAAAGCATGGGGTAACGGAAATGGATTTTGCAGCATTCCAAGCCGCCGCGGCCGAGCTGGATAACCGGATGACAACGGCCGGCGCGCGCCTCGGCGCCGTGACAGAAAGCCTTGCGGCCGAGATGGGGATTCCGGCGCGCGGTCCGATGGGATTGACGCCCGATCGAATTAAGTTCGATCCGCGATACCGGCTTGCGAAGGCCGCGGCCGATATCGCCTTTTCGGAACTGCGCGCATTCAATGCCCGGTATGCCCGGCGGTTCAAGAAAGAGATACGCGCCGCGATTGACGCGCGGCGCCGTGCCAAGGCAACGGCCTGACCTGGCCTCGGCCTTCCCTCAATTCTCGGCGCGATTGTGCGCAAATCAGAAAGGACAATGGACCATGCAACAGGTTGATTTGATCGCGGCAAAGGCTGCAAAGGCAACGGAACGGCGCGCGCTCGCAATCGTCGCGTATGACAACGCAACAGCGAATCCCGATTGCGCGAACTGGCGCGCGGTTGCCGATTTGCTTAGGCTCGCATTGCCGGCGCCGAAAGCCGGATCCGCCGCGGCCAAGATCCCGGACGGCGCGGCCGATCATTGGGCGGACTATGTGATTCCGGCAAGCGCGACCAAACGTCTAGGCAAATCGCCTATTATCGTTGTCACGTTCTCTTGCGGCGCCGTGGTACGCGCGCCGGCAGTTTCCCTTCCCGGCAAGCCGGTCAATATCGGCCGCGGCTTGCGTGTTGCCTTTGCCTTCTACCGGGCACGGATCGCACGGGAATTCGGCAAGGCCTCGGCCATTGGTTCCGATTGTGTCGCGGTTCCGGCCATCGTTTCCGTTGCCTGTGACGTTGCCGGCGCCGAGTATTCCGCCGAGGAATGCAACGCGCGAACGGCCGAATTCCGCCGCGGCCGTTTCGATCATATCGCGCTTTCGGCCGAGGCCTCGGCCTTGCCGGAAACCGCCGAGGCCGGCGAGTTGACGCGCGCCGACTTCTACCGCGGCCATTACCTCATTGCCTCGGCCGAGGCCGAGATTTTGGCCGGCGCCAATGAGGATCACGCGGCCGAGCTCGGCGCGCAGATTGCCGACTATCGGTCGCGTCTCGGCGGTATGGCCTGGCTGGAGATTGAAGCGCGGCGCCGCGCCATCATTCGCGCGGCCGAGGCCGAGGCGAAAGCCGCGGCAAAGGCCGAGGCCGAGGCCGGCCGGCGCGCCGAGCAAGAGGCCGAGGCCCGCGCAGCTGCAGCCGAGGCCGAGGCGTCGCGGTTGCGGCTTGTCGCGGACAATTCCGCCAGCGTCGAAACCGCGTCGGCTTCCCTCCCGGATACGGCCGATTCCCTCCCGGTTGCGCCCGCGCCCAAATCGATCGCGCCTATCCCGGTTGCGCCTTCCCGCGCCGCGCGCTTCCTGGCCTCGTCATCGCTCGGCGCGCCTCGGCCTTCCCTCCCGGTTGCGCCTTTCTGCGCGATCCGCGCCAGCTAGTCGGAGTCGCCAGCAATGCGAGCCTATGGATTCGATATCTTGCCCGATGGCGCAAAGTTTCGCCTGATTGATCGCTGCGAATTCAACAATTGGGGCGAGCTATCGCCGCGGTTTGATACTCCAGCCGAGGCCGAGGAATACGCGCGCCGCTGCGACGAATTCAAGCGCGGCAAGCGTTCAAGCGTCGAATTGCGCGCTTGGGAACTGCACTAGGCCGCGGCGCGCCTCGGCCTCACGGAATGCAACACGCGCGATTGTGCGCAAACGGAAAGGAAAACAGACCATGCGGAAGCCGAATCCCAACAAAGAGAAGGCCGCGCAGCTGGCGCGCCAGATTGCCAACATGACGGAAGAGCAGAAGGCGATTTGGCTGCAGCGCGCGCCGATCCTCACCGCGGACGCGCGGCCGATATCCGGGAAAAATCACATGCTGGCGGCGATGCAATGCGAAGGCGCAACCATGCTCGGCGGCTTCAATCAATGGCTTTCCGCCGGTCGCGTGGTGCGCAAAGGCGAGTCCGCAATCTACATTTTCGCGCCGTCCGGCCGGCGCGCGACGGCCGAGACCTCGGCGGCGCCGAGCGCGGAAGGCGCCGCGGCCGAGGCCGTGGCGGAGTCCGTGCGGTTTATCCTGGTCCCGGTTTTCGACGTCTCGCAAACCGAGGAAAAGCCGGCCGAGCAAGCCGCCGCGGCCTAGTCCCGGGTACGGCCGATTTCCCCAATCCCTCGGCTACGGCCGATTTTCTCGGCGCAATTGTGCGCAAACCAAAGGAGCTAACGACATGCCGAAATTGATTCTCGATTGCCACCCCGCAACCGTCCAGGGCGATTGCATCTTGACGTCCATCATGCAAGCCGGCCCCGTGGCGCGCCTCGTTGTCGATATCGCGCGCGCCGCGGACGCCGAAAGGGAATTCGCGGATTACTGCAAGAGCATTGAGGCAACCGGCAAGCCGGCGAGCGTTTCAATGCGGATCGCCCGCGCCGATCGCTCCCCGCCTGGCTTCAAGAAACTGAAGGGCGCGGCCGGCTTTCACAGTGTCAATTGCTGAGGGCGCCGAAATGACTTTCCGCGCCTATGACTTTCCTGCGGCCGTCATCCGGATTTATGCGGATGGCAGCTGCAGGGAGTTTCCGAAATGGTGCCTAATGATAAGCGTCGAACGCTCGCGCGCCTATGTCGCCAGTGCACTGCGCGAGTTGCGCAGCTATCGGCGGCGCCTCGCCGCTGAACCGCTTCGCCCCGCCGCCGCCTGATTTCCCATCACAGAACAAAGGAACCGTTATGCATCTCACCTTGCCCCGCTCGCCGCTCGCCGCGCTCGTTAACGAGGCCTCAAAGTATCGATGGCGCATCCGCTACGCGCTGCAGCGCTACGGCGTAGCCTGGCGCTACGCTCGCCAGCGCTCAACCCGCGATGACGGATTGACGCTGCTTTTCGACGCCGAGCATATCGCCGGGATTTACGGCCTCGCCTGCTTGTCCGAGGAATCCGTTTTGGATCGCGCGCGCGACCTATACGGCGACATTCCCGGTCTTGAGCGATGGGCGGCGGACGCTTGCGCGCGCGTCAACTCGAAACATGGCGGCGGCGATGGCGAAATGATCGGCGCGGCGGAAGATTGGGCGCTTGAACTGATGGCCGAATACGCCGCGCACGATGGCGTGACGCTGGCAGAACTCGCCGAGTAACCCCCGGCGCCGGCTGATTCCCCAGCCGGCGCGACACCTCCCGACTACGGCCGATTTTGCGCGGTGGATGACGCGCGGACCTGGCCGCAGCCGCTCAACCATCCGCGCAATAGTGCGCAAAGCGAAAGGACGCTCCCATGAGAACGATTAAGCCCGCGACACGCGACAATGCAATCCAACTCAACAACGCAATAGCGCTGATGAAGAAGGCCCGCGGCTGGTTGCGCGGCGCCGATAGCCCGAAAGCGTTGGAAGCGCTGCAAGCGGCGCTGAAGAGCGCCGAGGGCGCAAAGCGACACATGCAGCACAGACTCAACCGGGCCAATCCGCCTGGCCTTCGCGCGCCCGGCGTCGATCACATGCCGGGATAGCCTCCGGGCTACGGCTGATTTTCCACCCCTCGCATACGGCTAATTTTCACAAGGAGATCACCATCATGAGCACAATCACGATTTGGACTTGCACCACGGAAGGCGACAACTGCGGGACCGAAACCACGGTGCACGCAACCCAAGGCGAGGCCGTGGACTACGTGCGCGCAGCGCTCCGCGATATTCTCAAAAACCGCAGACCCGAGCGCCTGGCAGCGATCGCGGCGGCGACCGCCGAGAACATCAAAGAACTCTGGGAAGATGCGGTTGACGGACCTTGCATCATCGAAGAGCAGTCCGTGACGCTTCCGCCCTTTGCGGTCGCGATCTACGAAACCCGCTACGGCGACGAAACGCGCCTCTACGCCAACACGGACGACGCGCAGACCTGGCGCCGCGAGATCGCCGCCGAGAACTGGGCGGCGCGGATGGACGAGGAACGGCCGGCCGATGCCGACGAGACCGCAGACGCCTATTTCCATCACGTCGGCGAGGCGCGCGGCGACTTCTTCCGGGTCGAAGAGCTGGAGATGATCGGCGGCACAGTCCCGGTTGCGCCTGCCCAGGACTGGCGCCAGATCGCCCGCGACTTGGCCGGCGCGCTCGATGCATGCACCCATCAGATTGGCCAGATGCGCGGCATGTTCGACGACGAGGACGGCACGATTGCGGAAGCAGTTTCCGACGCTGACGCCGCCTCCGAAGCCTACCGCCGAGCCGCCGCCGGCCTCCCGGCTGCGCCCGCGCTGCAGCCCATCGGTCAAGATGACCGCGCCTGCTCGGAAGGCTGGGGCCTCTTCGAGAACAGCGACACAGGCCGGCTTGAGATTCAGGCCGACGCCGAGTCCTCAATCTTTGTGCGTGACGGCGTGAGCCACGACGACGAGGCCGAGGCATTCGTAAAAGCAAAGGCCGCCGAGGGCAGCGAGTACCACGCCGCGGCGCTCGCCCGTGTCGGTACGGCCCAATAGGCCCGGCTACGATCGATTTTCCACCCCCGAGCTACGGCCGATTTTGAGGAGCAGCACACATGCACTTGAGCGAGACGACAAACGGAAAGCTGGCGGAGGTCTCAACCCAGATTGAGGAGCTAATCCGCTGGGCTGAAGCGGACGCCGAGCACGCCCGCGAAAACGACGCGCGTCAAACCGCGCGAGATGATCGGAGCCGCGCCGCGAAGCTCCGCAAGGCGCTCGCCCTGGTGCGAGCGTGCGAGCGATAGCCACTTGACACCGCCGGCAATCTGACTCATTGAACAACCCCCGCGCGATTGTGCGCAAATTGAAAGGATGAAGACACATGCAGCATTCCGCCACCTATTCGCCCGATGATAACAAGCTGCGCCTTTACCCGGCGCACCGGCTCGACGCCGAGGAGCACGCGCGCGTAAAGGCGCACGGCTTCAAATGGGCGCCGCGTCAAGAATTGTTCGTTGCGCCGATGTGGACGCCAGAACGCGAAGACCTGCTGATTGAGATGTGCGGCGAGATCGGCGACGAGGACAAGAGCCTGGTAGAGCGCGCCGAGGATCGCGCCGACCGTTTCGACGAATACAGCGACAAGCGGCTGTCGGAAGCTAACCGCGCGCGCGAGGCCGTGGACCAGATCGCGGAGCGGTTCGCGATGGGGCAGCCGATTTTGGTCGGCCATCATTCCGAGAAGAGCGCACGCAAGGACAAGGAGCGGATGGACTCCGGCATGCGCAAGGCAATCAAGCTGTGGGACACTTCCAAATATTGGACGGCCCGCGCCGAGGGCGCCATCGCCCACGCGAAATACAAGGAACTGCCGGCGGTGCGTCATCGCCGCATCAAGGGCATTGAGTCCGATAAGCGGAAGCTGGAGCGCCAGCAGGCCGAGACCGAAAGGCAGCTGAAAGCCTGGCAGATCGTCGCCGGCATCACGGACCCGGAGAAGCAGCGCGCGGCCGGTTTGGCCGTGGCCAACACCGGCGGTTATTGGTCGATGTCGTTTCCGCTGGCCGACTATCCGCGCGACCCGCCGGCCTCGCAGTATGAGGGACCGATGGGCCTTTGGTCGGCGATTGAAGGGAACGTCATCACCGCCGCCCAGGCCGCCGCTATCGCAATTCCTGGCCTGGAGCGCGGCGGGCCTCGGCGGGAGCGCTGGATTGCGCACTATGACAACCGGCTGGCCTATGAACGGGCGATGTTGGCCGAGCAGATCGGCGCGGAGGCCACTGCCAACCCGCTTGCAGACCGTTTCGCCTTCGCCGTTGGTGGTCAGGTGCAAACCCGCCGCAGCGACGATTGGCTTACGATTGTGAAGGTCAGCAAGGGCGCTAACGGCTCGGTTTCCAGCATTCAAACCGCAGCCCCGTCAGGATCGCGCGGGCGCGGCGTTTACTGGAAGGTCGAAAGCGTCCGCGACTATCGCGCGCCGACCGCCGAGAACGTCGCCGCGGCGAAGGCCGCCACGAAGCTCCCGCCGATTTGCAACTATCCCGGCGAGGGATTCCGCGAAATGACTGAAGCCGAATGGAAGGCGCGCCGGCAGTTCTCGGATTTCTCCTATATCGGCACGGTGAAGGCGACCGAGACCCAAGGCGCGCACCGCGTCCGCCAGATGCCGACGCCCGGCGAGTTCTGGAAGGCGCAAAAGGTTTTCATCACGGATGCAAAGCGCGTCGATCCGCCCAAGATCGCGCCGGCACCAGAGCCGACCGAACCGGCCGAATTTGTGGCTGAGTATGTCGCGCCGCCCGCGGTCGATCTTGACGCCATGCTGGCCACGGTCGGCGAAATCGTGGGCGCGCCGGTCGAGGCCGCGGCCCAGGACGAGCCCGAGGCCGCGCCGGCGCTGGCCCCGGATGCGCCCGCGGAAGAACCGCGACGCCTCGGCGACGCCAAGGCGGAGGCGCAGCGCATCGGCGCGGAGATCATCACCGGACTCGGCCAATTCCGTGTTGGCCTCGGCCAGCACGTTACCGACTGGTGCGACGACGAGGCGACCGCCTGGCGGCAGTTCTGCGGACTGGCTGGCGTGCCGTTTGAGGCCGAGGCCGTGCCGGCTGATCTGCGGCCGCGCGTTCTCGCCCCGGTCCCGGATACGGCCGATTTGCCGGCGCCGACCGCGGCGGACAGTTTCGAGGCCATGCGGGCGATGTTGAAGGGCGGCGGCGTGCAAGTCGTCGTCGCGCCTCAACTCTTCCCGACGTCGGACGAACTCGCCGCGGACGTTGCGGAGGCCGCGGACATCCGGCCCGGGCAACGCATCTTGGAGCCGAGCGCCGGAACCGGCGCCCTGATCGAGGCTGCGCGCAACTGCGCCAATGATCTGCAGGTGGTGGCGGTCGAGATCAACACGAAGCTGTGCCATGCATTGGCGGACCGCTTCACCGGCATGCAAATGACCGTCATCAATGCGGACTTTCTCGACATGGCCGGCGTCACGGACAAGTTTGATCGGATCATCATGAATCCGCCTTTCGAGCGCGGCGCCGATATCAAGCATATCGAGAACGCGCGGCGGTTTCTGAAGCCTAACGGCCGCCTGGTCGCCATCTGTGCCGACGGCCCGCGCCAGCGCGCGAAGCTCGAACCGATCGCGGTGGAGTATCGCGCCCTGCCCGCGGGATCCTTCAAGGCTGCTGGCACCATGGTCAACACGGCGTTGGTCGTGATCGACGGGCCGCCGGGATAGTCCCGGCTGCGCCCTCCCGCTTACGACCGATTTCCAAACCCTCCCGGCTACGATCGATTTTGAAAGGAACACAGCATGCCTGACCGTTTCGAATACACTTCGGAAGAGCGGATGTTGCTCGCCCGCCTGGCCCAAGGCCGGCAAACCGACCGGGATTGCATCCCTGAGCGCGTGCTCGTCAATCGAGGCATGGCGCGCCGGGTCGATCCCGGAGAGATCGAGATCACACCAGCCGGTCGCGACGAGCTCGCACGGATCGCCTCGAGCGCTGCTTTCTCCGGTCCAATCGACGGCGCACGCGCCGGCATCATCGAGGCGCTCGGCGGCGCGTTCGCAACGCCTCCGGCTTCGCCACCGCCTGGCCGGCAACTGACCGACGATGAGAAGGCCTTCATCGCTCGCATGGCGCCGCACGTCATGGCCGGCAAGACCCTCGAGGAAGCCGGGGCGGCCGTCCTCCAGGATGATGAACGCTTGTGGCTGACCGCCATGGAGGATTCGGACGTCGGCCGCGCGATCCGCGGCGAGCTCGCCAAGGCGACATACGTCGCAGCGCGCGCGAAGCCATAGGCGCGGCTGCCCCGACTACGACTGATTTCCCATCACCCCCTCGGCTACGGCCGATTTGAAAGGAGAATTACCCATGCTCGTCACCGTCAAGGCCGGCGCCAAGGTGGAAGGCCACACCTTCAGCCAGGACTCGAACCAAAACTTTGGGCGGGAGAAAGCCGAAGGCCTGATCAAAGATGGCCGCGCAAGGCCCGCGGCGTTCGACGCCGAGGGAATCTGCCGGATCAACACGCGGTTCGAAGCATGGCTCAACGAACATGGCGCGCTCGCGATCGGGTCTTGCGGCGATGCCTTTCTGCATCTCTCGCCGGAATTTCCGTTGGCTTACTTGCCCGAGGCACTGCAAGCCTATCAAGCGGGGCACCACCACGGCATGAGTTACGGCCGCAGCAAACTGCAGAACGAGCTTCTGAACTTGCTCGGGGCCGAGCCATGCAAGATATGACGGGGGAAGAGACAGTCACCGCGGCCGGCTACAGGGTTGCCACTCGCGCCGAGTTCGATGCCGCCACCGACGTGCCCGCGGGCGTGCGCCTGGTGGCCGATCGCCTCTTCAAACGCTGGGGCGGCGACTTCGTTGTTTACGATCCGGCCGGCGGTGATGACGGCTGGCTGCTGATCGACGACGACCGCGAGCAGATCATAGGCGAGACCGTGGAACACCTCGGACGGCTCAAACCTGAGCCGACTGCGCCGCCGGCACAAGGCTCGCTGTTTTGACACCCGGATACGATCGATTTTGAAAGGAGACCGAGCATGCCGCGGAACTGGATCGTGCGCGAGCGCCACCCATTCGATGATGGATACTGGGCGCGCTATGACGGCAAACGCCGCCCCAACAAGTCATTGACCGAGAAACGTGAGGGCTGGGAGGCTTGCGACCGCGAGATTGCCGAAGAAGCCCACGACGCTGAGGAGGCTGTGCTATGAGGCAGGTCCGCCGCGTCCCCGCCGATTGGCAGCACCCTCGCAATTCCTGGGGTCGATATACGCCGCTCCTTGAGTCCGCCCCGGATGCACCCGCGCCCGATCTTTCCCGCTGCATGCCGGCATGGCCGGAGGCGGAGCGCACCCACTGGCAGTTGTACGAGACCACCAGCGCCGGCACGCCGGTTTCGCCGCCCTGCCCGTCGCCCGAGGCCTTGGCCAAATGGCTTGCCGACCACCATGTGGAGGCCGCACCAGGTTTCACCGGAACGGAGGCGCAATGGCTCGGCGCCATCAAGCGCGGCGGCGTCATTCCGCCGGTGATGACCGTCGGCAAGCAGCAGGTCTCGCCGCTGGATTACACCTGATCGGCCGGGACTCCCGGCTACGATCGATTTTGTGCTACCCCCTCGGCTACGGCCGATTCCGGGCGATTGTGCCCAACCGGAAAGGAACTCTCAGATGTCGCCCCCCAGATTTGTTCACCGCAAGATCTCGGCCGAGGACTTCAAGGCCGAGTTGGCGAAGCAGGGCATGTCGGTGCCGGCGTTCGCCCGTGTCTGGTGCCAGAACCTTTCGACCGTCACGAAATGGGCCAACGGCGGGAACGATATCCCGACCTGGGTGCCGATCGCGCTGACCATGATGACGCTGCCAAACGCTCACGGGACCGCCCGTATGGCGGCGGCGGCGATGATCGAAGAAGATCGGCTGCATCCCGAGCTCGGAAAATTCCCGTACCAGAAGCTTCGGCAGATGCCGGCGGACGACGAGATCGAGGAATAGTCCCGGCTACGATCGATTTTGCGTGCCCCGGCTGCGCCTTTTCTTCGCCGCGTGCCGTTTCTTGGGCGGCGCTCGCTTCGCCGCTGGCGCCGGCGGCGCGTCCTTCGCTGCGGCCGCGGCGTCGAGGGCATCGAGCTCCCGCTTCTGCGCCTGCATCCGTTCCCACCTGGCTTCGCGTTGAGCGCGCAGCGCGTCGGCGCGCGGTGACGGCTCCCTGCTCATGACGGCGACCTTTGCCAGAACCAGCGGCGCCGGCGCAACAGCACGATTGCCTCTTGCGATCGGCCAGCAACGCTGATCGGTCGCCAACCGTCCGCAATTCGGCTGTTTAACTCTCGCCGCAACCATCCCTGCGACTGCGTGGAGTAAATGCTTTGGAGATCGTATTCGTAGCGATAGAGCAGCATCGGTCCGACTCCTAACCTGCGTCCGTGGGGACTTCGCCGACCTCGAGCATGACCGGCGGATGGCTCTGCGAGATGATCCGGAGGTGCACCGGCGCGCCGGCGTTCAACCGGGCCAACTCTTCCGCCGTCGGCATCCACGCGGACGACAGCGAGGGCAGCGAATTATTCAGCACCTCAACGCGGATCGGCAGATCCATGCACTTGCCATCCCTCTCCTCGTCCCAGTTCCTCGGCGCCTCCAGCACCTTGTTGCAGCCGGAGATCCTTGCGATTTCCATTAGTACCCTCCTACGATCGCATCCGGTCCGCTCGAGCCTGCAATCCCTTGCGGACGTTGTGCTCGGCGCATTTGCAGGCGCCGTTGTTCAGGTCTAGGGCGCGGGATCGATCGTCCCTGATCTCGACGACATGATCGGCGTACATCTGGTCGCCGTTGGCCCGGCTGCGCTCGCAGCGGACGCCATCCTCGACATGCTCGCAGCGCCAGCCGGCGCGCTTCTTGACCTGCAGCGCCCACCGCTGGTGCTCGGCAGTCTGGTAGTGCGGGTCCGCGCGCTTCTCCGGAGGCTTCACCTTCCTGGTGTCGAGGGTCGGAACGCGCGGGCCCAGCGTGGGAATTCGAGACCGCTTCATTTCTTTTCCCCGCGCCGCGGCCCGAACATCTTCCGGCCCATAGATCGCACCATTTCGCGCTGGTCCCATGTCATCACGTCGTTGTCGACATCGAGCAGGAGGAGACCATACTCACGCCAAACCCGCTGTTTCGTTTCCAGCGGCGTCTCGCGGCTATTGGGGGCAAACCGTCCGAGGGACATCAATCCAACCCTACTTCTGCAAGCCCATGCCGGCGGCGATCCTCAGCCGCCGAACCGCGTCCCATGTCCGGTCGACGATCTCGACGCCGTCGTAAAGCTTCACCAGCGCGTTCAGCGCGACCCGGAAGTCCGAATTGTTGGTGCGGTGCTCCTCGCCGCCATGCATCCGGACGTCCTCGCTGCTGCACTCGAGCCCGATCCTGACCAGCAGGATGTCGAACTGCCGGCGGCCGAGCCGGCGTTCCACTTCCCTGAGCCGTCCGCTGGCCTCGAGGGCGATGGTGTGCGAGGGCGAGCCGCCGCCGCCACCATCGACCTTGTCCTGCAGCGCGAAGCCGCGCGACCCATGGAAGGTGGCCAGATCGAAGTCGCGCCGAAAGCGATCCGCGGCGCTCTGGCGCAGCTTGTCCTCGGGATCCGCGGCGCCGCGCTTCTTGGACTCCGTGAGATTGAGGTGCGATGCACGAACCGTGTCGACCAGCACGTTGAGCCTTGGATTTTGCGGGTCCGGGATGGTGTGCTTGCGCCGACCGCTGGCCAGGCGCTCGGCTTCATCGGCCGCCTTCTGCTCTTTCTTGGTGAGTGGCTTGCCCCAGAGATTCAGGGGATCGACGGAGTCAGTTGTCCCGCTCCGGAAGCCTTGCTGGAACAGCTTGTTCCGATGCAGCGCCTCTTTCACACGACGAGCGCCCTCGGTGTCGCGGTCCATCAGGTACTCGACCACGAGTTCCTGGACGATGCGCTGCCGGCGTCGCGTCTCCTCAAACAGGAGTTGCCCCTCATAGGTCAGCCCCTTGTACGACTCCATCGGCCGCGCGCGCCGGATGTCGCGCATGAAAGCACGGGCTCGGCGATCGCGCTCCTTGTCGACGTGTACCGGTGCGACATCCGTGATCTGTGCTTGAGACATTCCATCCTCCACGCAGAATCACGGATATGTTTTGCGGAGGTGATTTGTCTACGACTGCAAGCGGAAAGTTGGAGCGCCGTCCACCGTCGATCTATCCGCGCGCGGGATAGGTCTCGACGTATTCGCGGATCGCCTGCGCGAAAGCCTTTCCGGCCTCGACGGTTGCCTGGTCGCTCAGGTCGAGATCCGTCATCGTTCCGCGAGCGCGGTCGATGCTTATCGTGCCGTTGACGCGCCGCGGGCATTGGCCAGCCTCGAGCGCCTGGTAATCCTCCGGACCAATCGATCGATCGTGACTGAAGGCGAACGCCCGCCACATTGGGCAGTCGCCCCAACCGCCGACACAGCCCGGGCATTGCGCGTCAGCGAAGGCTGCGACCCTTGCGTGGTCGGGACAAAATCCGACCTCGCTGTCGACTCCGCCGGTTCGATGCTCCCAACCAGGTGGGAGGACAATCTCAGTGCGATGGTTTTTGCCGCAAAAGCAGCAGTCGACTGAGATTTCAAGCTTCGTGGTCAAAACGGGATCTCCTCTCTGTTTGCGTTGCCCCCGAACATCATCCGCGGGCCATTGAAGTCGACCTCTTTCCACTTACAGCCGGTGCCGCTACGGTTCTTGAACACGGCGAACGCCGCCTTGTCCTTCCATATGTCGTATTCCCGAAGCCAGCGGTCGCGCTGCTCTCTTCCCTTCGGGTTGTCTTCTGATGCCGGCTCCGGCTCGTTGTCGCGGAGCCAGATCTTGGGAATGGTGACGCCAACGATGATGTCGCTGTTTTCAACGATGAGGCCGCCGCCGTAGATGTCGCCGCTGCCGAATTTCCAACTCGGCGCCCGCTGGCCTTCGCGGGTCAGTTGCGCAAGCTGCCAAACAACGCCGTCGAGTTCCTTCGCCAGATCCTTGGTGTAGGCGGACGCATACTCGACCGTCCGGACAACGTTCCAATGCTCCTGTTCCGGCTCGACCAGCTTCAGGTGATCAATGCAAAACTGCCTGACGCCGTAGCGGCGCTTCGCCTTGCGGAACTCGTCGCCGATCTGCTTGATCGTCATCCGGCTGCGGTCCTGGACCCATACCTGGATCGACTCGAGCTGTTCCTTTGCCCGCCGGATGTCGAGGAATTCCTTTTGGTTGAAGTCGCCGCTGATCTGCTTCTTGACCGAGACGCCGGACAGCGACGCGATGTCGCGGTATGCGATCTGCTCCGCGGACATTTCGAGGCTCAGGGAGAAGCCCGGGAAGATGCTCGACTCGTCGAGCGACGGTCCTGCATTGTCGCGCAGGATCTGAGCCATCAGCGCCGATTTGCCGTGGCCGGATGGCGCGGCCAGCGTGACGGTCGTCCCGCCGACGATGGGCCCGAGGACTTCATCCAATTCCGGGATCTTGGTGAGCACGCCGACGGCGCGCTTGCCGCGGTGCTCATAGGCCTCGCCGGCCTTGGCCATAGCCGTTCCGGCGGCGTCAGCCAGGCTGACAGCATGCCGAACCCGGTCATGGTCGTCGACGACGCGCAGCAGGTCGTCGATGTCTTGCCGGGTTTGGTCGAAGGTCTTGTTCGGTGCCGTGGCGACCTTGCCGAGCTCGATGCGGGCGCGCTCCCGCCACGCCAGCACGATGTCGTCGACGAAATCGAGCGCGCTGCCGACGTCCGCGGCCTTCTCGATCAGGATCTGGAGAACGGCCTCCGTGTCGCCGACACCCTCGAATTCCGTCGGGAGCTTGGCCTCGAGCAGCGACAGCGTCGGGCCGGCGCCGTTCAGGCAGCAGTCCTCGACCGCCGCGAAGATCAGGCGATGGTGGGGAACCGTGAACTGGTCCGCCGACACATGGTCGGAGACGGCCCAGAAATTCTCGGCCGCCCCTAAAATTTTTCCAATGATCGCCTCTTCGGCACGGACGTTTTGCGTCGGCCTATCAGGCGCGGCGGCTGGCCGCTTGTTCATGCCGGCACCTCGAACTTGAAATGATCTTGCGAAAGGCGACGCTGCATCGCGGCTACGATCTCGGGATCTGCCTCGATCAGAATGCTTGTGCGGCCGTGACGAGACGCAACGATGCCAGTGGTGCCGCTGCCGGCGCAGCAATCCAGGACGATTCCGCCAGGCGGGCTCGAATAGAGAAGCAACGGCTCGACAATACCCATCGGCTTCTGGGTCGGATGGAACGCCTGTCCGTGCTCGGAGCGGACATATTGGACGCTCCTCATCAAGCGCGGTCCTCCCTCGAAGGTTTTGTAGTCCTGGTCACCGATCTCGCCGAGGTGCGCCGGGCGACCGCGCCGCCGGATGCGGCGAGCAGACGCATCGTTTGTGAACTGCGGCATCTTGTAAACGTCAGCCCAGCGCGCGTCTGACCGGTAGAATTGAACAGCGGTTTCGTGAACACGGCGAAATCGATCATTCACAAACCCAGACCCGTTGTGCTTCTCCCAAACGACATCTTGCGCCATGCACCAACCGTCAAACTCGTCGTGTTGCTCGAGGAACATCTTCAGCGTGCCAAATACCCACATGCTGCCAGTCTTTTTCAGGACTCTTCTGACACTCGCTGGCCACCCTCGAGGCCAACGGTCCCATCTCAATTTCGTCGCTCCATAGGGCGGATCGGTCAGGACCAGGTCCACCGACTCGTCCTCCAAATCCGACAGCACGTCACGGCAATCGCCGCAGATCACTTGGATGCTCATGCCAGTGCCTCATCGAATAGCGGCAGCCCAAGCGGTAGCCGCTGCTTCGCCGGCATCGGCGGCGGCATGTCGATAGGCAGGATCTGGAAGGTGAGCAGTCCTGCCTTCGTCTGTCCGACGTATCGGAAGCCAGCCTTCACCCAGACCCATCCCCATGTTGGGTGGCTTCGGATCATCGTCGGCTTGACTTGCCGGTGATCGATGAACGTGACAAGGCCGAGCGCCGGCGGCTCACCGAGGGCTGCGCGCGTGGCCGACAATGCCTGCGTGACGAGTTCGACCGACCCGCCGGCATCCTCGCTGCGGAACGCCGAGCAAATCCACGCGCCTGGCCAATCATGTTTCACGAATTCCGGGAGCGGCCAGGACGTGACCCAAAATGCTCGTGCGGTATCCTCAACCAGCACGCAACAGCGGCCCGGCGGCACGAACTGCTCGGCGCCGACGGTCTGGCGATTGTAGTGCCGATCGGCGATCGCGCGCGCGACTGGATCGGCCCTGTTGCTGGCGCACCACCGCATCATGCCGGCACCGCCTCGATCTCGACGGAGGTCAGCATCGGATGGCTCGCGCCGATCCGTTTGGCGGCCATCTCGGCATAGTCGGGATTGAGCTCTATCAGGATCGCATCGCGCTGCAGATGATCCGCGACCATGCCGGTGGTGCCAGCGCCGGCGAACGGGTCGAGAACAGTGCCGCCCTGGGGCACGCCGGCGAGGATGCACACTGCTGCCAGTTCCGGCGGCATTACGGCAAAATGGTTGAGCCAGTCCTCGTGCGAACCGCACTCGCAGAAGCGATGCGTCAGCTTGCGGCCGTCGCGCTCAACTTTTTCGGTCCGGAGGCGGCCGAGCTCAGCGCTGGGATAGAACCTGCGGCACTTCGTGCAGAACTCATCGTTGAACCCGCCGGGCGCCACCCACCAAACCGAGCGCAGCGCGGCGCCGTTCGCGCGCTGTTCAGCAACCGACATGCCGTCCCAGCGATCGTTGAAGCCGGCGTGGCGGCGGCCGTGCCCCCGTTGGCGATCGCGCTTCCGAGCGCCTGCATGGGGCGGCTGTCCCTCTGGAGCGTATCCTCCCCCGCTGATGACCAGGTCGCCATCATTTCCCAGCTTGTCACGCATAGCGCGGGCCAAGCGCGTCACCGACTCTGGGGCCGCCGGCAGCCGGACGTCGTCGTAGCCGTGGTAATAGGTCTCCGACTTCGTGAGATGGAACACGTATTCGTGCGCCGTGGTCGACCGGTCGCGGGTGCTCTCAGGCATTCCGTTCGGCTTGGCCCAGATGTTGTCCTTGCGCAGCCACCAGCCGTCGGCGCGCAACGCGAAGGCCAGCATCCACGGAATCCCGATCAGGTCTTTCTGCTTCAGCCCGCCGGGCGGCGGCTCCCACGCTCGCCCGATCGCGCCCTCACCCTGGGCCTTCGCCTGGATGCCGGCCGGCACGCGGCTGCCACGCTCGGTCTGCGCCGCGGTCCTCGAACTCGCACCGATCTCCCAGTTCTGCCGCACCACCATGGACGCTTCCTGCGATTGCAGGGTGCCGAGCAGCGTCGACGAGGCAGCCGCCGGATTGCCGCCGCGACCGGAACCGGCATAGCAGTCCCCGATGTTGATCCAGAGCGAGCCATCATCGCGCAGCACCCGCCGCACCTCGCGGAAGAGCTCGACCATTTCCGCGATATAGGCCTCGGGCGAACTCTCGAGTCCGATCTGGCCGGCCATCTTGTAATCGCGCAGCCGGAAATACGGCGGTGAGCAGACGCAGGCATTCACCGAGTTGGAAGGCAGCAGCCGCACCACGGCACGCGCATCACCATTGAGAATTCGAACCGTCAAGATAGCGCCTCCGCGCGCAGTCGCGCATTCCAGATGTCGAGATAGTCGGTCCGCATGCGTGGCTCCGGCTGGCTGTCGTGCAGCTTTCCGAGCGCCACCATGCGTTCATGAAGTTTGCGCACCGCGGCGCGGCCGGCGGGTTCGGCCAGCACCAGATCCCCGTCCTGGCGCCGCCACGGCTTGTCGCCGTCCGGGAAAGACGTGATCCGTTCAACCTCTATCGGCGGCTCGAGCCCGGCGACGCCGCTGGTGCTGAGGCCGGCCCAGACCGGGCGGCGATACTTGATCAGCGCGCGCGCGGCGAGACAGGTTTCGAGGCCCTCGCCCAGGCCGATGTGCGCGGCGACGCCGCCGATCCGCACGGCGCCGCCGGCAGCTGCCCCGGCACCGATCTTCGCCTTCTCGACTGGCGCCTTGGCGGCCTTCGCCGGGTCGAGATGGACTTTCCAAATGGCGGTCAAGTCGCCGAAGACGTCGTCAACGCGTGCGACCAGCGTCGGGAACGAAAGGCGGGTGTCGAGGTCATAGGCCACACTGCGGTGGAAGCGGAGACAGTCATCCCAACCGTCTGGTGGCACTGGGATGCCGCGGGCCAGCAGATACGCCTCGGCGTGTGTGCCGGCGATCGGAATCCCTTCCGCCCAGATCTCAGCGGCCGTGCGCTGGCGCGCCTGCACATGCTCGGCGGCCCGCCGCTCATCCGCCGCGCGCTTCTCGGCAGCGTCGGCCTCGCGATCTTCTCGCCGCTTCCGCTCTTCCGGTGTCTCTTCGCGGGCGCGATCGAGCCCGACGAACTCGCGGGCCCGGTCGAACACCTCGGCATTGGCCCGGTGATTGCCCGTCAATCCGTAGGCGAACAGGTTGATCTCGTCGCCGCCGATGCTGGCCGAACTCCTGACCCAGGCGCCGCGGTCGTACTTGCCGATCTTGCCCAGATAGACGACGAATGAACCGAGATCCTTCGGCGACGCCGGCGCGCAATAGGCCAGTTTGCCCTTGGTCACATGACCGGGCCAGAAATGCTTCAGCACCTGTTCGAGCATCTCGTTCAGGCGCTTCTTGATCTCGGCGGTGTCTTCTCGCGTCACGGCCGCCTCGCATTGAAATTCAGGACGGCCTTGGAACCGTGCGCTTGGCGCGCCAGCGTGTCGTACTCGATCGCGGCGCCGATTGCGGTGGCGCAACGCTCGGAATAGATCACGGTCTCGCCGACGCGAAGCCGCGCGAAGTATGGCTTGGCACGCCAGGCGTCGTTGCTCTTCCTGACTCCGCGGAAACCGTTCTTGTTCTTCACGCGAACATATCCTGCTGTTCCGGCTGAACGGTCCAAACGCCGTTACACTGTACGGCGTCGAGACGCCTCGCCATGCGCTCGGGGTCAAGATTGAAATCCTTGAAATTGCGAGCGACGTTCACAGAGTCGACGGAGGCGAAGGGCCAGCGGTCGCCGGAGAGCGACATGCCGCGCAGCATGTGGATCCACGGCAGGTGTTGGTGGCGCTTTGCCAACTCGTTGAAGGCTTGATCGGCCCGGCGACACCAGAGATCAGAACCAACCTGCCAATACTGGCTCGTTGAACCGAAGCAGATCCGCGGCCAAGCATCGGCGAGTTCCAACAACCAGTCGATTGGAAGCGCCATGTGCCAGACCGGCGCACTCAGGGCACCGGGGTACGGCCAGTCCGCCAGTCCTGCGCGCTGCTCGTCGACGCTGCCATCAATTACGTCCGGCGGAATTGCCCAGTGCGGCGGTGCCAATCGCGGCTCGAGGAAGCGAATGTAGCCTGCGCGATCGAACTGCTTCTTCTGGGTGAAGGCACTGAAGGCACCGTTGTCGAACATGACGGCCTGCCCGATCGTGAGGCAGGTGTCCGCGTCGCGCGCGTCGGAATACGGCACGCAGAAGCACTTGCCCGCCATCTTCAAGAGCTCAGCGCGCGGGGATAGCGGCGTGCCATGGTAGTGAATCGTCACGCCGGCTCCTTCCGTCGCCGGCGCGGCGCGTCCTCGGCGCCGAATGCCGCCTTGATCGTCACATCCGCTTGGATGCGCTCCCAAAGCGCATTGCAGGCAGCCGCTGCTCTATCCCACGCGTTTCCGAACTTTTGGAGCTTCGGCGACCGAGCGATCGCGTTCTGCCGCCTCTCCCATCGGCGCTCAAACCACCGCGCGCGCTTGCGTAACTGCTTGTGGCGGTCGCGCATGGCTTGGTCGCCCATCCGCCAATGGCGGCCGCACATTATCTTCACGCCTTCGGCATCGCCGGCCTCGCGCTTGAAGGTCCGCCCGCAGCCCGGGATGCAGCACCTGATGCGTTCCGTCATAGCAAGCTTTCCTGTTTCGGTTCGGGCGCGGCGACCGGCGACGGCGCCAGCGGGTCCGCCGGCTTCCAGTGATCGAAGTCCGCGGCGATCTCGTCATAGGCCCGCGGGTGCTGCGCCTTGAAATTCGGGAAGCCAGGCGCGCCCCGGTAGACACCGTTGTCCAGCCTCAGCCACCCGGCGGCGGACGGCAGCCAGCGGCGGTGATCGATGTTGACGTGCTTGAAATCGGCGCGGACGAGGAAGCCGCGCTTCTCCAGAATGATTGCGATCTTGATGGCTGCAATCTTCCAGCTTGTCAGTTGGACCGGCGACGGCGCGCCGGCGTCGACATCAGGAACGTAATCCGGCAACGGGTGCCGCTTTGCCGGCGCCCACTCGTACCATTCCTTCTCGTTGATGCCGTGCCGATCACCCGGCAGGCTCGGCTCGAACACCTTGCTGGGACGGTTTGCATAGGCCGACGTCGGCTTCATTTCCGCTTCGGACCGGACATAGATGATGGTCAGACCGATGTAGCGGCAAATGCGGTCAAACCCGCCCTGAGAGTCGGCGGGCACCAGGACGGCCCGGCAGTCTGGTCCGGGATGATCGGCGTAGAAGGCCCCGTATTCCTCAAGCGCCTGGCTGATGACGTCGGTATTGAGCCGAAGCTTTGCCTCGACGCCGATCTGGAAGCCATCCGCATTGCGGACGAGCAGGATGTCCCACCCACACGTCTCCGGATAAGCGGTCCATCCCTCGGGCAATGAGGAGATGAACCGCTTGCACAACGCGACCTCGGTAGCGAATGGCTTCGTCTTTGCCATGTCAGGCACTCGCAGCGCGCTTGACGATGGCCGGTTCCGGTTTTGCTTTGGCCGCGGCATCCGCCATGATCGCGGCGACCTCGGCCTTCATCAGCGACACCGAGACTGCGTTGCCGATCTGCTTGATCTTCTGCGTCTTGGTGCCGGCGAATTCGTACTCGGCCTCGTCTTCGTTGAAGCCCATGGCCGCGGCGAGCTCGTGCGGCTCAAGCATCCGGAAGAGGATGTCGTACTGCGGCGTCGCCTCAACGAGGTTGACGTGGCCTGTGGCAGTGATCGCCGGGGTAGGTTCTGCGATATCGTGCACCCGCGGCGCCTGACCTTCCCGCTCGCCGAACTGCGCCGCGATGAATGCGAGCTCGCCGCGCGCGGCCGTCGTTACCGTCGGGATCGGTTCGCCGAGATCGCGGACGCGGTCGCTGTGGTCGTGATGGGTGACCGGCATAACCATGGCGAACTCGCCGCCCTTCGCCGTGGTCAGCGTAGGGAGCGGATCGGCGACGTCGCGGGCCGCGTTGCCGCCCTGGGTGTGGGTGACCGGCACCACCATGCCGAACCGCCCCTTCGACGTGACGGTGTCCAACGGCTCCTCGGCGCTCTTGCAAGTCTCGCCAGATCCCGAGCCGTAATACGGCGAGATCAGTACGTGGCTTTGCTTCGCGACCTGGGTTGGTGTGGGCTCTTCGACTGACCGCGGCGCCCCGCCGGCATGGCGAGACAGGACAAACGGCTCGACCAGGTATCCGCCGCCGTCGCAGTTCGCGGTCGGCGCCGGATCGCCTATCGAGTGCGCCCGGGTCTCGGCGAAGCCGTCGCCATGACGATTAAGGATGAACGGCTCAACCGCGCTACCGTTGATCTCGGCCATCATCTGATCGAACGAGATAACGGGAGAAACCAGCATCGGCCGCGCGCAGCCCGGGTCATCAGATCCGGCGCCGCCGGTGGTGATCGTCGGCAGCGGATCGTCCGCGGGCCGCGCCGCGCCGCTTCCGGTGCTGAGAACGAGCGGCTCAGCCAACCAGACTCCACCCTTGGTGTCCAAAGTCGGCGCCGGTTCGGACGAAACGCCCTTCGCCTTGTTGTTCTTCCGCCCATTGATGATGACCGGTTCGACAAAGAACTGGCCGCCGCCGGTCGTGGTGGTGATCCCGCCGACGGGCTCGTCGACACTCTTGGCGGTGTTGTTTGTCCGGTTCCCGCAGACGATGGGCTCCGCGAGCCCAATGCGAGCCTGCGTCATCACCGTCGGTGCCGGGTCGTCTACGGTCTGCGCGTCCCGCCTGAAGTTCTGCTTCAGCAGGATCGGCTCGGCCAGCGCCATGTGGAGACCGTTTGCAGCAACGGTCGGCAGCGGCCGGTCGAGGCTCTGCCCGTCCATGTGGTTGCGGAGAACGACGAGGAACGGCTCCGGCCAGTTGAACTTGACCGCGCCGGCATAGATCCGGGCCAACGTCTTCGGCGCCAAGGGCTTCGAGCGGTTGAAGATCGACCGGCCCTTGAGCGACCAGTCGATGATCTCGCGTGCCGGCTTCCACGGCTTCATGCCCGGGAACAGCAACGTGTCGTCGGCTCGCTTGGCGTGGGTCAGCGGGGCCCAAGCAACGATCTTGCGGTCGTTGCGCGCCTTCAAGATGAAGCGCTGCCGAGTCGTGGCGTCGCCGTAGTTCGCGGCGTTGAGCTTCCGCCATTCCGGTTCGAAGCCGAGCCGGCGGATCGTGTCGATCCAGAGGGCGAAATACTCGCCCTTGCGGCTCTTGATCGGCTTGCCGGTCCGCGGATCGACCGGGCCCCATCCCACGAATTCCCAGACGTTCTCGATGATCAACCGCTTGACGCGCAGTTCGGTCAGCCAGGTGATGATGTGCCAAGGGTCGGAGCGCTGCTGGTCCGAGGTCGGCTTGCCCCCGCGTGCGACGGAGTGATGGGTGCACGTCGGCGACGCCATCAACAGGTCGAGGTAGCCTTCCGGAACGATGATGTGCGGCCGGACGGCGGCGATGTCTTCGCAGTAATGGCGGGCGAGCGGATGGTTCTTCTTGTGCGTCTCGATCGCGATGCCCCAATGATTGACGCAGACCAATTCCATCTCGAGCCCGAGCTCGGCGAGAGCCCGCGCGCAGCCGGTGGACGAGCCACCGGCGCCGCAGAGAAGGTCAGCAACGAGGATCTTGCGACGGCTCAACTCAGCGCCTCCAAGATATCCCGGACCAGCGTCGGCACCGCGACCGCCACCGAATTGGGCGGCGCGCCGGGCACGTAAGGACCGCCCTTGTCTCCGACCTGTCGGACGGAGATCAGTCCGATATGCTGAACACCCTCGATATTGAGCGCCGGCACGCCGTGGCTTTTAAAGATGCGCAAGAGCTCGGCTTCCAGCTTGCGCTCATCGTGCTTGATGACGGTCATCGGCTACACTCTCATCGGCATGAGGACGTAGAGGATCGACTCATCGCTACCGCGCAGCAGCGCTGGCGAGCCCGGGTCGCCGAGATCCAGCCTGACTGTTTCGCCCTGGATCTGCATGAAGATGTCGTGCAGGTACCGGCTGTTGAAACCGATATCCATCGCATCGCCGGCGTACTCGGCTTCCAGTTCGTCCGTCGCGGAGCCGGCGTCCGGGTTCGAGCAGCTCAGCGTGATCTTACCGGCGCCGAGCGTCATCTTCACGGCGCGGCCCTTCTCGCTGGAAATCGTCGCGACGCGATCAGTGGCGGCGAGCATGTCCTTGCAGACAACCGCGATCTTCTTCTCGTTGTTCTGCGGGATGACGCGGCCGTAGTCCGGAAACGTGCCGTCGATCAGCTTCGAGGTCAGCACCATGTCGCCGGCCGAGAAGCGGATCTTGCTGCCGGAGGCCTCGACAAGGATTTCGTTATCGCCGGCGTCGAAGAGACGCGTGATCTCGGCGACCGTTTTCCGGGGCACAATGATCCCCTTCAAGTCGGCGGCGCCCTCCGGCAGCGGGTATTCGACCTGGGCCAGGCGATGCCCGTCCGTGGCGACGGCGCGCAGCGTGGCGACGTTCCCCTGCTTCACGGCATGCAAATAAATGCCGTTGAGGTAATAGCGGGTCTCCTCGGTCGAGATGGCGAAGGCAGCCCGATCGACCAGCCGCCGCAGATCCTTTCCGGTCACGGTGAAGCTGACATTGAGGTCGTCGACCGAGAGGTTCGGGTAGTCGCTGACGGGCAACGTCTGAAGCGTGAACCGCGAACGCCCCGACTTGACGACGGCGGTGGAGTCGCCGGTCTGCTCCAGCGTCACCTGCGAACCGGCGGGCATCTTCCGGACGATCTCGTGGAAGAGCCGGGCCGGCACGGTTGTCGACCCCTTCTCGGCCACCTCGGCCCTGATCGAGTCGACCACCTCGAGGTCGAGGTCGGTGGCCCTGATCGTCAGCTTGTCCTGGCTGATGTCGACCAGGACGTTGCTCAGGATCGGGATCGTGTTGCGCTGCTCCACCGCACGCGAGATGCGGCCGAGCAGTTTCGCCAGCGCGGCCTGTTCCATTACGGCTTTCAAAACGGGGTCTCCTTTCGGGTTGGGGTAAGCGTCGGTTCAAAGAGATCGCCGCGCGGCGCTGCGAAGCGCGGATCCAGATGGCCACGGAGCCACCAGGCCACGCCGAGGCTCTCGGCGGCGTCGAGGGAAGTGATGTTTCGGTCGATCAGTTGGGCGTAACCGAGCGACGTTTCCTTGGTGGCGCGCCCGTTGCCGGTGAACGCCTTTCGCCACGTCCCCTGATTGACGTAGATGAACGGGACGTCATGGGCGGCAAAGACTTCTTCGGCGATCGCGCACAGCCCGTAGATCCGCTGAAACGTCTTCATCGGCGGGCGCGTCGTCGCAGGCTCCGGGTTTTCCTCGGTTGGCTTCCCCTTGAGCTCAATGTCGGTACGAAGCGGCTCTTCGGCGGCGCCGTGCCTGACCTGGTTGTCCTTGACAATCTGGAACAGCGTCTTCCGGAAATGCCGAAAGACTTGTCCCGAGTTCTTGCCCTCCCAATGGAAGGCCCGGGCCCAGACATAGCGATCGCCGTCGAGCAGCGTGATGCCCGTTGTCGTCGCGATATCTAAGCCCAGGATCTTCATCGCGATCAGGCGACCTGGATCGCGGTTTCGTCGAACCAGCTTTCGGTCTGCCTGCCGTCGCCGGCGCGATAGCGGACCAGATAGCTATTGACGTGATCCTGATACTCAGCGCGGCCGATCACCGTGCCTTTCTCGTTGCTCTCGATCATGCTGACGATCGTTTTCAGTTCGTACAGGAACGGCTTGCTCTTCACGGCTTCTCTCCATGGTTTCCGGCGGCGGTTGCTGCCGGTCATCTCGAACGGTCAGGCCTCGTCGCCGTCGTCGCCTTTCGGCTGCTCGCCGCCTTCGGGCGTCGGCTGCGGCATGGCCATGATGGCGTCGCGCTCCGAACGGGCCTGACGGAATGCCGACAGCCATGCCTGCCCCTTGATCGAGCCGACTTCGTACGGGTTGTCGGATTCCTTGGAGCCGGGCTCGGTATCGAGACGGAAGCCGGCGGCGCGACCCTCGCGCTTGGCGCGCTCGTCTTCCGGTGTCGGCCCCTGTCCGCGCATGCCGAAGAGCTCGTACTGGCGCGGGCTCAACGTCTTGCCGAGCAAGCCGAGATAAATGCCGGCTTTCTCAATCTCGGCGCAGTAGGCGTCGATTACTTCGTCGCCGCCCTCCAGCAGCCTGATCGCGAGCTTGGCGGCGTCATTGTTCATGCCCTGCTGCGAGGTGATCGCGAAAACGCCCCGGAGCCGGTTTTTGACGGAATTGTTGGACTCGTTGGCGACCTTCGCTTCGGCTTGAGCGGCCCGGATACGTGAGAGGTTGTAGGCATCGAGCGCGCTCTGTGTCGGCTCATTTGGTCTGTCGGCGGCAGGCGTTGTCATATGTTTCTCCAGGTTGATCAGTGGGTGATGAACGCGATCGGACGTTTCGATTGCCAGCAGAGGCCGCACGTCGCGCATGCCTCGGTGCGCCCGAGTTGTTGGGGGCAGACAATCGCTTCAGCCGGCGCCTGCAGCGGGGTCTCGATCGAGACGGTCGAGCACTCGTCAATCGGGGCGTCGGAGAATCGGATGGCGAAGCGGTCCCAGTTCGCCAGCACCAGGCGCACCAGCGCCGCGGCGATCGGATCTCGCTTCGCGTCCCAGCGAGCCGTGAATCCGTAGACATGCAGCTGCGGCACCTCGGCCAGCAGCCGCTGCCAGAGAGCGACGTAGGGGACCGAATAAAAATCGCCCAGCACGTGCAGGCGCACCACGAAGCCGCGGCGATGCTTGCGGCCGAGCGAGCGGACTTCCTGCTCCAGCCGGGCCTCCAGCGCCGCCCCTCGGTCGAGCCGGTGCGCGTGCTGCATCGAGTTGCCGTAGCAGGAGCGCCAATGCCGGCACCAGGTCGGGCATGTCGCGCGCTCCTCGAGCGTCAGGGTGTAGATCGGGAAGCCTTTCCAGCGTCCCTTGGTGACGGCCTTCCCAATCTTCGAACTGTTGAACCCGCTCTTGAGAACGTCGTGGCCGTAGGAACTCGGATCGACCACGGTCGAGCGGTAGACCGTCCGGCCTTCCACGATCGCAGGGTTATCAAACGCGGGGATCTTGGCCGGCCGGCCGGCCAGCGGGAGCGCCGACTGCCGCGAATGGCTATTCGGCTTGACGCCGACCTTTCCTTTGATGATGAGACGGAGATACGCGGGCGATCCGCCGACGCGCGCCTTGATCTGGGGGACGGTCAGGTTCGCGGCATGAAGCGCCCTCACCTGGTCGTGGTCGATGGTGCGTTCTCTCATGCCCCACCTTCAATGATGAGGACACGAACCGGCGACGTCTCGCGGCGCCATTCCGAGCGGCCGTCGATGGCGATCCAGCGGCGCTCAAGCCGAACGCCGAAAAGTCGCGGCGCCAGCCGATATTCGGCCGTCGGCGCCCATCCGCGATTATCCCAATCCGGCGGTGGCGGCAGATACACCTTCATGCCGGCACCTCGATCGCGTCGAAAAGCGGGGTCGCCGAGGCCTGCTTCTCCGTCTTGCGGCGTGGCGGCACCCTGGCGCCGACTTCGATGGTGCCAACCTCGTCCCCCCAGTGCGTGAAGCCCTCATGGTTCTCGCGGGAGAACAGACACAGCCTCTCCAGGCCGGGCGTCTTTTCCCGGAGATGCTCGTACCATTCGACCGGCTTCTGACTGTGTCCCCGAGCTTTGCCCTTGATCTCGCCGTAGAGCGCGTCGTGGATCTGGTGCTCATCACCGAACACGCCGAGCAAGACCGACTCGTGCATGCCGCGCGACCGATACCCGGTGCCCATGCGCCCCTTCGGCCATACCAGTTCCGTCTTGAAGCGCGCGCCCCACTGCTCCAGGAGCCACATCGACTTATTCAGCGTCGGCGGGCCTGCCCAAAGCGTGATGATGCCGTTGCCGCGGACGAGGTGACCGACAGGCAGATTGGCGAGATCCTCCCAGGACATGATCTTGTATTGGGCGGACGCGGATTTCTTGTTGCCGCTCTCCGACCGCAGCTTGAACTCGGTCGGCGGATCGATGTCGACGACATCGAAACCAAACATCGGCAGCGGCTCGAAGAACCAGCTCACAGCCCGCACATCCCTTCGCAATCGTTGTTGAAGAGATCCGGCTGGCCACGCTCTTCGCTCGTCGAGAAGTCGACCTGGTCGAGCGGCTTCATTGAACGGTGCAGGTACGGCTTCAGCCGTAAGTGCCGTGAATAGCCGGACTCCGGCGAGCGGATTGCGTGGTCGACCTCGACTGCCTGTTGCCATCCGGCTGGATCGCGGTTGCGCAAATCACGCCATTGATGGTCGCTGCGATACGGACAGAACGTACATGCGCTTTTCGGTGGTTCCGGATAACCGTTCCGGCGCAGCCACTGCAGGCAATCCCATCGGGACATGCGCTTTTCGATCAGCGGCCAGCGGTTCACCTGCCACGCATTGCGCGCAGGCTTCATCCGGACCGCCTCATCGGTTGAGATGCCGATCCAGACTTCCATGCTTGCCGCTGGAATGCGCTTGCGCGGGGCGAAGCCAAGCAACTCGCGCTGCTTCTTCAAAAGCGGCTCAATCTTGTATTCCTTGGTGCACTGTCGGCGGCCGAGCCCGTCCTCACCATTTCCTCGATCGAGGAAGGCCGGGATGGCCGCATACCGACGCTTTCCGCCGCCGTTGGTGCCCGCGAACAACGCCGTGTGCAGGGCCTCTGGCTTGCGCGTGGTGTGGACCGGAAAGGGCAGGACGTTAGGCGACATCAGCCAGCGGAGATGTTCATAAACGGGTGCTGGCTCGCTTCCGGTGTCCGCGAATATCGCGGCATCCGGCATCGGTCCGATTTCGCCATGCGCCGCCATCAGCGCCATAGTGGTGCTCTGGACGCCGGCACCGAGGGAGATGACGCGCATCATGGGGCGCCTCCCACGAAGTACGCGCGCAGGGCCTCCTCGGCCGCGGTCCGCTCCGAGATCCGATGTTCGTGGGCATAGGCGCGGATGGCGCGGCGGACCTCCGGCAGCGGGCGCACAACGATCCCATCCCCGACACCCGGCTCCGGGATACTCAGCGTCCGAGCCTTGCCCGGAACGCGCAGCAGCGCGCCGCGATAGACGAGACTGTCGATCAGGTGCGAGATCGTGCCACGCCCCCGGATCCCGAGATGGTCGGCGATCTCCCGATACGATGGCGATGCACCGTGCTGCTCGACGTGATGCCTGACGAATTGAACGCACTGCGCCTGGACGTTGGTGAGGCCCATCATGCTGGACCTCCCGCCGGCAACGTCGGCTTGATCACTTCGTCAGCAAATCGCGAGAAGACATCGTATGTCTTCTCCCGTCCGATCGATCCGACCAGGTAGGACGCGATGGCCTGGAGGTGTGCGTCGATCACAAGCGCCGCAACGTCCTTGCCGCCGGCGTGCTCGACCGTCATCAGGGAGGCGATGCACTCCTTGCGGGCGTAGTCTTTCATGATGGTCGAGGCGCCGGGGTTCATGACCATGACGTGGCCGCCCTCTGTGCCCGGTGATGATCCTGAATTCGGAGCGACCGCTGCTCCTGCGTCTCCCTGCCCCGACGGTTCTGCGTCGGCTGATACGCCAGCCGAGTGTGATGCGCGCAGTACGGCAGACCGGCGAGCGCGCGACCGCTGCAGAAATAGAAATCCGGCGTCGTGGGATCTCCGATCGGCCAGCGGCAGTCGCCGTCACGAAGGTCGAGAATTCCCTTCCGCTGATCTTGAGGGACGCCGGGATCGAAGTCGGTCGCGGACTGGTGCGGCTCAGCACTCTCCTCGAGGATAGGCTCCTGTGCCTGGGCAAACACCTGGCGGATTGCGGACTGCCGGCGAGACGGCGCGGCTGTACGCTTCCGTTTCGGCGCCTCGATTTCCCGGACCTGCTTGGGTCGGCTGTTGGCCATGCCCAGACGGTGAAGCTTCCCGATGACCGCGTTGCGTGTCACCTGGCCGAGTTCGGCGGCGATCTGCGAGCATGACAAACCTGCCGCGAACAGTTCCTTCAAACGCGTGATGCGATCGTCGCTCCAGGTTGACGGCTTCATCGGCGCGCCGCCTTTCGTCGGGCGGCACGGATCTCAGCGAACGGCTTCTCGCAGCGGCTATCCAGCCACTTCGAGACGTCGAACCACCAGCTTCCCAACTTGATCCAGCTTTCGCCGCACGATGTGCAGCAGGTGCTGATAGCGACGGCCTGATCGGCCAGGAATGCAAACACGCAGAAGCTCGCTTTAACAATGCGCCGCGAATTCGCGCGGCTCGTACTCAGACCGACCGCCCGTTCAGCGCCGGGTCAACTCCATGTGGATCTGCCGCTCATCGGCCTCGCGCCGCACGCGCTTCACCTCGGCCTCTGCCTCGGCGAGCCGGCGCTCGAGTATCCGGCGAGTCAGCCAACGCTCGCGTGTCTCTTCGGGGATGTGCGCCCAGAGCGCGTCGATGCACTCGAGGCCTTCCGGCCCCGCGCAGACGTTGAGGAAATGTTCGAGGTCGATGACGCGATTGCTGGCGGTCCAATTATCGACGGTGCTCAGAGAGCACTGCGCACGCGCAGCCATCGTTTTGCGGAAGCTACCGCCGGTCATCGCGTTGCGACAAACCCGAATGATTTCAGCGGTTATCTTCGCGGCTCTTACGTTCGTAGAAATCGGTTTGCACGAACGTAGGACGGGTTCGTTTGCATTGATCGAAGCGGCAAGCGATGCTGTTCCCATGATGAATGCTCCCTTTTTTCACAAACACAATTCGAGCGTCGCCGTGGTGTCGACGCCTGACAAAGATGACGACTGGGCGCGCGCCGCCCTGGCCGGAACACGAATGCTGATTGCGGAAGAGTGCTTCGATGCGATGTTGCAGATGCTGATCGATGCCGGCTTGGTGCCGAGGAGTTGTGCCGCGGTCATGCTCGACCGCCTTTCGGAGAAGCTGCTTCTGCACGCCTCGGGACGAACGGAAACGCACTGGGCGATCCGAGTGCCGGAATTGATCGACCAGGCGACGAGGTTGTCGACGAAAGCCGCGACGCTGAAAACTGTGATCGGCGGCGTGTCATGACGCCCTCACCGGCCAGCGGTGTCAGCGGGCGCCCGCGCAGCGACGTTGGCGGCGTAGAGTTCCTCGGCTGTGACGTCGCACAGCCCGCGGATCACGCCCCAATGTCGGTCGGGAATGCCGATCTTGGACCATTTGTAGACGGCCTCGATCGTGACCACCCCGTCAGAGGCCTTCGCGATCTCCGCAGCGCCGCCGGCGTACTTGATGATTTCGGGAACCGTCTTTGGACGATCGGCGGGCGGAGTGTCTGCGGAGGCATCTGTCATGGCCTCTGGAATTTACTGGAATTTAATTCCGGAAACAAGTCATCCGAATTCTATTCCGAAAATAATTCCAGTTCCTATGCTGGACCCGTGGAGAATCTGGAACCCGACAAAGGACTTACCTTGGAGACACCGCCCCTACTGTGGAACCACCGACTGCGCGCTGCTCGCAGGTCGAAGGGTGTTTCGGTACCCGATCTCGCGCGCGTCATCGTTGGCAGCAACGATGCCGATGCGATCGCCGCGATGGTCCAGAAAATTTATAGCTACGAGAAGATCTCGGCGAAGCAAAAGCCCGTCGAGCAACCGCGTGGCAAAACGATGGAGCAACTGGCAACTGCGCTCGGCGTGAGCGTCGAATGGTTGCGCGACGGTAAAGCAACCTCGGGTAACCATATCTCGGATGAGACGATTGTTGCCCTTGACGAAAATATGGTTACCCCAAACCTTACGGGCGAACAAAGAGAAACAAAATACTCGCGGAAAACTGTGCCTATCTACGGTCGAGCCGCGGGTGGTCGTGAGGGAAGGTTCATCTTGAACGGGGAAAAAGTTGGGGAGATCCTGCGCCCACCGAGCCTCGAAGCAGTCGCCGAAGGTTACGTCGTGGAGCAGAGCGGAGACTCGATGTCTCCAGCAATCAAGGATGGGTACAAGGTCTACGTCAATCCGAAGCGCCCATACCATCGCGGCTCGCTGGTGGTCGTGCAGATCAAGACCGGCGTCGAAAACGAATTCGACGGCTACGCGAAGGAGTTTGTCTCCTTCTCGCGGAAGGAACTGATACTCGAGCAGTACAATCCGCCGAAGCAACTCCGGTTTGCCGCGAACCTGGTCGAAAGCATCCACGCAATTGTGGGCGTGGAGTTTTGACAGCCACCACATCTGGTGGCGTCGACTCTGGCGCGGAAAGATTCAATGATGCCGGCATACATCGTCACGAGCGAGAACGATGCGGCGTCAAAACACTGCAAAAACCGTTATTTCCGCGGTCACTCCGTCGTCTGGACAAGCAATGATCTCCAGCACTTTCGGATCCATCCGGAGACTACGATCGATGAGCTCGGTCAGCACATCCACTGCTCCCGTTGCCGCGGCCAGGGTGGCTGGGGCTGGAACGTCGAGATCTACCCTCGCCGCGTTTATCCTGATCAGTCTTGGCGCCGGCGCGCGGGTTGAAGCCGCTCAGCCGTCTGAGGAGTCGATCCGCGCCGCTCGCGCCGAGATCACCCGCATGAGCGAGCCGGAGCTGCGATCGCTGCTAAATTACTTTGCGGAATGCACCGACCGAACGACGATGAACCAGGCGGTGAGGCAGGCTTGCAAAGCGGCGTTCGTCAAGTACCAGACCGAGTTCGGCGGGAAGCGAACCGTCGACAAGCTGATCGCGGAACAGGAAGAGCTCGGCGATATCCAGCGCACCTTCCGCGCCACTGGCCAGGCGACGGACTCGAGCTATGTCGAGACCGTTGATCGGCAGCTTCGCCAAGCTGTCGGCGACGCGCTAAAGGCCCATCGCTAGCGCGACAACCTCGCGGCGAGCGCGTTTCGGATCGTCGGTAGCCGCTCGACGAATTCGGCGATGCCGGCGAGCTCTTCGCGAGCCGCCCTTACCTCCACCATCATCTCGGCGATCGTCGGCAGGAACTTGGACTTCTGCCGCCAGCGCCGGCACGCCATTTCGACCGCGCCGAACGACGGATCCAGCGACATGACGTCGTCGCGGAGGAACTGGCCGAAGACCCCGGCATCTTGGCTGCCGGCGTTCGGGTACGCCTTCACCAGCAAGCCCAAATAGGCGACGGCGCCAGCGACAGGGATCGGCGCCAGCGCCTGTTCCAGCGCCGCTCGGTTCTCACGGTGAACCGCGATGGCCTTGTCCACCTGCCCCAGGAGTTCGACACTCGGTTCGTCGGCCAGCGCAGCTGCCTCGCGGGCTGCGGCAATTGCGCGTAGCGGCGGCTCGAGTCCTGAGAACGATGGCGGTGCCGGCGGCTTCCCGCGTTGCGGTTCAACGAGATCGCGCATGGAAATCCCCCTCTGTTAGTCCGGCCATCATGCCGTCAATCGCGGTGTCGGCGCGGCTCGGCGCCGGCGCGCCGCCACCTCGAGTTGATCGGCGGTCGTAGTCATTGCCAACCCAGGTCCGCCATGCGGCGTCCCAGTCGGCCATCAGGTTGCCCCTGCTGGTGTGGAAGTTCTTGAACTTCTCCGCCTGAAACCGGATGTGGTCGTCGTTCCAGCCGCGCTCGCGGGCGTACTTCCATCCCGCTTCAGGAAGCTGCCAGTCGTCAGGAATCTTCGTCCTGCGCCCGGTCGTCTGCCGCTTCTTGCGCTTTGGCTGCTGCTCATCGGCCGGAGCATCATCGCCAAAAAGGCCTTGGGCCGGGACCAGTTTGCGCCCGGCAACGGGCGCCATATGATCTTCCCCTTCTTCCTTTCTTAGATTTTTTATTTCTTCTGTATTGTGCTGGCCCTGTGCTGGCGCTGTGCTGGGACCTTGCTGACGCTGTGCTGGGACGTTGTCGTCCACTGTGTCATCAGCTTGATCGTCACCCTGATAATGATCGTAGTTGCAAACGGTTATGACGGTCACCCCCTTGTCGGACCGTGTGTTGATCATGCCCTCTCTCTCGAGACGACCCAGATAGCCCCTCACCGCTCCTACGCTCCATAGCCAGTTTTCCGCGAGAAACCGCAGCGAGCCGGCGAGCTCGCCGCGATCGAGATCGACGAAGAACTGACCGAACCGACGCTGCCGCGGCTTCCACGCCGCTTCCTTGATCATCCAGATGAAGGCCTCGCGCTCGGTCATCGCCGATGGCCTGAAAAACTCGTGCCCGTACAGCGAGCGAAAGAGCTTGATGTAGCCTCGGGAACTCACCCCATAGATCTCCGACCTGGCATTTCGACTGGATGGCGGCGGGCCCGTCGTGGCGGACCTCGGTCCAGTCGTCATAATCCGGTCTGGAATTTATTTCCAGTTTTTTATTGACATGTCCCCGCGTCTGGAATTATCTTCCAGATGCCACGGGAGACTTGCTTTTGACCATCACGACATCAATCGCCGATCCGGCCGCCCTCGAAGAAGGGCAACGCTGCCCGATCAAGGGCTGCGACGGCACTGTCGTGTTGGTCCGCGCAGGCGATTGCTCCTGCCACATCGCTCCGCCCTGCCCGGCCTGCACCGATGCTCACTTGGCCTGCGATGTCTGCGGTGAGGAGCGCCGCCCATGACGGTGATCGCTTACATCGCCACGGCAATCTTCTTCACCGGGGTCGGCTTTCTGGTCGCGGCCGTTTGGAGCCAGCGGGCAATCGACCGGCTCACCGAGCAGCGAAACCGCCTGATCGGCGGCTTGCAACATGCCGGAGCGCAGTTCCGCGCGATCGGACTCGACGCCGCCGCCGACAAGGCCTTCGCCGCAGCCGACGTGACGAAGGAGCCGGTCTAATGCTGATCCGTGTCTCCGGCAAAAGCGACTGGCGGAAGTTCTTTTTCGATGCACCTGCCATCACGGTCGACGGACGGACCGTGATCGACGTGATCGAGGCCGACGACGAGGCCGGATACGTCATCCGCTACATGCGCGGCGAGGACGGCCAGTTGATCGAGGACGGCTACCGCTACGCAACCATCCGCGAGGATGGCGTCGTCACGATCACCGGACGCCGCCGCTGGAGCCCGGACGATGCTCGGGCCGCGGCGCAGACCAAGCGCGATCGCCGCGCCGTCCGCAACCTCGATGTTCAACGTCGAGCCGGAAAGGACGTCACGGCATGACCGACCTTTCCTTCGATCCGACCGCCATCATCGACGACCTTTCGTTCCGCGCCGGGTATCTCGAGGCGGCGCAGATCCAGACCATTGAGCGACTGCGGGCGCTTGCCGCGCGCGGCGGCGCAACGGCGGACGAACTGCGCCTTGCGATCGCCGGGCTCGCCATCGACACGCACAAGGGTTTTGCCGCGCTCCAGGTCGGTGCGGCTGCGCGGATGGCTGCCCGCAATGCCGCCACTACTCCTGAGGTGTGCGCGAAGATCCTGCAATTTCCGCCGCGCGACGGCGAGACAAGGCCGGAGGCCTTCTCGTCATGACGCATGCGGCGAACACGAACGCGCGGTGGAGCAGCCCGGTAGCTCGTCAGGCTCATAAGCTGAAGGTCGGGGGTTCAAATCCCCCCTGCGCAACCATTCCCGTATCCGAGCGAGCGGAGGATGCATTGTCCGTACGCGCGAACTCGGTGCTGCATCTGGGCCAGTGCGCGCCGGCCGGCCAGGCAGATGCAAGTGTCGGGTGCGCCCAACTCCCTGTTCTCAATTCTCGCGGCGACACAAGGGGCCAGGTCAGCGACCCAGCGGACGCGGCTGGTGTGAGAGTCGGCACCGAACTTTTCATCGGGCATGACAAGCAACCGAAACCGGACTCGAAGTCAGGGCCTCGCAAGGCGTCCGGCTGCCCTGTGTTCTCCGGCCCCGCAATGTCGATTACAGCCGGGCAAGCGCCCGGCCCGCGAGATGCATTTTCAATTCCGACCACTGCACTGGGGTCATCGGGGCGGCCACTCGCCTTGATGACGGATCTATCGCCGGCTCACCTGACGTGGACGCGAAGCCGGCGATACCAAACCCTAGAAGGTCGAGGCCCTGCCGAGGACAGGACAGGCGGGTGCCTAGCAGCGAGGGCGGTCAAATACCCGGCACGGCGGGGAGCCTCGCCCCGTGTGCTCATTTCATCTGTGGAGGCGCCCCCGTGATCACGGCATCCCTCCCACCGACTTGGACCCGCCTCATCTTCGCGCCGGCCGCGGAACGCGCAGCGGCGACTCCAGAAGAGCGCGCCGCCTACGACAATTATGTCGAGCGGCTGATGGCTCGGCCGGAGGACTTCGGATTTCGGCACGAAACACCCGAGGACGTCGCGGCGGATGACCGCTTCGACACCGCCCTCGCCGCAGAAAATCAGGATTGGGGATAGCCCAATGGCACATCCAGGAATGACCCGGTGCACGCCGGACACCTTCGACCTCGACCTCACCGGCGCCTATGCCGTGATCCTTCGCGCCTACGGCATGACCTATGAGGGCACCGTCGACGAGATCGAAGCGCGCGCGTTCAAGATCCTGTGGAATCCGGGCGAAGCGCGCCCGTATTCCCAGGTCAAGCCGCGGCTGACGGCGGCGATCGCCTTGGCGCGCCGCGACGGCGCCATCGACCTGTCGGTGGCGGCATGACGCTCGAACGCGCCGTCATCGTGATCCTGCTGGCCTTCATCATTGCCCTGCTCGCCGGCGGCAACACGGTTGAGGGCTTCGGCATCGGGCTGCTGGTCGGCCTCGTGCTGGGTGCGCCTGTCGGCGCGGCCTTTGTCACCGATCGTCAACGTAAGGAGCCGACCCCGAGATGAATGCTGTCCGGACATTGACGCGTGAAGTTGCGGCGTTCCTCGCGATCGCGGCGATGATTTTTGGCTGCATCGTCACGGCGGCGTCAGCGATGGGAGTTGGCCATGGCTGAACAGCGGCGCATCGAACTCGATCCGACCGTGTTGCTACGGCTCGGCGCCAACATGGAAACCATCGGTCAGGCCTGGCAGGCCGACGTCGATGAATTGAACACGGCACGCGACCAGATCGCGATGCTGAGACGCGAGCTCGACCAGGCGGACGACCGCGCGGCCAACTATCAGGCGGACCTCACGGCGACACGGGCAGAAGTCCGGCAGTTGCTCGAGCGGAACGCCTTCCTCGAGGCGCACACCAAGCGCCTTTTCGACACGGCTCACGATGTCGGCGACAGCATGAAGTCGCTCGCCGAGTCTGCCGTTGACGTCGCGCGCCGAGCGCCGGCAGTGGCGCCGGCCGTCGCTCCGGTGCGTGCCGACGGCACCACGGCGCCGCGGCCCTCGGTGGTCGCGGCGCCGCCCGGACCCGCGCCGGTTCAGCGGCCGCGCACCTTGGACGATGTCCGCCGGGAGCAGCTGGCCGCGGCCGACGACGAGGAAGACGGCACCGGCCTGCCGCCGGGCAAACCGCAGTTCCTCAGAACCCCACTTCCAACCGTTGCACCGTAGGTTCGCATGTCCGAGCAAAGGCAAAATTATCGAATTCTCTCATTCCAGATCGAAGGCATCCTCCGTGTAGTTGCGGTTACGATCCGGCCCGATGGCCGCACGCTGGAGCTCACCGGGCCCAACCGCCAAGGTAAGAGTTCGATCATCGACGCCCTCTGGATGGCGCTGGGCGGCGAGAAGTTCATCCCACAGGACCCTATCCATGACGGAATGGACGAAGGCCGCGTGTTGGTCGACCTCGGGGACGACTCCGGCACGAAGCTGAAAGTTACAAGACGCATCAAGCGCAAGGATGATGGCTCGTTCAAGCCGAGCTTGACCGTCGAAGATGCGGACGGATCGAAGTTCTCCAATCCGCAGAAGATGCTGAACGACCTGATCGGATCACTCAGCTACGACCCGCTCGACTTCATCAACAAGAAGCCGAAGGAGCAGTTTGACCTCCTCAAGTCGTTCGTCTCCGGCATTGATTTTGATGCCATCGCGAAGGCCAATGACGCGGACTTCGACGCCCGGACCGTGGTCAACCGCGATGCCAAGGCACTGCGGACCCGAGCCGACGCCATTGTCATCGACCAAACCGCGCCGACCGAAGCGGTGGACGAGGCCGCGCTCGTGCAGGAGCTCGCCCAAGCCGCCGACAAGAACGGCGCCGTTCAGCGCTTCCGGTCCGATCAGGCGGCGCGCCGGCAGCGGGCGCAGGAGCGCGACCAGGCCGCCGAACTTGCGCGCCAGCGGATCGACCAACTGCAAGCCGAGATCGAGAAGCTGACCGCGGAGGCTGATGCCGCCGAGACCGCGGCCGGCGAGATCCGGCTCGAGATCAGCGACGCCGGCGACGAGCCGCCATCGGTCGACACGCAGGAACTGCAAGCCAAGATCACTGCGGCACGCGAGACGAATGCCAAGGTAGCCGCCGCTGCACGCGCACGCGTCGAGAAGGAGCGGCTCACCAGCGAAGCGGCGGAGCTCGAGGCCAAGTCCGAAGCCCTCAGCAAGGCGATCGTCGCCCGCGAGACCGAGAAGCAGGAAGCCATTGCCCGCGCCGACATGCCGATACCCGGCTTGTCCTTCGGGGACGGCGTCATCTTGCTCGACGGTCACCCCCTCGCCCAGGCCAGCCAGGCGCAGAAGCTCGGCCTTGCCGTCGCCATCGCGATGAAGCTGCAGCCGCGGCTCCGCTTCCTGACGACCAAGCACGCCGCACTGCTGGACGACGAGTCCTGGGCGTCCCTTGTCCGCTTGGCTGACGAGCAGGATCTGCTCGTCATCGCGGAGACCGTCAATTCAAACCGGCCAACCGCAGTGGTGATCGAAGACGGCCACGTCCGCGGCGCCAAGCAGCAAGCCGCGGAGTGATCGCCATGTTCGACACCATTCTCCGTTTCTTCCGCCCTCATCGCTCTTCGCCCTGGGACTCTGCTCCGCCTTGGGCGCTGGAACTGAAGCACATGCAGGAGCGAATTCTGAGAAAAGAGGACCAACAGATGTCTGCCCAAGACGATCTCAACAACGCGGTTGTCGCGCTGGCTGCCGGCTACGGCAGCCTGCACACCGCCATCCTGCCGGTTCTGCAGGTCATCGCCGACAATGCAAATGGCAACTCGGTCATCACGCAGGCGGTCGCCAACATCCAGGCGGTGACCGGCAAGATGGCCGACGATGCGGCCGCCCTCACCGCCGCCGTCCCGGCCGCGACGACCGTCTCGCCGCCGCCGGCGTCGCAGCCGGTCGTGCAGGACCCGCCGTCCATCACGCCGCCGTCGATCGATCCGCCGACTGTCACCGATCCCGCTGCGACTCCGCCGACCGGCGACGCTTCCGGCTCCTGACCGGAAGACGGCTCCTCCCCAACTTGCCGCGCGGGTCTCATCTCGCGCGGCACCTTTCCCGGGCAATCCGATTGCGAGATCCCAACGTGTCCCTCACCAAGGTCGAACTTCACGTCGAGACGAGGCCGTCAAATCGCGTCCTCAACCTGCTCTGCCAGATCCTCTTCTGGGTGCTTCTGATTGGAGCGATCGCGGTCTCGCGCCTTTATCTCGGCGGCTCGTTCATAGTTGAGGTGCTGGCCACGATCTTCGCGCTCGTCGTCCTGGTGCATATCGCCAAGAGGCATTCCGGTGCCGAGATCACGATGTCGGTTTCGGAGGTCGACGCATGGATCCGCGACGGCGCGCCGACCGACGTCAAGGAATGGCTCGCCGCCAGGTCGGCCAAGGTTGTGGGTGGTCGGCCATGAATGCCGTTGTCAGCCCCGACGTTGCCGCGAGCGAACCGGTGAAATTCGAGCCCGGCATCTACTTCGGCGTGCCCGAGGACAAATACCACCAGGACACCTCGCTCGGATCCACGAAGCTGAAGGAACTGGTGATCGACCCGATCGAGTACCAGCACGGCCGCCTGCACGGCGCCGAGCAGAAGGAAACGTTCCAGTTGAAGTGGGGCCGCGCGATCCACTGTCGCGCGCTCGAGGGAAAGCAGTTCTTGGCCGAGCGCTTCCCGATCGCGCCGGCGCTGGCCGACTATCCGAACGCGCTCGTGACGATGGATCACCTCCGCGAGCACGCCAAGAAGCTGGGCCTGACCAAGGTCGGTAACACCAAGGCATTGGTGGCCACCGCGATCCGCGAGTTCGACCAGAGCATCCCGATCTGGGACGAGATCATGGCTCGGTTCGAGACCGAGCACGCTGGCAAGACCATCATTCCGCGTGAGGCGATCGAGCACATCGAGCGCGCCGTGGAATGGATGCAGCGGGAGCCGAAGCTTGCACCCGTCATGGAAGACGGCACTTTCACCGCCGGTGCATCGGAGGTCTCGATCTTCTATGTCGAGAACGGCGTCCGGCTGAAAGCCCGCATCGACCACCTGCTGTCACATGCCGTGGTCGACCTGAAATCCTTCCGGCCGTTCCTGCAGGAGCGACTGAGGGAAGGTGCCAAGAAGGCGATCTCGCGCATGCGGTACGACCTGCAGGCCGCGGCATACATCCGCGCGCTGAAGGTCGCCGCCAAGCTGTACGCCGACGGCAAGGTCTTCGATTGCCCCTACTCGCCCGCCTTCCTCGAGTCCGTGTTTGCCGCCTTGTCCATCGCGGAGCGCGATCCGCACTCGGCCGAGGCTCTGAAATGGGTCTGGGTGCTGATCAAGGCCTCGGGCGCGCCGCAGCCAGTCGTCGCCGAATTCGATCTCGGCAGCATGATCTTCCGCCAGGCCGCCGTCGATATCGACGACGCCATCAAGAACTACCGCCTCTACGTCGAGAAGTTTGGCCTTGACCAGGACTGGGTGCCGGAGCTCCCGGCCGAGGTCTGGGGCGACACCGACTTCCCGTCTTGGGCTTTCACCTAAACCACTGAGGACTGACGATGAATATGATTGTCGACGAGCGCGACCAAGAACGTCAAACGTTGCCCGCCGTCGTTGTGGAAAGTGCGATGCCGGCGATGCTGCGCGCCGAGATCGACGGTCAGATCGCTACCGCCAAGATGTATCCGCGGAACGTCTCGCGCGCGATCGGCAACATCAAGAGCCTGGCGACACTCGACGAAGAGACGGCCGCGGAGTCGCTGTACGCGCTCGTCCGCAAGAAGAAGCAGCAGAACCGCGGCGGTGGTGACTCGACCGATACCGCCAACGCGGCGATCGAAGGACCGAGCATTCGCCTGGCCGAGATCGCGGCCCAATGCTGGGGCAACTGCCGGATCGAGGCTCACGTCGTCACGGTCAACAAGAAGGACAAGTACGTCGAGGCCGTCGGCACGTTCCACGATCTTGAGACGAACATGGCTTCGACCGCGACGGTGCGGCGCCGGATCTCGACCTCCAGCGGCAACCTCTTCTCCGAAGACATGATCACAGTCACCGGGAACGCTGCCTGCTCGATCGCGAAGCGTAACGCGATCCTCGCCGGCATTCCGCGCGGCGTCTATCGGCCCGCCTATCATGCGGCTCGCGAAGTCGTCGCCGGCACCACCGCGACGCTTTCTCAGAACCGCGACAAGGCCATCAAGGCATTCGCGACCTATGGCGTCACGCCCGATCAGATCTTCGAGGCTCTCGACGTCAATGGAGAGGCCGAAATCCGACTCGAGCACATCGCAACCCTGCGCGGCATGTTCATGTCGATCAAGAACGGCGAAGCCACGGTCGAGGAGATGTTCGCCAAGGAGAAGCCGTCCCAGGCCGATCCCGACTACAACCCGTTGGTGAAGAAGGACACCGGCGGTGCCGAACAGCAGGCCGGTGGCGCAGCCGATACGGCCGGCAACGAAGAACGCACCTCAGCTGCGCAGGAAGGCAGCCAGACCGGTGAGAAGCCGGCCACGGAATCCGCCGCGGCGGAGGCAGCGCATCCATCTGACCATGCGGCGGGACATCAACCCGCGGTCGGATCGGACAGCGCTGCCACCTCGGCGCAGACGTCGGCGAAGCCAGCCCCCGCCGATGAAGGGACGAGCCAGGAGCGCACCGCCAGCGGCTCGTCCCAACCTGATTTGCTGTCCGGCCCAACCTCCGCCCAGGACAGCAAACCGCAGTCGAGCGTTCCCCAAAGCTCGACTGCTGACGGAGCGGATGCGTCCCGTGGCCGTGGCGCGTCCGCTCCCGATCAGCTTCGCTCCTATCACAGGACCCTCTCCACCATCGAGAACGGCGGCCCGGCCAAGCTCGGGAAGATGTCGCTCGCTTGGTACAAGGCCAACGGAGAGGCGAACGCCTTCGACGACCTGAATCACCCGAAGGCTGAGAAGATCTTCGCCGCCCATACGGAGCGTCTGACCGGTTCGATCGATCTCGCGGCGTGCACCAAGAAGGTCGAGGAGATCATCGCGCGATGACCATCCTCGATCGCCCGCCGTCGGACTGGAAGCGGCCGGCTATGCCCGTCCGCACCAAGCTGGACGTCGTCATCCGACAGGAAGGCAAGTGCAAGCAGACCGGCGAGAAGCTCGGCACGCTCGAAAACACCCGGTTTGATCACCGCCCGGCCCTCTGGGAGCGACAGTTCGACACCGTGGCGGACGACACGATCCCGCCGGCGAACGACGCCGCATTCATTGATGCGTGCACGGTCGCCGGCCACGACGTCCGAACCCATGGGAACGGCGCCACGACCGTCGGCTCCGACTCCCATCGTCGCGCGAAGATCAAGCGGATGACCGATCCCAAGCCGGCAAAGCCGAAGCGGAAGATCCGCGGGCGGTCGACCTTCCCAAAACGAAAGGTCCGGAGGTTTGGATGAATTCGGCAGCATCAGCATCCCTTGAATTCAGCACGTTGGCTGAGTTGTCGGCCCACTATCGTCAGGTCCGAGCTCGGTTGCCGGTTGTGGTCCCGCAGTGGCAGCGCGACACGCTGGCGCTGCCCCCGGGTCTTCTCCGCCTGCCGGCGCCGGCCGCCTTCGCGACCGTCGAGGATATCGTTCCGTCGCAGTTGAGACGGGCGCCGGAGGAAGTTCGGAAGTTGAGCGGCGAAGCCGAGCGCGTGGCGATCCGCAGGTCGATCGCCGCATACCGCGCCCTGCTTTGCCAAATGCCGGCGAACCAGCGCCGGGTCAATTTGATCAAGGCTGCGGTCGGTCGCGCTTTCAAGGTCAGCCAGGACGGCTTCACGCACCATTCACGCCGACACGGCGTGACGCGCATCCGGCAGATCGCGATGTGCCTCTCGAAGCTGCTGACCACGACCAGCCACAACGAGATCGGCCGCAGTTTCGGCGGTCGCGACCACACCACGGTGCTGCACGCCTACCGCAAGTTTCTGCCGATCGTCGCCGAGGTCATGGCCGAGATGAACGACGGTCAACCCTGCCAGATCGGGGGCCAACTATGACGATGACCGACGGATATTTCGCCGATCAGCCGATCGTGCCTGGCGCCGACGTCATCTATCGGCCGAAGGGCAACGCCGGTGAGTACGCGCCGCTGGCGACGAACCCCTATCGAGGCTGCGGACACGGCTGCGCCTATTGCTACGTTCCGCCGGCGACGCATATCCCGCGGCTGACTTTCGACCAGGGCGCAGTACCGCGACCTGGGTTCATGCAGCGGCTCGACCGCGATATCCGACGCTATCAGGCCGCCGGCGTCTCCGACGGTCACCCCGCCGATCAGATCTTCATCACGTTCTCCAGCGACCCGTTCCACCGCGGCGACCTCTCCCTGACTCGGCAAACAATGCATGCTCTCAAGGAAGGCGGCATGTCGTTCTGCACTTTGTCCAAGGGTGGACGTCGTGCGCTATCGTTCCTGCCGGAATACCGCCGCGAGCGGGACGCTTACGCCTGCACGCTGACAACGTTGGACGATGAGTTCTCGCAGACATGGGAGCGCAATGCGGCGTTGCCCGGCGAGCGGATCGCCGTGCTGGAGACCTTCCACCAGGCCGGCATTTTCACTTGGGTGTCGCTCGAACCGACGCTCGATGCCGCAGCTTCGGTTGCGATCGTCCGGGCAACGTACAGGTTCGTGGATCTCTACAAGATCGGGCGCGCCAACTACGTCCCCAAGATCTCCAAGACGATCGATTGGGCGGCATACACCCGCGACGTGACTCAGGCGTGCCGCGAGGTCGGCGCGCGCCATTACGTGAAGCGCGACCTGCAAGCCCATTTGCCACCTGGTTATGACAACCCCCTGCGCGTTCCGCAGCATCATGGAGCCACGGCATGAAGCCCGAGTTCATCACCTTCACCGGTATCGACAACTGGACCGAGCTCCACGACATCCACGTCCTCTCGATCAAGTACCCTGTCGAGTTCGGTGTCTTGTTCAGCCCAAAGCGCCAGGGCACCGATCCGCGCTATCCCGACGGCGACGCGCTGTCCCGCTTCATGTGGAGCGGGCTCCGGCTGTCAGCGCACCTCTGCGGCGACTACAGCCGCCGGATCATGGCAGGCGAGTCCATCGTCGACACCATCCCGGTCGACCTCGGGTACCTGAACCGGGTTCAGGTGAACCACGCCGAGCCGGATCCGGCGAAGATCATCGAATTTCGCAACGGCTGGGGATCGATGCGCGCGATCGCGCAGACCCGCGCCGATGCGTTCCCGGCCGACACCTCCGTGGACTGGCTCTTTGATCGCAGCGGCGGCACCGGCGTCGCGCCGACGGCCTGGCCGATGCATCCCGGCGGCGATCGGCTGGTTGGTTACGCCGGCGGCATCTCGCCCGACAACATCCGCGGCGTCATGTCGGTGCTCGAGCAGATGCCAGGTCGATACTGGATCGACATGGAAAGCGGAGTCCGGACCGACGACCGGTTCGACATCGCAAAGTGCCGTGCCGTTTGCGAGGCGGTGTTCGGCAAATGAGGGACGTTCCGGTAATCTTTAGCGCCCCGATGGTGCAGTCCCTGCTTCGCGAAGTTGAAGCGCCGGGGACCGGCAAGACCATGACGCGGCGCCTCGCTTGGGGCGAGCCGTTCACCGTCTACGACGACGAAGACGGCGAACAGGCGGCGAAGCTCCGAAAGAAGGGCTGCAAGGTCAGCGGTCCGGACGATACTTCCGCGCGTATCGCTTGGCCCCCGTCACCGTGGCAGCGCGTGAAGGCTGGCGACCGCCTCTGGGTGCGCGAGTCCGTCAAGGGCGAACCGAACGCAGAGGGATGGGACGGCGTCCGCTACGCCGCCGACAATGCCTGGATCATGTCGACGGCGGCGAACGCCGAAGAGGCCGACGAATTCGTCGCTCTTTACCGTTACGGCGGCAAGCGCGGCGCGAGCGTTCCTTCGATCCATATGCCGCGTTGGGTCTCCCGTATCACGCTGATCGTCACCGCGACGAAGATCGAGCGGCTGACCACGATCACCGAGGCTGATGCCATCGCCGAAGGTGTCGAGCACCGCGGCGAGCGCGACTACTGGGCCGGGCTCAACCGCGGGACCGATGCCGTTGCTTGCTTCTCCGCGCTCTGGCGGTCGCTACACGGTATGGGCTCGTGGGACAAGAACCCCGAGGTCGTCGCCCTCACCTTCAAAGTCATCAAAGCCAACATCGATAAGCCGGAGGCTCGTGCAGCATGACAGACACCGCTCCCATCTGCTGCGGCATCGCCACCCGCCTGACGACCGGAAAAGAGATCTATCCGCATCGGCGCGACCTGCATTGGAAGCACTTCTACAAGTGCGACCGCTGCGGCAAATATTGCGGCTGCCATCCCGGCACCACGAAGAGCCTCGGCACGCCGGCAGATGCCGCCACCCGCGCAGCGCGATCGAACCTGCACGACAACGTCTTCGATCCGATCTGGAAGAGCGCGGTGACGACAGGCCAATACGATCCCGAGGACCACAAAGCGAAGACCAGGATCCTGAAGGCGGCTCGGTCCCGGCTCTACCGCTACCTGGCGCACCACCTCGGTATCGATCGCGATGCCTGCCACTTCGGCATGTTCACGCTCGAGCAGTGCAAGCGCGCGACCGAGATCCTGAGCGGACTGTCCTATCGGACGGTTCGGGATTGGCACTATGCGCGGGTCAAGCAGGAAGGCAAAGCGGCATGAGCATCGACGGCGCTATCTATCCCTGCCCGCTCTGTCTCGGCACGAACCTGAACTCCTTTAGCCATTGGGTTTCGCTCAACGACGGCATGAAGGAAATCCCCAAGGTCCAGTGCAGGGCCTGCCACTGCGAGGCGAGCGTTCAAGCCTGGTCGGCGCGGAAGCCTGTTCCGCCGGCAGCGTGGCTGCTCGTCGAGGCCCTGCGCGCGGATGAGGCCCACAGCGTCACGCTGTTTTGTGACAACCCCGATTTCAACATGGGGCCGGACAGCGCGGTCGAGGTCTGCGGCGATTACACCGACTGGAGCGAGCGCCGGTTCGAGGGCGACAATCTCACCGCCGCGCTGATGGCGGCGTATCTCGCCAAGACCGGCGGCACCGTGTCGCCCGAGATCGCGGAAGCCCTGAAGCGGGAGGCCGCCCATGGCTGACGTCACCGGTCCTATCTCGACGCTGCCGGGCTCCGGTCACCGTCTGCCGGACGGCACGATGTGTGACCGCCACCCCGATCGGCCGGCGGTAGCGCGCATCCAAGGCGAGACCGACTCCTTCGGCTCCGAGATGAATGATCTCTGCACGGAGTGTCTCGAGGCTCAGCGCGTCTATGCAAGATCTCCGGAGGCGCGAACTGGTCGATGCGACTGGTGCAAGACGAACGCCACGGACCTGAGCAACACCCGCGACATCGACGAGGGCTCGGCAGGACCGGTCTACCGCGTCTGCGGCGGCTGCAAGAAGAAGCAAGACGACGCAATTCGCGAAGAACTCGACCGTTACGATCGCGAGCACGGTCCGCTCGACGATGGCTACGATGACTACGACGATTGACCCAAACATCCCGCAGGAGGTGAACCAATGCGCAAGACCGTTAAAGCAGATCTCATCATCATCGACCCCCAGAACGACTTCATGGACCAGAAGGGGGCAGCGCTGCCGGTTGCCGGCGCCGTCGCCGACATGACGCGCGTCGCCGGTGTCGTGAAGCGGATCGGCCGGCGGCTGAATGACATCCACGTCACGCTGGACTCGCACCGCGTCATCGACGTTGCGCATCCTGGGTTCTGGCGCGGTGCCGACGGCAAGCACCCTGCCCCGTTCACCATGATCACCAACGCCGACATCAAGTCGGGCATGTGGGAGCCGCGCAACCACACGCTCCGCAGGCGCATGCTGGACTACACCGCCGCGCTCGAGGCGGCCGGCAAGTTCGTTCTCATGATCTGGCCGGAACACTGCATCATCGGCAGCTGGGGCCACAACGTCGTCGACGTCCTTCGCGACGAGCTCGCCGCCTGGGAGCGCGACAACTTCGCCACGATCGATTTCGTCACGAAGGGCACCAACACCTTCACGGAGCACTACGGAGCTCTGATGGCTGAGGTGCCGGATCCCGCCGATCCCTCGACCCAGTTGAACGGTGGCTTCCTCAGCGTGCTGCAGGAAGCCGACGTCATCGGCATCGCCGGCGAGGCATCCTCGCACTGCGTCGCCACCACGATCCGGCAGATCGTCGACAACATCGGCGACGACCACCTTCGCAAGATCCACATCTTGACGGACTGCATGTCGCCGGTCCCGCAGACGCCCGGCGGACCCGACTTCCCGGCGATCGCGCAGCAGTTCCTGAAGGACATGGAAGCGCGCGGGCTCGTCCTCACGACGTCCGACGCCTTCCTGGCCTGATTCCACGACACCACCCTCGAATTCCCGAAAGGAGCCACAATGCCCCGTCTCGACGGAACTGACATCGAAACCCACAACCTCGGCGGCAACTTCTCATTCACCGGTGCCCGTATCGCAGGGCTCGGCGCCACCGAGTACACCCTGGTCGATATCGAAGTCGACATGAGCGGATCGGTCTCGCCGTTCCTCAGCGACCTGATCGCCATGATCAAGGCGTCGGTCGAGGCCTGCCGGAAATCGCCACGGTCGGAAAACCTGCTGGTCCGCGTCGCGGCATTCAGCAGTTCGTATCCTGGCGGCATCAACGAGGTGCATGGTTTCATCCCGTTGGCCAGCGTCGACCAGACCGCATATGACCGGCTCAGCGCCGGCGGCGGAACGCCGCTCTTCGACGCCTGCTACGTCGGCGTCGGCGCCGCGAATGCCTATGCGAAGATGCTCTTCGACCAGGAATTCAACGCCAACGGCATCAGCTTCTTCATCACCGACGGCGAGGACACCGGCGGCGCCGCATCACCGGCCATGATCAAGGCCGAGATCGCGCGGGCGACGAAGGAAGAATTCCTCGAGAGCCACGTCAGCATCCTGATCGGGATCAATGCCGCCGCCTGCACCGCGGCGCTCGGCCGGTTCCAGAAGGAAGCCGGCATCACCCAGTACATCGACGCCGGCGACGTCACCAAAGGCAAGCTGGCCAAGTTGGCGGCCTTTGTCTCGCAGTCGGTTTCGAGCACGTCGCAGGCGCTCGGCACCGGCGGTCCCAGCCAAGCCATCGCGGCCACGATCTGATCCCAGCCGCCGCGGAGAACATCATGCGCTTCACAGTTGACCACTCCTTTCATATCGGATCGCAGCATCTCCGCGGCGGCATGCCGTGCCAGGACTACGCGCTGTCGCACACCGACAGCGACTTCTTTGCGGCCGCCATAATCTCTGACGGCTGCTCAAGCGGCGGAAAGACGGACGTTGGATCTCGCGTGGTCGCCCACTCGACGCTCACGGCCATCATAGAGAACCCGCATCTGGATGAGAGGTCGATCGATCGTCACTGCCACGACCGCGATCGTCGCGCGATGATGGCTCTTTGCCTCAAGCCCGAAGACATGCTGGCAACCAGCCTCTACATCGCGATCTGGGGTGACCGCGCCATCTCGCGCGTTGTCGGCGACGGCGTGATTGCTGCAGTCCATCGCGATGGGCGGCTGGTTATGAACAAGATCGACTGGGCAAACAACATGCCCGTCTATCGGGCCTACGAGCGGCGCGACAACTATCGGGATTTCATTTCCGCTCACGGTGGTCCGGACGCCCTTGGGTTCTCCCAGCATGTGGTCTCCTGGGACGGTGAGTTTAGCCTTCCACACCCGGTCGAGGCCGGGCTCGTCGGCACCAGCATTGATCATGATCTGCAGATGTTCAGGCTCATCGCCGTCTTCTCCGACGGCGTGACGCAGGTCGACGGCATGGACTGGCGCGAAGTCGTCACCCAGCTGATGTCCTTCAAGTCGACCGGTGGCGCCTTTGTGAAGCGCCGCATGCTGCGGTTCCTCAAGGACTGCCAGGCGCACGGCAAAGGCCCGATCGACGATATCGCCATGGCCTGCATCCACATCGACCACGAGGCCGAGTGATGGGCGCGACCTATTTCCAAGACTTTACCCGCGACAACGGTTACCCCGTGACGGTCGAGTACGGCTATTCGCCGGGCAGCGAAACGACCTATTCGCCGATGCACGGCGCCTGCGGTGGCGCCCCCTGCGAAATCCAGATCGTCTCGTCCATGCCCAACACGCCGGCATTCGAGCGCTTCAGCGGGATCTACAACCATCTTCGCTGGGGCCGGCGCCAGGCCTGGCAGCGCCCAGCGTTCGAGCTTGCTGCCGCCATTGTCCGCCTTTGCCGATGGATCTGGGAGTTTCGCGCCCGCCTTTCGACCGAGGAGCGAGAGCGCATGGAGGAATGGCTCGCCGAGCACCACGTCTACGAACCCTATGAGCCGGAGGACTGCAACTGATGGCGCGCAGGGGCACGATCAACGTCCACCTCGAGGGCCGCGGCGCGATGACGCTGCGCGAGGCCAATTACGTCACTTCCGGCGGCGAAGGCTCGATCTACCGGACCGGCAAGACCATCGTGAAGCTCTACACCGACGCCGACAAGATGGCGCGCGACGGCATGCCGGAGAAGGTGAAGGCGCTGGCCAGCCTGAAGCATGCCGGCATCGTGGCGCCGCAAGGACTGGTGCTGGATGACTCGAGGAAGCCGGTCGGCTTCTACATGCCGTTCGTCGACGGCGAGCCGATGTCGCGGGTATTCGTGTCGGATTACCGGGTGCGGACCGGTTTCGCGGATGGCGACGCCGTCGCGCTGACGCAGTCCATGTACGAGATCGTCGAATATGCCCACAGCCAGAAGGCAGTGCTGGTCGACGCGAACGAGCTCAATTGGCTGGTCGGCTTCCGGAAGGGTGCCGCGGCGACCGCCTCGGTGATCGACGTCGATTCCTGGGCGATCGGCCGCTGGGGCGCCTCGGTCATCATGCCGTCCATCCGCGACTGGCACGCCTCCTCGTTCGATGCTCAGACGGATTGGTTCGCGTGGGGCATCGTGGCGTTCCAAGTCTTCACCGGCATCCACCCCTACAAGGGTCGGATCGAAGGCTATAAGCCTGCCGATCTCGTCCAGAGGATGAAGGACAACGCGTCGGTCTTCGACAAGCGGGCCAAGATGCCGCTGTCGGTCCGCGACTTTGCCTGCATCCCTGGCCCGCTGCTGGACTGGTTCCAGACCACGTTCCAACTCGGCAAGCGCGGGACGCCGCCGGCGCCGACGGCAAAGGGCAAGCCGGCGAAGGCGGCGCAGATCATGCGGGCCGTCACGACGGCGACCGGCGGCGCGCTGGTGTTCGAGAAGGTGTTCGCGCGTGGCGGCTGGCATGTCACGCGGGTCTGGGCGAACGGCGCCGCCCGGCTGACGTCCGGCGAAGTCGTCGACCTCTCGACTGGCGGCGCGATCGCGCACCAGGTGCCGGCGGACGCCGAGGTCATCAAGGTCCCAGAGGGTTGGGTCATTTCGCTCCCGACCCAGAACGAGATCCTTTTCGCGCACATCCCGTTCGAGATGGTCGGCGGCGCCGGCGGCCGCAGGTTTGCCGATCAGCCGGTACCGCTCCGCCGCGTCTTCCGCGCCGGCGAGACGCTATTCGGCGTCACCGACCGCGAGTTGATTGAGCTCGAGCTCAACGATGTCGGCGGCCGGCCGCGCATGATCATGGATCGGCGCTGGAACATGCTGGTCGGCGCCACGACCTGGTTGGATGACGTCGCCGTTACCGACGCGCTCGGCAACGCCTTCGTGGTGCTCCCGCATGCCGGCGGCATCTCGCAGATCCGGGTGCCGGAGCTCGACGGCGGGACAATAGTCTCAGGCAAGGCCGCAGGTCGCTTCGCCGCCTTCGCTGTCATCAGCGGACAAGGAAACTTCTACCGCATCGAACTGACGTTCGATCGCACCTTCACGACCTATCAGGTGTGGACCGGGCCGGTCGACAGCGCCGAGCTCAACATGGCCATCCTGCCGCGTGGGGTCGCTGCCACCATCACCAATGACTTCGAGATCACGATCTTCGTCCCGACCACGGGCGTCATGAACAAGGTCCGCGACACCGGCGTCAGCACCGCGATGAAACTGGCGGCCTGGGGCGAGCGCATCGTCTACCTGATCGACGGCGCCGTCTGGCAGATGAGGATGGCACCATGACCGCCGGCCGCGCTTGGGTGAAAGACCGGCTCGCCGCGATCCGATCGCTGGACGAGACCACGTTTCAGAAGTTCATGACCAAGTGGAACATGCCGCAGCCGCGACAGTGGTTGCCGCAGGCCCGGCTCGTTCTCATGCACAAGATGCGGTGTGATGCCGGCATCGTCGGGTTGACCGAGGAAGAACGCCAAGCCTCTCGGGACTGGCTGAAGCAGAACGGCTACAGCGAGTCGACCGCTCAACCCGGCGGCTGTCCTGCCTGCGGACACATCGGCCCATCGTTCACCGACTGCCCGACCTGCGGAATGGGAGCGAAGCAATGACGGCACCGCTTTTCGCTGGCATGGGCGCCCATCAGACACCGCGGCGCAATCGCACCGACAACTGGCTGACGCCGCCCTGGCTGCTGCGCATGCTCGGCGGCTGGGAAGCGTACGACTTGGATCCGAGCGCGATGGTCGACCAGCCGTGGCCGACGGCCCGCCGGCACTACACCATCAACGACAACGGCCTGCTGCTGCCGTGGGAAGGCGACGTCTGGCTGAACCCGCCCTATCTCCGCGGGCTGCTCGGTCGCTTCATGGCGAGAATGGCCGCGCACGGTCGCGGCATCGCGCTGATCTTCGCCCGCACGGAGACGTCGACCTTTTTCCGCTACGTCTGGGAGCGCGCCACCGCGGTCTTGTTCCCGCGCGGTCGGATCGACTTCTGCACCCCGGACGGCGGCACCGCCGGCGACTCCGGCGCGCCCTCCGTTCTCTGCGCCTATGGCGATCGGCACGCCGAGGTGCTCGCCGCCGTCGATCCCGACTTCGGTCAATTCCTGCCGCTGCGGCTGCCGCGGAGCGTCGCGGTCCTGGCGCTGGCGACGACCTGGCGCGAGGCGATCGTCGATTGGCTGCGCGCGCAGCGCGGTCCCGTCGCCCTCGCCGAAATCTACCGCGCCTTCGCGTCTCACCCGAAGGCGGCCACCAACCCGAATTACCAGGCCAAGATCCGGCAGGTGCTCCAGCTGGGCGCCGGCGTTCGGGTCGGTCGCGGACAATGGAGCGCAGCTTGAGGCCCTCTCTGACAATCACAAAGGTGAATTCTGGAAATGGAGACGACCGGGTCCGCGTCACGATTAGATCCGGGCAACGGGTCATAGCTCAGACCGAGTGTAGTCTTGAGGATTACGCGAAGGCGCAGTTCGGGCTGTCAGAGGTGGCGGTCAATCTGGTTACTCGCGAAAGCAGTGCGGTGCCGGCAGACACGATCTCGGCGGGCATTACCGAGCAAGTCGCCATCCTCTACTCGGACGGATCGTTCAACGTCCTCGGGACGAAGCGCGATCGCGCGAGGATTCTGGCGGAAGCGCGGGATCAATGCGCCGACGCAAATCTCTACGAGAAACGCCCCTCCCACCTCGCGCGTGTCGTGTTGGTCGAAGTCTTGGTCAAACGCGACATCCCCGAAGACGAGAAGTGATCATGATCATTCGCCCGTGCGATGTTGAGACAACCGGTCTCGAGGCCTCCGACGAGGTAATCGAGATCGGCTTCACTGACCTCCGGAATGTCAGCGATATCTGGGGGCTGTCGACGGTCAGCAAGCAGACATTCATCCGTCCTGCCCGGCCGATCCCGCCCGAGTCGTCGGGCATTCACCACATCACGGATGACGACGTAAAGGACGCGCCGTCCTGGGCGGACGGATGGCGCATGCTAGTCGAGACACCGAACGACGACGGCAAGATCATCTTTGCCGCACATGCCGCGTACTACGAGCGGCAATATCTCGATCACCTGATCCAGGCCGATTGGATCTGCACCTGGAAGTGCAGTCTCCGGCAATGGCCGGAGCTCGCGAGCCACAAGCTGCAGGCGCTGCGCTATGCGCTGAACTTGCCGACCGACCCAGAGCGCGCCTCACCGCCGCACCGTGCCGCGCCGGACTCCTATGTCTGCGGTTTGGTGTTGCTCGAGCTGCTGGAGCATCAGACCGTTGAGACGCTCCTGCTGTGGTCCTCCGAGCCCGCCGTTTTCACGAAGTTCGATTTCGGTCAGTTCGACGGCAAGCCGCTGTCCGCCGCCGACGACGGCTATCTCGATTGGCTCGCCAACAAAGACCATAAGATGGGCGAGGACTGGCGCTGGAACGCGCGCCGCGAGATCGAACGGCGACTGATCGTAAAGCGCAAGCAGGCGCTGGATCTCCTGCTGCCCGCGATCGCCGGCGCAGCCACCGTCACGGACCTCGAGAATTGGTACCACGGGTCGGCGGAGTACCTGGCCAAGCACGGCATCATCATCGGATCGACCGACTATCAATCGCTGATCTCGGCCTGTGCGGCACGGAAGAAGGTGTTGATCGAGGGCGGCCAGCCGCAGTTCGGCGGCACGCAGTGAACGCCGCCCTCCACAATCCCGGCGGCAAGGTCAAGCTGCGGCTCGCCGACGGTGTCGGTGGCGACGCCATGTTCTGGGGCGAGAACGACTGCTACCGCCCGATCCTGACTCGCAAGTGGGTAAACCTGTTCACCGCCGAGACCAGGCTGCCGAACAATTTCGTGCTCTGGATCGGGATGAACCCGTCGACCGCCGACGCATCATTCGATGATCCGACCCTGAACAAGGTGATCGACTTCTCCATGGCGTGGGATTTCGACGGCCTCGCCATGATGAACGTCTGCGATTACCGGGCGACCGATCCGAAGCATTTACTGAAGGACGGCGTCGCGCCGCGGAGCAAAGGCAACCTGCCGCTGATACGCGATACCGCAAAGCAAGCCGCCAAGGTCGTCGCGGCTTGGGGCAACCTCGACCGTCGGCTGGCGCATTTCGCGGTGGATACCGAAGACGCATTGCGCCGGGACGGAATCGAAATGTGGTGCCTTGGCCTCAACAAAGGCGGCACGCCGAAACACCCGCTCTACGTCCGCGGCGACACCCCCCTCGTTCGATTTAAGGAGATTCCTGTATGACGTTCGCATTCCCGCGCGCCGTGTTGGAGCAGCACACCGCTTTCCTGGGTAAGACCGGCTCGGGCAAGACATCGACCGCGAAGCTAGCCGTCGAGCAGATCCTCGCCGCCAACCCGTCGGCTCGAGTCTGCGTCCTGGATCCGATCAAGTCGGACTGGTGGGGCCTCACCTCGAGTGGCGACGGCCGGCAGCCGGGCCTGCCGTTCTACATCCTCGGCGGCCCGCGCGGTCACGTCGCGCTCCACGAATCCGCCGGCAAGGCGATCGGCGAGCTCGTCGCCACCGGCGATCTGCCGCTGTCCATCATCGACATGGCGGACTTCAGCGCCGGCGGCCTCCAGAAATTCTTCAACGACTTCGCCCCTGCCCTCATGAAGCGGATGCGCGGCGTCGTCTATCTCGTCCTTGAGGAGGCGCACGAGTTCGCGCCGAAGGAGCGTGCCGGCATCGGCGCCGAAACCATGGCGATCCACAACGCCAAGAAGCTGGCCACCGCGGGCCGGTCGAAGGGCATCCGCCTGATGGTGGTGACCCAGCGCACCCAGGCGCTGCACAACGCCGTGCTCGGCAGTTGCGACACCATGATCGCGCACCGCCTCACGGCGCCGGCCGATCAGGATCCAGTCAAGAAGTGGCTGAAGGGCAATGTCGACAAGGCGGTCTTCGAGCGCGTGTCGTCATCCCTGGCTTCCCTGAAGACCGGCACCGGCTGGATGTGCTCCGGCGAGGCGCAGGTCGCCGACCTGGTGCAGTTTCCGAAGATCTCGACCTTCGACAATTCCGCGACGCCGACCGACGGCGACGCCGAATTTCAGGTCACCACTGCACCGGTCGATCGCGACCGGTTGCGCGCCATCATCGGCGACGTCGTGAAGCAGGCTGAGGAGAATGACGTCCCGCGGCTGCGGGCCGAGATCACGCGGCTGACCGCCGAGTTGGCGAAAGGCGCACCAGCGCCAGCCGCTGGCGCCGCCCGGGAGGAGATCGACGCCGCATATCAGGAAGGGCTGTGGGACGGTCTGCATCCCTTCCTCGACCTATTCGAGGACTTCAAGGTGATCGGCGCGGGCGTACAGAACCTGCTCGCCCGTGTCGGAGAGGTGCAAGCAAAACACAAAAGCGCTGTGGACCACGCTCCCGCGCATGCGCGCGAATTGCGCAACCACCGCTCTTTGCTGAAGCCGGCCTCGCCTTCCCTGGCGGCCCCTCCCCGCGCGGCGGCGCTGCCGGCGCCGCCTCCTCGGCCAACGACGGCGGCGAGCGGTGATGGGAGCCTCTCGCCTTCGCTGCAGAATGCCCTCAACGCGATCGCTTGGTGGCACAAGATCGGCCACGCCTCCATCGAACGCGCGCGGGCCTGCGTCGTCGCGGGATTGAGTCCAAAGGCTTCCACGTTTGGAGTCTATCTCGCCGAATTGGCAAAGCGCGGACTCGTCACGACCGCGGTGCCAGGGAAAGTGTCGCTGACCGATGCCGGGCGGCAAAAAGCAGTGTTCCCAGCGGCGACATCGGCCGCGGATCTGCGCGCGGCAGCGGACTCACTCCTCAGCGGCCAAGAACGCAGGGCCTTCGACGTCGTCTATCGCGCCTACCCAGGATCAATCGCGCGCAAGTCGGTCGCGGAAGCGATGGGCTTGTCGCCGAGCGCAAGTACCACAGGCGTCTACCTCGCCGCCGTCGCCGGGTACGGCATCATCGTGAACGCCGGACCCGGCGAGGTCCGCGCGGCAGACTGGCTGTTTACGACATAGGAGGCGCACATGAAGCTCGATCGAAATCTCAGCGGTGATGGTCGCGGCAAGTATGGGCTCATCCTGAACCGCGAACTCGCCCAGCGCGCTGCGGAAGCAGTCGTCGGCGCCAAGCCTGGCAATCAAGTGACCGAGAGCCAGTTGGAAGCGATGAAGATCGTCAACGCGGTGAGTTTCCTCGAGGCAATGGGGATCATCGACTGGGGAACAACGCCTGAGACGGAATTCTTCGTCATGCGCCTGAAAGACGAGCACGCCGGCGCGGCGCTCGCAGCCTATGCGACCGACGCGAAGGCGCACGGAGATCCCGAGTACGCAAACCAGATCTATTACGGCTTGGCGACCCGCGCAGGCCGGCTCCACCCGCACAGCAAGAAACCCGACTGATTATGCCGAAGCGCGAACTGATCGACATCGCCGCCGAAGTGATGGTCGAGACACAGAGGGCATTCAAGATCTTCGACGGCAAGACCACCGAGTGGGTGCCGAAGTCGCAGGTCGAGCGCAACGACGACGGGACGTTCACGATGCCCGAGTCGCTGGCGAAGGAGAAAGGCTTCATCTGATGAACGTGCCGTATAGCCAGGAGCAGTTGCTGGCCCGCGCCGAGACCACCGAGCGGATCGCCGAGCGATGGAAGGCGAACCCCGGTTATGCCGAAACCCTGCGGATGGAGGTGTGGGCGCTGCGCACCGCCGCGGCACTGTTCTCGCCCGAGATCCAGGACTGGTTTGAGGGCACGCGGCTCGAGGCCGGCCACCAGGTCATCCGCTTCGCCGCGGAACACGATGCCGGCAAGACTGCCTTCGATTGGTTCTGGCTGGTCGGCTACCTGGCCCAGAAGGCGGCCGCATCGGCGGTGGATGGCGACGTAGAAAAGGCCATGCACCACACAATTTCGACGGCGGCGGCGTTACTGAATTGGCATCGGCATCTCTCGGGCGCGAGCCGCCTGATGCGACCGGGCATCGACCCTGTCGCGCGCGGTGTCGACGTGGAGACGACGACGTGACCGAAGCACGGAACGAAAGCACCGAGGCGCTCCGCGGCGCCGATATCCGCTTCCGGGTCGACCCCGGCGACGTGCCGCCTGAGAAGGCCGCCCGCCGGCTGCACCTGACGCTCGACCGGTTCAACGAATTGCTGCCCAACCTGCTGAAGCGCGGCTTCCCTCCGGCCGATCCGGACACCGGCATGTATAGCCTTGAGGCGATCGACGAGTGGAGAAAGGTGCGGGATGGGCTCAAATCGCCATTGACGGGCGCCAGCCATCCTCCCCAGGCTAACCAGCCGGCGGACAAGCCGATGTCGATGGGAGAGCGCTTTGCGGCCAAGAAGCGGAGCAGGCATGGTTGATCTGCCCAAATACGTCCATGGCGAGAAAAAGGCCAGCGGCCGCAGGTACTTCGCCTACCAGCGGTTCCGCGGGACACCGAAGGCATGGCCGCGGGTACCCCTCCCGGCGGATCCGCTCAGCGTCGAATTTGTGACCCGCGCCAAGCTATGCGAGCGGCTGGTCGCTTCGAAGGATGAGACCGGCTGGACGTGGAAGTTCATGGACGATGCCGGCAGCCCCCACGTTCTTCCGTCTCCCGACGATCCGAACACGTTCTGGGCAGCTGTAGAAAAGGCTGTCGAGGTCGCAAAGCAGATAGCCTCCGGCGAGCGGAGAACGTTCCGGGCACTCATCACCGAGTTCAAAGCGAGCGCGGCCTATAAGCTGAGAGGCAGCGTCGACGATGGCAACGCGGCTGCGCCGGCGGAGGAGCCCATTCCGACGCGGCCCGGTGCGAAGCGCAAGCCCGGCAAGCGCAGCACCGGAGGGCTCTCCAAGTCGACACGGGATCAGTACGCCCGCCATTTCCGAGAGATCGAAGATAACTGGGCCGATGATCCTGTCCGCGATCTGACCACGGTGGACGTGCAGCAGGCGATCGATGCCTTCAGCGATCTCGGCCAGCCGTCGGCCGGGCGTGCCTTCCGCGCCACCCTGTCGCGCCTGATCGACTGGGGAATTCCCCGGGGCTATTCGGAAACGAATGTCGTCGAGAAGACGGAAAAGCCGCGCGAGGACGGAACTTACGAGCCGTGGGCGCCGTGGGCTTTCGAGCACTTCTTCAAGCACGCGAGGCTCGGTCTTCACCTGCCTGTTTATTCAGGGCTTTTTACCGGCCAGCGCATCAGCGATATCGTCCAGATGCGACGACCGCAGGACGGCGTCACCGAGATGCCGATCATCGCCCAGAAGACCAATGCAATCGTGCCGGTCCAGATCCACTCCGAGTACCGCGCCATCATCAAGGCCACAGGCCAGACGCACGAGATGCTGCACCTACGCGAAGATGGCGAGCCATGGACCTATGAGGGTTTCAAGACGGCGTGGCAGCGGGAGATGAACCGAGACGTCTTCAAGCGATTCCGGGAAGAGCGAGTCGTCTTCCACGGCACCCGCAAGAACGCCGTTAACAACCTCCTCGAGGTCGGCTGCTCGGAAGCGCTGGTCGCCGCGATCGTGAAGATGAGCCCGGCGATGGTGCACCACTATTCGAAGCGGGTGAACCAGTTCCGACTGGCTCGGGCCGCGATGAAGCAGTTCGAGGCCGGCTGGGCTGAGCTCCGGCCGCACGTCCTGGGCAACCTGAAGGCGGCCACATGACGTCTACAAACCCCATGTTTTCGCCCACGTTATCGCACGTTGAGGGTCTGCGATTTGTAGACAGGTTTGTTGAAATCGCTGCGGAAAAGTGCCCGGGCACATTTCTTTTAATCATGGGGTCGAGGGTTCGAGTCCCTCCGCGCTCACCAAACAAAATCAATCACTTAAGTCAAAAAATCAGCCTCCAGACCGAACTAGAGATTTCGTCAAGCACACACCCAGCACACGCTAGGTGCGGCAATGACGATAGCCCTTATGGTGCTGGGAGTTGTCGCGCTGGCGGTGGTGTTGCTCGTCGCCGCCGCTGTCGCGCTGATCGCGACGGTCAACAGTTTCGGCGATCCGGGATAGGATGCGGCGATGTGGCTCCTATTCAGTCGCTCGTGATCTTCGCGGTAGTTGCGTCGAGCATCCATTGGCAATGGACGCCAAACGGATATCTCGCAAGTCTAATCGGCGTCGGGCTTGCGTGGCTGCTCACCGCGCTCGTCACTGAACTTCCTCAGACCCTCAAGGGCCTTCGTCGCCGCCGGTCGTGCCCCTGCGGCACAGACGGTGCAGTACGTTTGACGCTGGGGATTTCAGTGTCCCAGTTCAGGAAGAAAACGCCGCCGGGCGTGTATTTGTGAGACCGGCGGCGTCTTTTCCTGGGACGATCAGAACAGCAAGCCGCTGCCGACCGTCGCAAGGTTTTCCGCGCAGGGGGCGGCCTCGACACGTGGGCTGCGTCGAGGCCGCATTTCAATCTCCCGCAGTCGGGTTGCGCAACTGAGATGACGGGAGCCGTCTATTCTACCCCCGTCACCGTGGCCCATTCCGACGGCATTAAGGATTACCCCAATCCGACCGCGTCTGCCGGGCTCGATAGTCGTCAGACCATGGTGCCCGAAGATGAAGAATTGTCAGAACCTCGGCACCGGCACCTGGGCGATCGGGGGCCTCCTGCGCTGCGGCGGCGCGCCAAGCCGGGCCACGAAACCATTTTCGCAAACGGTCGAAACCGTGCTGAAACATTCGGCCGCTACCACTTCCGCAAAACCATACGGGGAAGTGTCATGATGGAAGCGGCTATCATCGCTTTGCTGTGTCTGAGCGCCACGATCTTCGGCGCCCACGTCTACGACGCCATACATACCCATTGACGATCACGCCAGTTGCAACGGGCGGCCAAGAGCAAGCCTCACGAGCCAGCCTCACGGCCCCACCGTCAGCGGCAGCTCGCCCTGACCGCCGGTCCAGTCGATGATCTCAAGCTGCAGCCCTCGCTTCAGCATCTCGGCCTCGAGACTGCCGGCGTGGCGTTTCCATTCGGGCGTTGAGCGGACGCGGAATTTGGGCTCTTCGCCGTGCGCCTCGAATTCATCGTCGGCCTTGAGCGCGCCGCGGATGGCTTCGTACATCATCTTCAGGCTGGCGTCGGTCAAGGCGCCGTAATCCAT